TTTTAATATGTTTTATTATGTTTATGGATGGAGGTTAAAAAAAGGATTTGATTGTGGGTGTGATGGGATAAAGTGAGGATTTAAAATGTTTTGGAGGAAAATATGAAAAAGAATGATAAGGTTTTAAAAAGTGATTTAGAAAAGAGTGTAGTAGTGAAAGAATTAGAGAAAGAAGTAAAAGAATTGAAAGAAAAAGTGATTGTGAAGGATAAGGGAGTGAGTGGGAGTAAAGATAAGTTGGATAAAGTGAAGATTAAATATGTGTATGAATATTTAATTAAAGGGTTGAAAGATGGGAAGGATAAGAAAGAATTGTGTGAAAGTTTGTTTAATGAAGAATGGAATGTTTATAGAAGTAGTAATTATTATTTATATTATATAAATAATATTGAAAAAGGTGTAGATAATAGTTATTTAAGAGAGTTGGGGGGAGTAAGTGGAGAGTTAAGGAAAGAAAGATTAGAGAAAGAGATTGTAAGGATGAAAGAAGAGTTAAAAAATATGAATGAAAAGGAAGGTGATAAATAATTTATGGGGTGGGTTGGTGGGAAAAATAAAGTAATGTTTGTGTAGATTAAAATATTTATTGGAGGTAAATATGATAGAAAATTATTTTGATGAAGTAGAGATGTGTGAAGTGATAGTGTTAAGATTTGAAAATATAGTGATTGTGATAAGTAAGTGTATAATGGGAGATGAGGAAATAAAGATAAATATATTTTAGATTAGGATGGTGGGAGAAGGATAAAATATATATTGTAGAAATATGATATATATTTTTTTTTGTTTAAAATTGTTGGTGTGTAGATTAATGTTTTTAAATGTTTTGATATAGTTAATGGTGTGTAGATATTAATTTTTTATAGGGAGTATATAAGAGAAGTTGGTGTGTAGATTAAAGAAATATTATATTTTATTTTTTTGATAAAAAATGAAAAAAATTTTTTTTAAATAGAGATGATATATGAAGAGTTGTTAATATGTTAATATGTTTGAGATTGGATGAGGATTGATTTTAAGAGTAGTTAATTATAGGGTAGGGGTAAAGTATAGGGAGTAGAGAAAGATTGATTGTAGAGGTGTTTGAGATGATATAAGGGGTGTTAATGTTTAGAGTGTAGATATTAATTTTATATGGGGAGTATATAAGTAAGATATGTAGAGAGAGAGATGAAAAAAATTTTTTTTTAAGATTATAAGATAATATATAATAGTTGTGAGATGATGGTATAAAAAAGGTTTGAGAGTAGTTATTGGTTTGATATAAATTAAGTTGGTTAAAAATTATTTTTTGTGGGGAATTTTTATTATAATTATATAATAAATAATTTTTTATTTTATAATTATAATATTATTAATAATTTATATATATATAATTAATTATATTTATAAATTATATATATATAATAATTTATATTATTTAATATTTATTATTATATAAATATATATTATATTATTAATTATATTAATATATATTATATTATTTATTATTTATTATTATTTAATAATTTATATAAATATATTTAATAATTTTTATAAATATATAATATATAATAAATTATATTATTATTATTTAATTATTAATATATATATATTTATAAAAATTATTTTTATATATTATATATTATATATATAATTATATTTATATTATTTAATTATTATATAAGTTATTATATATTATATATTTAATTAATTTAAAATTATTTATTATATAAATATATATTATATATATAATTATATTTATATTATTTAATTATTATATAAATATATAATAATTAAATAATTTTAAATTATTAATTTAATTAATATTATAAATTATTAATATAATTATAATAATATTATATATTTATATAAATTATTATTATATATATAATTAAATAATTAAATAATTAATATTATATAAATTATTAATATATATATAATTAAAAAATTTTAATTTAAAAAACCCCTATATGGTGGTTATATATATATTTATATAATTACTTACCCACCCCTCTTCCCCCATATCACGTTCATTTTTAAAATTGCTGAAATATTAAGTTTCACACGTTCATTTTTAAAATTGTTGAAATATTAAGTATGACACATTTGAAAATCTTAACATAATCAAGACAACCGAACCTCCCGTTCATTTTTAAAATTGTTGAAATATCGAGTAGTACTCGACAAAATGAAAACATTTTCTTCCTTTATAATATGTAAAATTATAAAAAATTGAGAAGTGCAAATAAAAACGTGTTAATTTTGATTGAGTTTTGTTATATTTAAATACAATTTACATCAAAAACATGGAGTAAATTATGACAACGGAGCAATTGAATCGAGGTAATCATTTAATACATCAGATTAATAGATGTGATAAAATATTAAACGAATTTACAGAAGCACATTCAAAACTTCCTATTGAGACTATAAATGTTTATTGGAGAGATAAAAGGACGGAAGTAATTTGTTTAAAATATGAAACAGAATTTGATATCGGATTAGATGACGCTATTGATTTGATATATAAGAAAATAGAAAATATGCGAAGTGCATTTCAAGCAGAATTTGATAGAATATAATGGATAGTATACTAAAAGCATTAATAGCGTTATTGAAAACAATTCGAGAGATGAAGAAATTAAACCTACGTATATGTCCATATTGCGAAAGTCTCATGACAGCGGAAGAGCAGATATATTTAGGAAATTGTTCAAGATGCGAATTTGGTAATTATGGCTATGAAGCTAAAAATGATGGATTATAAAGGAAGAGAAATGATTGAAGAACTAACTTTAAGATCAAGATTGATCACGATTCAAGATTATATTGAATTTTTTAAAAAGAAGTTTAAGTATGATTTTCCAGTGATAATTGAAAATCATACTAAACCAGGAGAATTGTTAATAGTAATTCCAGGATTAAGTACAGAAGCCATTTGTATGATTAAAGATGAGTTAAAACTATATGCATTAATAACTATACAAATAACGGTCACAAACAGAAAACACATAATAATAAATGATGAAAAATTAAGGCAACCATATCAAAATCTATTAAAACGACTGTGGAACGCTATTAGAAATAAATAAAAAGGAGAAGCTATGAGAATAAGTAAAAAATTAATGGAGAAGTGGGATTGTGAATCTTGTTCTAATAAGATGGAACAAGATTTTGAAAACGAAGATGGAGAATGTAGATTAGGTAGTATACCAAGTATAAAGCCTCCGAAAAGATCATCACCAGGTGGAAGTTCTATTTTTAGTGAAAGAAAGATTTTAAAGAATTGTCCATCTAGAAAGGATTAAATTATGAAAATCGAAAGCAAAATTGAAACAGTCACTATCTTTAGAACCAGTGATGGAAAAGAATTTGAAAATAATAATCTAGCAACTAGATGGAATGAAATTCTGAATTATATTGATAACGAAGTTCCAGAGCAGATTATGAAAATATCAGATAAGTATGACGCAGATATTGGATCTACAGATGATGACGTTAGAGTCTTTAAAAATAAAGTCAACTCAACCTCGTATAAGAATACTATTTGGGAATGTTTACCTCTTAATAGAGATGAAGCATAATAAAAGATTTAAAAAGGAGTGAATTATGAAATGTCCAAAATGTGGAACAAGTATGAAGAAGATTAAGGAAAGAGGAAGTATCATCATTTTAGTGATCTTACTATGTTGTGGTTTGATTCCTGGTGTGATTTATTATGCCGCGGGATTTAAGAAACGATTAGTTTGTAAGAATAGTGAATGCGGGAACTAAATAAAAGGCCCCAGGACTATAGGGGCTTGGAGATTTAGTATGATTTTATTGGTGAGGTCTATCACCATGTAATTAGATTATAATAAAATCCCAACTTTATGTAAACCGAGGTAGCTTAAAAAGTTGGGATGGACGACAAAATCAACGTGATAAGAATATAATAAAAATCTTGGTTTTGGTGAATGTGGTTACCAAAACCAAGATCTTAGACAAAAATTATTTAATAAGAATATAATAAAGTTTTTGATAATATATGGTAAAAAATTATGTTAAAAAACATCAAAAGATGTTACATTATTATTGAGGAAAGATTATGGAAAATAAAAAAAACATAAATGCAAATATAAGTTTATTAATATTCTGTGTGACGTTGATAATTATTATCGGATTATTTACATTATGTCAAATCAAATTAAGAGAAAACAATAATGTCACTTTAGAACATGCTACTGAATGTAATCAGTTAGTTAAGGAAGCGGGAATACATTGTCATGACGATATCGGTTGTTCGATTAAAGAATTAGAAGAGCATGCATTTGATTTATATCACAGGTGTATTTTTAGATTACCTTATAATTGTGATAGGATAAAGAAATATGAAATCGGTTATTGATTTAATTAAAATATTGTCGATGAGAAGTGAAGATTTAACAATTTCTGATGGAATAAATACATATCATTTGAAAGGTTTAAAAGAAATTAAGAAAGATGATTCTTTAGAATTAATGTTTGAATCTGGAATAAGGAAACCAACAGATAGATCATTATTATTTATTGATAAAAAAAATGTGGCGAGGTTAAAAAAGAAATAATGTTTAAATTTTTTAAGAAAAGAATATCTGATTCTGAAAAGGCTTATAAAGAACATAAAATTAGAAAAATAGAAAATAGAAATATAGAAGCTAGAAAACTAATAAAAGAATATTTTAGAGAAGAAATAAATATTGTATCATGCATAGTAAGTGAGTTTGACAGTATTTATATCATTTGGAGTAAGAAGACAAAACAACAAATTGCAATTGCAATAACTGATATAACATGTGTAAAGATTTATATGCATACAGAAACAATAATTACAACTTTTAATGAGGTAAATTATGGATGATCGTGAATGCAGTAATTGTGGATCAGAAGCTAAATTAAGAGAATGTTGTGTGTGTGGTGCAAAGATTTGTGATGAATGTACAGAAGATGATGGAGAACTTGATTATTGTCCAGGATGTGCAAATCATATAGTTTATGGAAGCATATGAAAAAGAAATATACGAAACCATTATCAAAAAGTGAAGAAGATTTAATTAGATTTATTGTAAAAATATTAAAAGATGAATTATTTGAATACAAACAAGAATATAAATCTAACAAAAATATTAGTATACCTTATAAAACGTTTATACAAGTAGAAGGATTTTTTAAGAAAAGAATTAATTTTTACGAAGAGCTATTAAAATGAGGTAAATAATGAAAATTAAAACTGGGGATGGTTTATTTTTAGTATCAGATAATTTTGAAATAGAAACTGAATTAGGACATTTTAGATTAAAAGAAGAAGATGGAACTTTATCAATTAAAAGTGTATCTGATTTTCCTGAATTTGGATCTGATATAAAAAATTTATGTGAAGAAGAAAATTGTCATTATCATATATTAGATGCCGCAAAGTATATTATAAATAATACAATTCATAAAGATAAAGAAAAAATAAAAGATTTAGAATTTGAAGAATTTAAAAAAGAAGTACTAAAATATAAAAAAGAAAAAATAAAATTAAAATATCCTAGACCTATTAGTTGTCAGAAATGCGGTAATTTTCCTGAAGTTCATAAATCTGTTTATTTTACAGATAGCGAAATTGCTTATATAATATGTAATCAATGTAGAATAAGAACCAAAGTCCATAGCACTGAGCAAGAAGCAATTAAAGAATGGAATAAAATGAATAATGCAGTATATTATAAAGATGAGATTTTAAAAAATACTGAAAAGTTTATAGAATCTGAAGAATTTGATGATTCATTTAAATAATTTAAGGAGTTAAATAATGAGTAAACAAATTAGATGTTGTACATGCGGTAATCCACTTATTTCAACGTTTATATATTCGGGAGCAGAATATTATTGTATCGATTGCGGAAGTAGTTATGGATTTTTTGATGGATATAAAGATGTTGATGAAACACAAGAACTTAACAAGAGAGGCGAAGAAAATCTTAAATGGTTTCTTGATATAAGAAAAGATTTGATTGGTGGTGGTATGAAAATAAGAGGTTGTAAAAAATGCGATGAAGGTGGATATCATTTACATCATGCTTCAGACGATGAAATTAAAAAACATAAAGAAGCAGAAAAGAAATTATCTGAGCGAATTAATAAATGATAATAATTAAAAATACTCCAACATGTCCATTTTGTAATTACGAAGATAAAGATTGGATATTCTCTTATAGAAGAATAAAAGAGAAAAAAACAAATGAGTGTCTAAAATGTGATAAAGAATATGAATGTATTATTTCTGAAGAAATTAAATTCATATCTTATTTAAAAGAAGACTTAGATGATATTGACATTAATTTGTGATTGTGAAACTAAAAATCATTATGATGAAAATATGATTAAAGGTCAATTAAAGAAAATGATCGATGATCCAACAAATCAGTTATTATTAAAATGTTCTATTTGTGCGAAACCTTTAGGTAAGATGTTTGTTGACAATATGTTTAAGATATTATATGTTAGAGATTATAGAGATGGAAAATTAAAACAAATAGGATATGTAGGAGATTACAATGAACAATGATAATTATAAATTTAATTTCAAAGAAGTATTAAAGCTTTCAGATGCATCACTTACTGGATTTGACGGAGAAAAAAGACACTATCATATGAAAACTGAATTAAATCTTTGGTATAGAGCAAGTGATAGTTTATTTGAAAAAGAAGAAGATGAAGAAATAATGAATAAAATTATGAGAAAGCAAATGTATAATAACATGTTTTATGATGTAAAATTATTAGTCAATGAATTAGAGACACGCATTTGTGATTCTGTTGCTTTTTTAAATAAAGAAGATTTAGATGGAATTATGAATAATATTAAACAACTTAAAAAAGAATTAGATTATGAGGCTTGATAAATATGTTATATTTTCAAGTGTGGGACCAGTGGGATTTACAAACAAAGCTTTACAAGTTACGCTAAGTGGTTTGGTCCCGCCACTTTTTATTAAAGGAGTTAATATGAAGAAAGTAGTTGAATATTATTCAGATGATGGTCATAAATTTGGTTCAGAGATATCTACTAAATTGTGGGAAAATATCGTTGAGTATCTTGAAAATAATTTCCCACAAGATATTCTTAAAATTATAATTAGTACTGCAGAAGAACATATACCATTTTATAAAGAAATAGGAAAAAATATTACAGATGATGATATAAAAAAACTTAAATCAAAAGTCTCTTTAGAACAAATCAAAAAACATATTTTAGATGCACTTCAAGAAATTTTTCGTGAACTTGACAGACAAAGGAAATAACTATGAGATTTATAATTTTAGCATCAATACTTTTAGTGTTGTATTGTACAGAACAAAAACAAACAAAACAAGAACAAGTAGAAGAAATGTCGTTGTCCGCTATAGAAGAAAAACTTGACGAAGCAGAAGAAAAATTTAAAGAAGCAGAAGAACTAGCAAATGAAATTGAAATTCAACTTAGAATATTCGCTGTTAATAGTTATAATAGATCTAATTGGAGACATTGGACAGATGAAGATCATAATTGTATGGATACGAGACAAGAAGTTTTACAACGTGATACAATTATAGCTGTATCAGTTAATAATTGTAAAATTAATTTTGGTTTATGGAAATGCCCTTATACGGGAGATCTTTTTACAGATCCTGGTGATTTAGATATTGATCATGTTGTTCCATTAAAAGAAGCTTGGTTATCTGGAGCACATGAATGGACAAAAATTAATAAAAAATTATATGCAAATTATTTAGTTAATCCTAATCATCTTCTTGCTGTCTATAAAGGAGCAAATAGATCAAAAGGCTATAGAGATCCTTGTAATTGGAAACCAGACGATGAGTCTTTTTGGTGTGAGTATGCAATGGCTTGGATTGAAATTAAGAAAGAATGGAGTCTTGAAATGGATGAATGTGAAATAGAAGAATTAAATTTTATGTTAGAATTTTGTGATCAATAAGGAGAAAGCATAATGAATATTGTTTGTGATAAGTGTGTGTTTTCTAGTTTTGTACAATATTTTTCAGAACAATCGGATGATATTATTGATGTTAAATGTGATGGTATAAATCAATTACTAGCAGATAATATTGAATGTCCTATTTTTTTTAATATAATTGAAAAATTAATTAAATTATTAGATAAATAAAGCGAGGTAAGATGAAAGGTAAAAGTACATATACAAGATATTGTCAAAGATATGATATAGAAAAATGTTTAAAATCTAATTTATCTATTAGACAAGTAATAACTGCAATGGAATTATTAGAATACTTGAATCATCAACAAATATATATTGAACAAATATTACATATTATTAATTACTGGGAAGGTAAAAATTAATGCTAGCTAAATCTGCAGAAAAAATACTTAATAAATACAATATAAAATCAAAAGAAGTTAAAAATGATTTTGGAAATATATCAAAAAGATCAAAGAGATCTGATTTCGGTGATAAAGTTATTAAACTATCAAAGAAATATATAAAAGAAAATGTTGGTTATAAAGAGATAATCAATAGTCTAACTGATGATTTAAAAGAATATAAGAAAGATGAAAAGTATTTTAAATGGTATTTAAGACAAACATTTATTACTCTTCAAATAAATTTAAAAGAATATAAGAAAAGAAACCCGTAATAGTTTTAATTTCACACCTTAATAATTAATAATAATCAAATTTTTATCTTTTTTTGTGATTTGTTGTTATATTTTTAATATGAAAAAGAATAATAAACTTACAAAAAAAGCTAAGTTAAAAATTCTTTGCCAAATTGAAGAGTCAATGGCTGAAGGTATAGTTGACCCTAATTTTATTAAAGATGTTAATAATTTACGTATAAATACGACTAAAATTAAAGCATTGATGAATGAAATTTATTATAGATGGTCGCTGTTTGCTAATCAGAAACAAAAAGATACTGCAAGAAGTGAGCTCTTAGTTAAAACACATAAATGTGAAAAAGAATTATGGGACGATTATAAAGATGCGTTCAGGCCTTTAGATAAAGTCAATGTTGTAAAAACAATTTTAAAAGTTTATGAATTACAAATGCAATTAAATGGTTTAAATGTTGTTCAAGAAAAACACGAACATAATACTACTAATTTACAAATTAATAATTTGACTGTCGAAACAAAAGAAAAATTGAAAAATATTATTGAAATGCAATCAGATTTACAAAATAGCTTACAAGGAGCTTAGAAATGGCTAGTGCTTTTGAAATTGCAGTTGCTGCTACTACAAGTGTGAAACAGCTTGATGAACTTATATTAGAATTTAGAAAATTATCTGAATTTGATACAAGTACTCAATTAAATGTTGCATTTGATAAAAGAAAAGAATTAGTAAATTTAATTACAAAAAAGTTTTTAATACCTGAAGTTGCATATGTTGATCCTTATGATGATAAAACAAAAATTGATCCAGCAATTACATTTATATATGTCAGTTTTAATCAAATAATGGATCAGACTACGGCAGAAGCTGCTTTTTCATTAACGGGAGCTAGCTCTGGTGCAGTCAGTGGTGCTTTAACGTGGTCAAACAGTGATAAAACACTTACATTTACATTTTCAAATTTGACTGCCGACGATGAATATACACTTATTATTGCAGAAACTGCTGAATCATCAAGTGGTCATACAATGGCTAGAAGCTTTGAATCAACATTTAAAACAGCATAGTGATTAATAAGCTATAAAATAGTTACAAGGAACTTAAAAATGGCATTATCTTTTCAATTAAAAGTATTGAGTGCAAAATCAGTCAAAGCAGTTGATGCTCTTATAGAAGAAAGAAAACAAGAAGATGTAGATTTAAAAAAACTAGATTTGAATTTTGCATACGGTCGAAAAAAACAATTAGAAGAAGTTTTAAAAAGAGGATTGAAAATTCCTAAAGTTGTATATGTCAATCCTCACGATAGTGCAACAAAAATTGATCCTGCGATTACGTTTGTATATGTCAGTTTTAGTCATAAAATGGATACAACTACAACAGAAGCTGCTTTTTCATTAACTGGTACTAGTTCAGGTGCAGTTAGCGGTGCATTGACTTGGTCAAATAATGATAAGACACTTACATTTACATTTTCAAATTTGACTGCCGACGATGAATATATATTATTAATTGATAAGAGTTCAGAATCTTATGGTATAGTTAAATTTAATGATGGTCACACAATGGCTAGAAACTTTGAATCAACTTTTAAAACAGAATAATGGAAATTGATAAAACAACTGCAAATACAGTATTGTCTTCACTTGAAGATAATAGAAAAGATCTATTTCAGTATTATATTACTAATGGTATAACTACTGATGAAGACTTAGCTGACTTTATAAGAATCTTTTTAAATTTTAAAGTTCCAAATAAAGTTATTATAGATGGTCACGATGTACCATTTGATTTTGTTTCTGATTCATTCTTTCAAAGGTATTCTAAGTGCTTAGCAATTGCTAATAGAAATGGTGGTAAAACAAGAAATTTGTCAATTGTTAATATTTTAGATTTACTTTTTAAGCCTGAAATAGAAATAACAAGTAGCGGAGCAGTTGTTGAACAAGCAAATTTAATGTTCAAGTATTTAGAACAATTTAAAAAGATAAAACTGATAAATGAGCAAATAGAATTTTCAAGAAGAGTTCCGTATCTTGTAAAAATGAAAAATGGTGCATCTATTAGAATTATTACTGCATCTCCTGAAGGATATAATGGTCCTCATCCTCATAAAAACAATGCAGATGAGATTGAGTTAATGTCTTGGGAATTACTTCAAGAAGCTTTTTCAATGACAAAGTCCGATAATAGATATAAAGCACAAGATAGATTACTATCTACACGAAAGAAAAGTAATGGAGTAGTAAACACAGTCTATAAAGAAGCAAAACGTCTTGGAATTAAAGTTTATAAATGGGGAATTTTCGAAGTCTTAGAAAAGTGTGTTGGTAGAAAATGTGAAGTATGTCCATTGATTGAGAAATGTCAAGGAAGAGCTAAAGGGTGTGATGGGTATTATAGCATCGATGATTTAATTGAAAAAGCTGCAATATTAGATCAGAAGACATGGGATAATCAATGGGAATGTAAGACACCTATCTCTGAGGGTCAATTCTTAGAATTTAAAGATTGTCATATATGGTCAATAGAGAAATTTGCAGAGTTTCATGGAATATTATATGACGCAAATAAACCTTTAAACGATCTTTTGACTGAATTAATACCAAGTGATTGGTTAAAGATTAGTGGATTAGACTTTGGATATAGAGATCCTGCTGTATTTTTAGGTGGTGCATTATCTCCACAAGGAACATTGGTTATATATAGAGAATTTTATAGAAAATATTTAAAGGCATCAGATATCGCTAAATCGTTCCTTGGTAAATTTGAATATTTACAAGAAGAAGACAGGCATAATTGGAGAAATGATAGATTTGATGTTGTTGTTGGTGATCCATCTGGTCCTACATATATGAAAGAAATAAAAGACAGAGATGATTCTATAAATCTTGTTGGTGCAATAAACGATAGAGAATTTGGATATGATTCAGTGAGACAATTTTTAGAGATGAATCCTGGATTAGATATACCAAATTTAATTGTTTTAGAACATTGCACAAATACAATTAGAGAATGTCAAGATCTTGAAGGTTCTAATTCTATTGCTAATTCAGAGTTTCCTGATCCTTCATGTGATGATCACGCCGTTGATTCATTGAGATATATATGTGCTGAATTAAGAGCTTATGAAATGAGAAAAAATGAAAGTAAAACAAGTTCAGTTCAGCTTATTGGAGGGTAATATGAAAATATTGAAAGAGATTAAAGACGAAGAAAGAGATGAACTATTGAAGAAGAGGAAGAGATTTAAATCAGGTGATCCATCAAAAAGTCATATGAAATCAGGAAAACAAGGAAATAGTGTATTTATTATAAAGGAATAAAATGAACTGGATAGATTTAAACAATAAAATTAATAGAGAAAATGTAAATAACAAAATTAATGAAGATATTGAAGAGAATGAAATTTCTAAAAAAGGACTTAATCGGTATATTAAGGGTATTGTAAGTACTAGAAATAAAGGATTTACAAAAGGTCTTGAAGATACACAACCACAGGGTGATGAGACAGGCGATGATTTTATTGAACAAAAAGGGGGTGTTGATGTAATAAGCCCAGTTATAGATCCAGATGTATTAATGCAATTATTACCTCTTTCTGAGACTCTAAATCAAAATATCGATGCTACGGTTGACGGTGTTTATACTAAAGATTATAAATTAATTTCAAGAATTACAAAGTCCGAAAGAATGAAAGATGAGACTCTTGATAAATTAATTAGAGAAGAAAAAGATGAAATTGATGACTTTTTAACATATTTAGATATTGATGGTGATCCTCATGTTGAGTTTAAGAAGAAGCATGGTAAGAATATTGAGGTAACAGGTAATTCTTATTGGGAAATTGTTAGAGACAAATATAAAGTAAATGATGATTATAGTATCAATCTTGGTGAAATATATGCAGTTCAATTACTTGAATCTGTTAGTATGAGAATTGCGTCAATGTCTAAGCAGTTTATACCTTATGATAGATTTATCTTTAAGAAAAATAAAAACGAATGGATAAAGAGAAAAACAATTAAAAGATTTAAGTTTTTTGTTCAAATAGACGATGAATTAGGTAATAGTGCTTCTTCAAATGGTGAAAATAGTGTTTTTTTTAAAGAATTTGGTGATCCAAGAGTAATAAATTCTTTGGGGGGTGAAGTAGTTACAAGAGAAATGTGGGCAGAAATGTCTAAAAAAGAAAAAAAGAATTTCAAACCTGCGACAGAAATTATACATTTTAAATATTACTTCCCCGGTTCGCCGTATGGTGCACCAAGGTATATTGGTGCACTGTATGCAATATTAGGTTCAATTTTTAAATCAGAGTGTGATCTAAAGTGGTTCAGTAATGGAAGCAAAGCTGATCTTGCGATCATGTCAGATGCTCCTTTAGATAAAGCTTCAATTGACTATCTCAAGCAATATGTTGCACAGAGTGCAAAACTTGAAAATGCTAGAAAAGCTCTTGTATTAATACCCGAACAACAAACAAGGATTCCAGGTTTAACTAAAGAACAACAAGCTAAAATTACATTGCAAGAACTTGGTCAAAGAAGAGAAGCAAATTTTATACAGTATGGTGAAAAGAACGATAGAGCAGTACAATCATCTTTTAGAATATCTGATTTACATATTGGAAAAAATCAAGACTTTAATAGAGCTACCGCTGAAGTTGCTCAAGAAGTTACTGAAGATAATGTTTTTAAACCAACTAGAAATTTGTTTGATTTCATTGTAAATAATATAATTTTTGCTTTAAAAGGGTTTAAATATCATGTATATGAATCAAAACCTTCTACAAAAGACAGTATTGTTACAATGACTGATGCTATATTTAAATTACAACAATCAGGATTAACAATTAGAGACGGTAGAACATTAATTGAAAGAGTATTTAATATAGAATTAGAAGACTTAGAACAAATTTTTGGTAAGGAAGATTCTGAATGGTTAGATGTACCAATAGTAATTATTAAAGATTTAATTAAAGCAGGTGCATTTATCTTTCCTGGATTAGAAGAAGCAGCAAATCGACAAAATCCTAATTCTAATTCTGATCAAGATCAAGACGATAGCGACAATGAAGATGAGGAAGATGATGAAAACAATGATTCAAATGCTGCAGAAGAGAAAATAATGAACATAATAAATCTGTGAGGTAATTATGGCTGTTTCTGAGACATATTTTACAAGAGTTGTTAAAAAACTTAGTTTTGTGGGAGCAGGAGAAAAGATTTTTAAAACAAAAGAACCTGAAAGTGATGATAAATTAACAACAATACATCCTGAAGATCTTACTATATTAGACGTTAATCAGTTTTTTAATGGTATTTTTATAAATAATGTATCAACATTTAATTGTTATTTCTCTGTGAGTGATAAAATTGTTGCATCTCCTTCTGCTGTTGATCAAGTACAAATATTATTACCCAACGATGGTGCTTTTTTTGAAGTTGGTAATTATGATACTTTAAGAGTATATTTAGGTGGTGCAGGTGATATATATATCACGCTCTTTTCACAATAGGTAATATTATGAGTGTTGGTTTTATACACAGAAGAGGTACGGGTGAAGGTGGTATTGTAAATGATAACACGATTATTGAAACATTCATTCTTGATAGTGACGATATAACAAATAAACAAATTGTTTTAGCTAATAATGTTATAAACAATAATTTACTAACTTTACAAATTAAAGGTGCTCCTGGACAGTTTCTAGGTGACGATTTTATTGTTTTAGATAATGTAGTTTCATGGTCCAGTTTAGGGCTTGATGGAATTTTAGAAATTGATAACAAGGTTACTGTCATATATCAAAAGGAGGTATAAAGATGGGACAATTGGATAAAAATTGGATTGATTCGAATTTGGCAGGTAATGGATTAGAAAAAACAGGTGTTAAAACCGCAATGAATGTCAAAGCAGATGTTACAGGTGGTGCTAATTTAGCCGAAGCTATTAATGTATCAAGTAATGGAGTCGCTGTTAAAATTGATAATGACACAGTTAAAGAGAATGGATCTAATCAATTATATGTTGATAAACTTATGGCAGATTGGATTCAAATTGATAGTTTTTCTGCGTCAGGAGCAGATGATGATATCAATACGGCAATTACTGCAGTAGCAACTACTGATGTTGCACAAACAGACTTTACAACAGATGAAGGTATATTTGTTGATGCAAGTGGTGCTTATGGTGTTGGTGGTGGTTCATTACCTGCAAGTCCTGCTCAGGTTACTCAAATGGGTAAACCCGGAACAGTTGTTATTAGAGATGCTAGTACAAGTGATCCAGTTGATGATGGTGCAGGAAATGAAGTTTATGGTGTTTTATATTATGATACTGATGATTCAAAATTTTATATTCAGTTTTGGTCTGATGTAAGTGCAGTGCAAACTGCGTATTCTGGTTTTTCTGCGACATCGATTGATTTAAAATTTGCTGAAATATTTCAATTTGCAAATTTACCAAGTAGTTCGTTTGTAAATGTTCCTGGAACATTTATTGATATTGTTGCAGGTGATATTACGAGTGTTACAGCAGGAAGTGGTTTGACAGGTGGTGGAACTGGTGGTGCTGTTACACTTAATATTGGTGCTGGTAATGGTATTAATGTAGACGCAGATGATATTGATGTAGATCCAGATTCTTCAGATACGACTTCTGGTAAAGTAAGTAATATGGATGTAACTACATCAGGTAGTTTACTTCAATCAATAAATACGTCACATTTTGATCATAACGGTGATGGTGGTGGTGTTCAAACAACACTTTCTATTGCGGCTGCTGCAATTTCTGCTACTGAATTAGCTGCCACATCAGTTACGGCAGCTAAGCTCGGTTCAGATGTAGCAGGTGATGGTTTAACAGGTGGTAACGGTTCAGATATTGATATTGAAAAAGATGTTACTACTAACGTAGCAGATGGTGCAGCAGTTGTAGTCCATGCTAATGGTTTAAGTATTAATGCCGACTTGCTTAGTATTGATGAATCTTTAACAAATATTACACCCGATACAGGTGGATTAGGTGCTGATGTAAAAGATTTAGCAGCTATTATTTTAGGTATAGATAATGGTTTAGGGTCAATAGCTACTGGAACAAAATTAGTAGAAACTATAACATATTCTGGTGCTCAAGTGACAAACTTAGTAATAGGACCTTTAGCTTCTACTCCAGAGTTATTAGGAGACGAGGTAGAATTAACACCTATAGATCCAAAAGGACCAGATCAAGAACATGGAGTTGATTATACAGTAGGATATTTAACTGCAGCAGGGTCTACTGGATTAACAGAAGCTAAATATTATATTCTTATAGCAACTGATTCTGTATCAGGAAACGATGGTACTTGGGATGTATCGTCTACAGATGGAACTGAAGCTACCCCTCCTAGTACAGGAATAGATGATATAGCTGAATCTGGAGATGATTTTAAAGTTCGTTATGACACATAATTTCTAATCATTAATATAGTGGGAAGTATAAACTTCCCACTATAAGAGGATCGAATGTCTAGTAAATGGTTTCCATATCCAAAGGGTTATTCAGCAGGAGCACGTTTAGAATACGTATCTACAAAAGTTATCAAAGTTAAATCGTGTGCAGCTCGAGACATTGCAGATGAAGTAAACTTAATACTTTCGAGCGATACTAATGTAGATTTAGCTTCAAGTGGAGATACAGGATTAGACACAGGAAGTTTCGCAGGGAATACTTGGTATTTTTTTTATTTAATAGGTGGTCCAAATAAAACAACTTCGGTTATAGCATCAATAGATGATTCTGTACCGTCTTATCCAGCTGGGTATACTCATAGAAGAAAAATATGTTGTTTAAAATCTCTTGTTTCAGATTTTAAAGAATTTGTTGATGATGGGTTTTGGATATATTATCAAACTACTTTATCGGCTCAAAATGTTTTGAGTGGCGGAACAGCAACAACAATTACATCAGTAGGTGTAGTTAATCACGTTCCAGTAGATTCTTATAGCGCTATATTAACTATAGCATTTGCTCCAGATAATCAAAGAGATTGGTTTAGAATTAATGCAAGCGGTGATAGCGCTCATGAATTATGGGGTCAAAGAGCTGTAGCGGTTCCAACTTATGCTCAGACTACTATGTCTTTAATGGCAGGAATAGATAATAATGGTTCATCAAGATATATATATTACTTAATAAGTAAGTTTGGAGCTTCACCTTCTTTAGGCATATATGTAGCTGCGTATAGTTTAAATAGGAGTTCTTTATGACACATAACGGTGTATATGAAAATGCTACAGGAGATTTATTAAGATGCGGATATTGTGATTTTGAAAATGATGGAAGTTTCGATTCAGAAAACGAGACACAAAGAACTGATGTACCTTTTCCGGGTAAAATTAGAGGAAATGATTTAGAAACTATGATGCATCGTTGGAATGGATCTTCTTGGGTAGAAGTAGCTCAACCTTAAGGAATTAATATGAGTAAGTCTTATATACGTAGAAAGCATATTTTTAATGAAATTGTAACACCTGATAATACAACTAATTGGGAATATATTTATTATGATGAAGTTGATGGTAATAATTCAGAAAACGATTTTTATCCTATAGCATTAAATAAATATTTAACTCTTCAATTGCTTGTTAGTGGTGCTCCTAATTTAACAGGTGGAACTACGATTGAAATATATTACGCTCCTAATGGAGATAATACAGAAATTACATTAATTGATGTATTAATGGTTAATGGTAATACTATTGATCAACAATTAAATTGGAAATCTTCTGTAAAAGGAGATAATACTAATAAAATATTATTACGCGTTATTAGAAATGGTCCTGGCGATGGAAAAATTTATGTCAAATTAAAAGGATACGAATCACAATGAGTTTAAGAAAAGGTTATCCAAGAATATTTCATTCTTATTTCAAAACAAGTAAAGGTACAGCACAAGACGAACAATTAGATGATTATTTTTTAATAAAATATTATGATGCAGTAGGTGAAATAAGTGATGAAGATTATACAGATTGTATAAGAACAGAAATCTCTTTTGATCCTTTAAAGAATTTTCAAATACATCATGCGATGATAAAATGTATTGAAGATTCAGCATCTGAAATAAATTGTGCTGCAATGTTATTACCTAATATTCCTGAAGAAGTTGGTGGATCGATTAAAGTTGTTTCTAATAAGAAATTGAGCAATAATAATGATATAGTTAGTCTATTTAGTGTTCCCAAAGATATGCCTTTTGATATGAAATATACATCACCTAGTCCATCAACGACAGAAATATTATTATCATTGACACATCAAGTTGGTGTAACTACACGTTTTGAATTTGAATTATATACTTTTGGACTTGTTGGAGGATAACATGACAATAAAAAAAGGTGACGTAATATGCGTCTTTAGAGATAGTTTACTTTATGATGTGATCGAGAAAATAATTTTATCAGATATAACACATGTTGCATTATATATTGGTAATGATTTAATTATTGAATCAACAATGCCCGAAGTTATAATGCAAACTATACATAAATATCCAAAAAAAGGATATTTCGTTTATAAATTTCCTGAAAGATTTAAAATAGACAAAGAACAACTAGTCAAAGATTGTATGTCTAAATTAGGTACTAGATATGGGTATTTACAATTTGCTTATAATATACTTTTATCTATTATAATTAGAATTTTTCCAAAATTAGAAAAGTTTTTTTGGAAAAAATTTAAAGATGTTGATGATGGTGTAATCTGTACAGAATTAATTGCAGAAGCAGTGATGAAACAAGGTTTTAAATTTGGGAACATTGAAAATCCCGCTGCTGTATCTACAGAAGATTATGTAAAATATTTAGAAAAAGTTAAATAATTTTTCATTTTTTATGATTCAATATTATATTTTATAATGAAACGTTAGAGAGGTAGAAAAATGGGTTTTGGTGGAATTTTACCGTTAAAAACAGATCCAGTGACCCCTGTCATTGGTGATTGCGTCGAAAAGACTTTAGATTCGATAAAATTTAAACATGAAATTTATTTGTTAGGTGAAACTACCGTTAAAGATAGATATAAATCTATATTGACAGATGAATTATCATTAGCTGCTGGATTTTTTAATATAGGTACGACAGAGTATCCTATTCTTGTATATGATCAATCAGGATCACAATTTACAGCACAATATTTTAAGTTAAATTCACAAGAAAAAATACTTTCCTTACTAAGATTGTTTCAGTTAATTGCTCATGGTGATGTTGATGATACACGACTATTAGAAACATTACATGATAATCGTGATATAATTGCAGATAAATTAGTTCTTGCAACTTCAGGTGCTAAATTTGAAGATAATGATGGACAATTTACTATGAATTTCGATTTGATTGGTGCACTTACTGAAACAGATCATAAAAATATTGTTGGTAGTTGTATTGAATTAATTACTGGAACAGATATATTACAAGGTGATTATGTTACCTGGATTACACATGCTTTAGTTCCGTCTGGTTCACCTACAAAATATGCAATTACATTTGATCTAACTAATGCTACTAGAACAAATGAAGCAGAAAATTTTATGTCGATCATAGATTCTGAGAAATGTATGAATACTTATGAATTGATTTATGCTGCTTTAACAGATGTTTTAGCATACGTATAAGAGGTGAAATATGGCAACTTCTGAACAATTAGCACTAGCCAATGAGAAAGTTAAAGAAGCTAAATCAAAACAATCCGATGTTGAGTCTTTACAAACATGGATTACTGCTCTACAAGTAGGTACTGGAAATTTAGATTCAATAAAATTGACAAGAACAGTTATTGATTCTGAAAATCCTGAAAATCCTGATATTGTATCATTTATTGTTTTAAAAGAACCTGAATTTGATGGATTAAACTCAGATTATAATTCAACTTTAATAAGTACTTTACAAGATCAAATATTAGATCTAGAAGATGAAATAGCTACTTTATTAGCAGATGCTGAAGCATTAATGAATAGTTAAGGATTTTATATGAGTGTACCTATTATTCCATCACTTTTTGATATAACAAAAAAACTTACAGACGTAGCAAATATTTTAGTTAAAAATTTACATAAACCGATAGAATCTGAAAAAAGTAAAGCTTCAATAAAAGATTTAAATATTAAAGGTTTTGGTGGACATGAATTAAGATTTAAACAAGATAGTCAAACTAAAAGAATCGTTTATGGCGTAGTTTATAAGCCTGAGTCTATTGATGCTCATGGCGATTTTATGAACGTCGCTGAAATAGAACAAATGTCTAAACGATTTATGCGTTTATATGAAAAAAATCAATCGTTCATAGATAATCAACATGATTTTATACCTGGTGCAGGTGAAATTGTTGAATCATGGATAATTCAAAAAGATGATGAGTTATTTTCAGAAGAACATTATATCGGTGCTTGGGCGATCGGTGTTAAAGTGTTAGACGATTTCTTATGGAAAAAGATATTAAAAAAAGAAATGAACGCGTTTAGCTTTGCCGGAAGAGTCGATATTGGTAAGATTCTAGAAATAGAAATCGACAAAGAAGATTTAGAAAAGTATTTTCCATGGCTTGTTCATTTTGATACTGATAAAATGGCATGGATACTCACTGTTTATGAATTAATCAATGTAAGATTATTAGCTGTTTCAATTGTTGATGAAGGTGCTAATTTAGAACCAAGATTTCCACTTATAAAAACAAAATCAGGTAATTGGGAACAGTTTAAATTAAACAATTTTAAAGATGAATTGAAATCTAAAAGTGTTAGTAAATCATTTGATTCATTAAATTTAGACTTTAACAATATTTTTAATCAAAAAGGAGTTTGTACAATGGATAAGAAAGAAATCCAAGAAATGATTGATAATTCTTTAGCAACTGTTAAGGAAGAAGTTGATCAAAAATTTACAGTAATCAAAGAATCTGTCGATGTTATTTCACAAAAAGCTGATTCATTTGATGAAGTTTCTAAAAATTTAGAAGGTTTAACTGAATCAATTGATAGCCTAAAGGCGAATTCAGAAGAAATCACTGCTTTGAGTGAAAAGGTAACTGTCTTAGGTGATGTCAATGAAAAGCTTAAATCTATTGACGAATTAAAAGAAAGTGTCACTAAAGTAGACGAATCTTTAACAGAATATAAACTAGCATTTAACTCTTTAGTCGGTTACAAAGAAGAATCAGATATTACAGAAGGTGGTGAACCAACTGAAAAATCTGAAATTGAAAAAGTAACTGAACAGATTAGTGAACTTGCCAATGTTGTTGAAAAAATTGCAAGTGCACCAAATGGTAATTCAAACACTCAAAATAGTAAACCTGCACAAAAAAGTAATCCAGAAGATGATGAACTTTTTGAAGGCACGTTTAATTAATAACTAAAAAGGAATTTAAGGAGGAATTAAATGTCTAAGTTATTGAATAAAGTAAGTTCGCTTAAAGAAGCATTTGATTTAGTTACAAAAAATCCTGGAATCAATGTTGATAATCTTTCTGGCGGAGGTCTGTTGTCAACAAGACAAGCCGATAGATTTATTTCATTTATTCAAGAATCGACGCCTTTATTGAGCGCCGTTCGTATTGAAAGAATGAAGTCGCCATCTGAAACTTTTCCAGGTCTGATAGTTGCTGAAGAATTAACACGTGCTGTTGGAATCAATAATACACTATCACAAGGTCAAAGAGATGAAGAAGATCAAGGTAATTTTTTAAGAGGGCACACTTCTTATGAAATTGGAATGAATGCAAAAGAATTTAGTTTGGCTTATGCGTTGTCTGAAAATATGCTTCAAGACAATATTGAAGGTCAAGGTTTTGCTTCGACAATCGCTAAATATTTTGCAAAGCTTTATGGTATAGATTCAGAAGCAGTTATGCTTAATGGTAACGTTGTTGATAGAAATCCTGGATCTCCACTAGCAACGACTCTTGATGGAGCACATAATACAACTGTTACAACTGTTGATGTTGCTGATGCATCTGGTTTTCCTGCACTTTCAGATCCAGGAGCTGCTGCATTTCCAGGCTATTTGACTGCCACTACGGGTGCTGGTGTTGTTGAATATATGACATATACAACGTTAACTGTAAATGCTTTTACTGGTGTTACACGAAATGCAATTAATAGAGATACGGGCGTTGTAGGTGTAACAGGTAGTCCAGTTGGAACTGGAAGTACATATTCAGGTGGTGAAGTTGTTGCTTGGTACAAACATCATTTGTTTGGTGGAATTGATGGTTGGCTTTACAAAATTGAAAATCCTGGTTCTGAACCTGGTGCTAATTTTGTTGATGGTGCGACTATTAATGGTGGATCAATTTCCGAAGATCATTTCTTTGCCGCATTGAAAGAAATGCCTAATAAGTATCTTGATCAATTTCCACGAGCGCAACTGAGATGGATCATGAACGAAAAGAAATTTATCGATATGCAACAAAGAATTGCAACGAGAGTTTCAGGTGGTCCTCTTGCTGATAATGTACTACAAGGACTCTGGTGGGAACCTGAAAATATTTCAGTTCTTACGTCAACAAAATTTCCAGAAGATAAAATCTTGTTGACTGCACCACAGAATCTAATGGCTGGTTTTTGGATGCAGATTCAAATCAGAAATACCAACGTTGGTAAAACTGCTATATTAACAAACCGAAGATTCTATAATATTCGTGCAAGATTTGATTGTGAAGTTGAAAGAAAAGACTTTGCAGTTGTGATCAATAACTTAAGTTAATTAGGAGTTAACATGTTAGGTAAATGTATGCCAGTTATATTAGGTAATAAACTGCCTAAATTTGAAAAATTTGTAATAGTTACTTTGAGAGTTAATTCTTTGACAAATCCAAATGCTCCTGCAGGCAGATTTAATCGAGGAGTTAAATACATATTAGACTTTGGTGAATTTTATAAAACTAAAAATGTGCCATTGTTTAATAAACCTCAAAAAGTTAGTTTACAAGAATTAGAAAAGTTTTATGAAAAATCTGCAAAAGATTTTTTTATAGAACATATTAATGATAAAAAACGTGTTAAACAATTAATAGAATCTTCTAGTGGAAGTAAATCTACTAGTGAGAATAAATCTTCTGACAAGAAGAAAAAGAAGAAAAAAGAAGATAATTAATGTATATAGAAGTACAAGATATTATTGACGCTGGTTTGGTTGAGCAAGGCGATTTTGACGATGAATTAATTCAAAGCAAAATCGCCTTAGCTCAAAACAGTGTTGAAGTATTAACAGGAAGAGTTTTTGAATCAAGACTATTTTCAATATTTAAAAGAGGTGGATTATTACAATATAATTTTAATAATCCCATAATCACAGTCAATAGTATTGTAGTTAGTGATTTAACTACAATACTAAATAGTGATTATATAATTATTGATAATAGATTTCCTGTATCTTCTGTTGATTGTTTTGCTGTTAAATTTAAAAGCGATATATCAAAATTATCTGATGAGATATTATTTGAAGGAACAACTGGTTATCTTGATTCTGAAGATGAGACTCCTGCTCCTATAAAATATCTTACTGCTAGATTAGCACACCATTATTTAGATCCTGATGATTCAGGATTGCATATAGGTCGTGGTGTTACAATGGAAAGAGCAGATGATCATCAAATAATGTACGACCTTGTTAGCTCTAGAGATGACATTTTAGGTGACGTTGAGCTTGATAATATTATTAGACAATATTCAAGGATGTCAAATAGATCACTTGATGTTGAGTTAGTATAATGAGTCCTAAAAGAAAACCAAAATTAGTATTTACTACACACGTTAAGATATTTGTAATAGATACTGAGAAAACAAAATATCATGGTACAACACATGCTTTAGTTAAAAAAGTATATAAAATTGCACCTCTTATTTTAAGAGCACAATATAAAAGTAAAAAATTTGAATCTATTGCTATGTATAATCAGAACTTTATTAAAGATACTTCAGGACATTTTATGGTTTATACTAGTGATATTTATGATGATGAAGGTAATAGATTAGTCAATATAGGAGATTTTATCTCAGAATTACTTGGTAAGTATCATACTTTTCCAATTAATGCTTATATAAAGCAATTACAGCCATGTGCAGTATATAATTCTCCTTATTGGACAAAATTAGTAATGGATGATGCTGAAACATCAGTTCCAAAAGACGAAGATGGTTCATCTTTAAAGACAAAACCAAAAAGAGTTAATAACACTGTACCAACGTTTAGCCCATGAAATTTGAAATTGCAATAAAAAGACAATCTTCAGGAATGAAAGAATTTTTAAAACATTCCAGAGAAACAGTTGAAGAATTAAAAAAACATGAGTTCATGCTTGAGATATGTAATTTCATGAAAAAGATAGTTCAACAAAGAATTGAAACATGGGGTGAATATTTTATAAATGTTACTTTTTTACCAAATGCAGATCGTACAATAAAAAATAAAGGATTTGATCAGCGTTATTACGAAACTGGTGAATTACAAAGAAGTGTTAAAGTTGAACATCTTACAAAAGAAGATTGGTTTGTTGGAGTCGTAGGTGAAAAAGCAAGTATTGCTAAAATTTTAGAGCATGGAGCTTTTATACCAAGAGGTGATTTTGGTGTTTTGATTCCTGCAGGTAGATTATTTACTGATATTGCTATAGATATAAGAGTTAAAGAAGCAATTGCAGAAATGATTAAAAAAAGGATGCCACTTTTTAATAAATATGTCTGATATAGATACGGATCTCATTACTAAGGAAATTACCAAAGAGTTTATTGATGATATTTTTGTAAATATCCACAATTTTTTACTTCAAAAGATTGCTACGAGATTTGATACACAAATATTTTCATATATAACTGCTGATGCAATTGAGTTAAGTCAAGATATACATTCGGGTCATATAATTGCTTTAGGTCCTTATATTACAGAAGCTTGGCGTACTTATGATCATTTAACTTTTAATATAGGAGCCGATGAAGCAGGTCAAATTAAAACAAAAACATATAATAAGATTGGATCATTTGATCTAACTTATGATTTAGTTTATCTTGCTGAAAATCTTTATGATTTACTGAGAATTCAAAAACAATATATTGATTTTTTAAAAGAAAGCGAGCAATTATATTTTGAACCCGTTGAGCATACGTTTCGGCTTAAAAAAATCTCTGATCTTTCACCTGAAAATATTAGAAATTTTTCAGAAACGATAACGGCAAGAGGTTCATTTGTTGTTGAACGTGTATTTACATTAAATGATAATATGTCATTTGAATCTAAAAGAATTTATAATTTTAATCCTACAACACATACGAAAGGAGTATTAGAATGAAATTAGTTAATAAAACAACTAAGAAAATTGACATTCCACTTCAGAAAGAAGCTAATGGAATGTCAATTTTACATTTTACACCATTGGGTTTTATTGATAATTTACCAGATTCAATTACAAATGATAAGAAAGTTAAAAAATGTATCAATAATAAAAAAATCATTGAAGTAGTTAAAACTAAAAAGAGCAAAGACAGTGATACTAACAATACTGATAACTCTGAAGATACTGGAAAAAAGAAATCAAAAAAGCAATGAAGAACTCATTAACTTTATAGGAGGATAAAATGGGTAATGAAGTATCAAAATTTACTAATCCAACAGATGTTGGGAGTGAATTACAATTTATAAAAAATAAAATATTTTCTATTGGTGCATTAGATTTATCTGTTCCAGGTTGTTTTGCACAATTTGATTGGGGTCCTGTAAATGAACCCACAAAAGTAACAACTGAATCAGATTTTGCAGAAATTTTTAAAGGTGGAACAGAAGCTTGGAAATCAATTTTGATTCTTTTTAGAAGATTTGGGCTTGAACAAGTAGTAGTAAATCGTGTAATTCACTATACTGATCCTACCGATAAGGCAACAATAACATCTGAAAAAGCATCACATACTGTTGATAATGGTGTGGCTACTAATGTACTTACTGTAGAAGGTAGATATCATGGTACTCCAGGCAATGATATCTCTTATAAAACGACAAAAGTAAATAAACTTGTAACATCAAATACTACAGCTATTGATAATGCAGCTACAACTGTAACAGTTGAAGTTTCTGATCAAATCAATGTGGGTGAAATTATTCACATGACAGATACTACAGAAAATCATTATGCAAAAGTGACAAAAAAAATTGGAGATACATTAACTTTTACACCTGCTGTTACAGGATTTGCTGGTCCTATTGCGATAGGACAGGTAGTTAAAACACTTAATTTTGATTTAGAAGTTTTCTTTCAAGATGCTTTACAAGATCGAAAATATGAAAATCTTTCTTTAGAACCTGAAAATATTTTTGATTTTATTGCTAATATTATACCAAGAGATTCTAATCATTTGTATAATGTTTTACCACTACCTACAGGAGCTGCTGATCTTGAACTTCGAACCCCTACAGATGGAACCCGTTCTTTAGTAGGAGGATTAGAAGGTGATGCTGTTGTTGCGGGTGATTATATCGGTGATGTTACAGCAAAAACAGGATTCTTTGCTTTAGATCTTTATGGTCATGGAAAACTTCCTGTTAATATCTGTGTACCTGAATTAATTGATGGTGCAGTACAGGTTGCTGCTATAGCATATGCTGAAGATAAAATTATTCATAATTTTGTTGGTGATTTTTCACTTGAATCTGACGATGATGATATTATTGATTGGCTTGATTTAACTGTTAAAGTTAATTCTGAATGGTCAAGTTATCAATATCCTAATTTAATTCTTGAAGATCCTGAAAATGAAGGTATTTTTCTGACTTTGAAAAATTCTTTATTTGTTATTGGTCGGTGGGGAATTACTGATAAAGGAACAGATTCAGGACCTTGGAATAACAGTGCAAATGTCACTTATGGTACTCTTCCTGCTGTTTTTGCGCTTGAACCTGTTCTTAAAAATGGAGAACTTAAAGTTCTAACTCAAAATCCAGATATTCGTACTAAATTGAAAATAGCAAAAATTAATTCAATTTATGAAAAGAATGGAGCTTTTCTTATTGAAAGTGCTTTTACAAGAGCCAAAGGAAGAAATCTCCAATTTCCACATATAAATCAAATACGAACATTTCAATATGTTGGCGCATCTGTAGATTTTTCTTTGCAATGGGTTAATATGTTAAATCATGATAATACCATTGAAAGACAAGTAAGAGATCTTGTTGAAACATTTATTGATACTCTACCTGGTGGTGCGTTATTTGGTGAAAGTCCAGCACAAAGAAGAAATGTCGTATGTGGTCCTGCAAATAATCCAAGAACTGAAGATGGATTTATTAAAGATCCCGAAGAATTGTTTGTTGACATATATTTGTCTGTACAAACACCAATTTTAAGAGCTCATTACAGAGTACAAAAAAGTATAGGTCAATAAGGAGGATAAGATGAGTTATACATTACCTAAACCAATTAATAATGGTAATTATGCTTTTTTAACAGGGCAGTATTTTACTGTTTATCCTGTTGATATTAATTTTAATGATTTTATTGGAAGAATAACATTCTGTGAATTAACAGGAATTGAATTTACTCGTGATGTAACTGAATATTGGGAATCTGGCTCGTCTGAACCACATATTAGAGGTGATAAAAGAAAATATAATAATATTACTTTAAGACGTGGTTTTGCTTATACTCCTAGTACTCAAGCTACTCTTGATAGTCTTGAAAATTGGTATGAATCTGGAACTAAGATCAATATAATGATTGATATTTTCAATGATCAAGAGGGAACAGGTGATGATAGAAATCCATTAAAAGCTTATCGAGTTACTGGTGCTACACCTGTTAGATTTAAACCTTGGGAAGGTAAAGCAGATGCAGGTGAAATTCAAATTCAAGAACTTGAACTTGCATGTGAACGGTATAAATCAGTACCAGTTCAAGCAGCGGCTGCTGTTGTTTAATTAATTTTGTCTTTAATTAATACCAAGAGTACCCATTATGGGTACTCTTGGATTATAAAAATATAAAAAATTTTAGGAGCAAATTATGGCTGAGAAAAACAGTTCAACTTTTATTTTACCTTCAGATGACGAAGTCATTGTTGAAAGTATGGATGTTGGTGATGCTAATGAAATATTTTCAGATGAAGATTCACCAGAAACACAACTATATAATATGTTAAATTCTGGTATTCATTTTAAAGTAGGTGAAGATTCTAAGTTAGAGTATAAGTGGAGAAAACAATTTGATTGTGATAATTTTGCCAGTATGGTTAGCAAACGAATTATTACATTTGGAAAGCAATTTCATTTTGAAAAAGAATGCTCATCTAGAAAGTGTGATTACGGTAAACGAAGTGAAGAGAATCCTTTAGGGAAAGGAATATCTCATACTGTAATTTTAGGTGAAAACACAATCAAAAATGAAAATGGTGATCCAATACCAAACCCTCAAGCATTAAAAACGATAGTTTTTGAAAAAAAAGGTTTGAAATGTGATGGTAAGAAAGCATTTGCAGTTGATAAAGCATCGGGTAGATATATAGTTGATTTACTTGACGAAAAAGAAACTATCGTATTACGATTACTAAGAGGAACAGATTCAGAAGAACTACAAAAAGTTCAAAAATATCCTGAAAAAGCAAATAAAAAATTATCAGAAATGATAAAAATAAGAACAGTAGGTATTATTGGAAAAGAAAAAGATAAAGTGAAAGATTGGAGAAAAGCAAAATATAAAAAACCAGATGATGAATTTTTTATTAAAATGTCGTTTGCAGATATGCAAGATATTATAGAAATTCATCAGCATATAGATGGTGGAATTGAAACAGACATTGATGAAAATTGTCCATTATGTAATTCAAAAATGTTTTCTAAAGAAACTGAAAGTACAACAATTCCATTCATGAGTAAATCTTTTTTCTCCCGGGGCTCTCGACTGACTACATAATGCATTATATGGACCATTTATGTTTTATACGAAATAGTTCTGGTTATGGATTTAGTTGGGAGAAAGTTTTGAACATGCCTTTAGATTTATTTTTATTTTATTGCGATTGCTATAACAAACATGTTGAATCTATTAACAGAGAAATTGAAAGTTCCAATCCTAAAGGATAATTGATATGTTGAATATGATGAACTTTGGCTTTGATTTCAAAAGCCAAGGTGCGACTAAATTAGTACAAGATCTTGATAAAATAAATAATAGTTTGACTAGACTTTCTAGTATTAAATTAGATAAAGATTTATCAAAAGATATATATTATTTAAGTGATGCGTTTAATAAATTTGCGTTGACAATTAAAGGATCTGGGCTTAATAGAAAAATTGAATATATTGGAAAAATTATAACGCATTTAAATGAACAATTTCAATTTAAGTCTAAATCAATTAAAAATTTACAAGATTTTTCAAAAGCAATTGAAAAATTATCACAAAATGAATTTCCAAAAACCCACGCCCCTAGAATTACGGCATTTGCTGATTCATTAATGAGATTATCTGGTGTTCGTGTCAAAGACACTTCAATACAGATAAAAAATGCTGTAAACTCACTAAATGAATTGACAAGATTAAAAATTCCAAGTAATTTACATAGAAAATTTCAATCTGCGATACATTTACTTGAAAAATTTAGGTATATGCATCTTCTTAGAATGCCAGATATAGATGGTATTATTAAAGCATTAAAAAAATTAATCAAATTAAAAGTATCGAAAAAAAGAGCTAAAAGCCTTGAAACTATTGGACTCTATATACATAATATAGTTAAAATAGCTAATATAAAAGTTCCTGATATGAGCAATATCAAAAAATTAAAAAAAGCTGTCAAAACTTTAGCAAAAATAAGAGTTAGTAAAAAGCATATAGGTAATATTAAATCTATCATTAGATTTATGAATAGTATAACTAAGTTTACTCAAGCAAAAATTGATCCGAAGGGAATACGTAAAATAGCAAAAGCAGTACAAAAATTAGCAAAAATTAAAATTAAGAAACATTCTTTAGATCAACTTAAAAAGTTAATAGAATACTTTGAAAAAATTGAAAAAATAGGTCCTGGAGTATCACGCTCTTTAGACCAAGTAAATCGATCAACGGCTCGTAGTGGACGTGGTGGATTTATGCCAGATTTTACAAGAATGAGAAAGAAAAGTTCAGGTTTCTTTACTTATTTTAGAGGTCAAATTGGTGGCCTTACAATGCTTATGGGTGGTGTTGGTGGTGCACTTATAGCAGGTTTACAAGGTTCAATGGAAGCATATAGAGAATTTGATAAAGCCGCTAGAGAAGCAATGACATTATTAAATGAACATAAAGCTGAGTTATTGGGTGGATTAGATGGAGTAAAAGCAAGCATTCAAAATGTTGCTTCTGAATATGGTCAAGAACTAGTTCAAACTGCCAATGCGTTTACAAAAGCGCTAGGTGCTGGTGTTTCTGCTGCTGCATTAGAAGATACTGTTGGATTAGCTGCGAAATTAGCATCAGCTAGTGGAACTACTACAGAAAAAGCTGCTGAAGGTATTATTACTTTAGCCAATACTTATGGTGTTGCGTATACAGATGTTGAAGCAATGAAAAAAATATCTGATACTTTATTTGCAACATTTAATTTTGGTGTTACTTCTGTTGAAGCATTATCGAAAAATGTATTTAAATTAGCTCCTACTGCAAAAATGGCAGGACTATCAATGGAAGAAATGATGGGATCTGTTGCTGGTTTAACGTCTGAAGGTCGTTCGACAAGAATGGCTTTTATGGAAGCTAATGCAATGTTAATGTCATTTATAAAACCAGCATCTACATATAAAAAGAAAATGGAAGAAATTGGTATTTCAACAGGGATGACTGCATTTGAAGTACAAGGTGGATTAATACCTTCTTTATTAAATGCTGAAAAAGCTATGAGAATGAAAGGTTTATCACCTGAACAAATTTTTCAACAGAAAAATGCTATGAGAGCATTTGGTACATTCTCAGCTGGTTTTAGACAATTGGGATTAGATTCAGATAAATTTGCTAAAAAACTTGAGTCAGATAAAGCATTTAATGTTTGGATGAAAAATATTGGAACACAAATGGGAGTTGGTGAAGATGAAATTGATCAATTCGCAAGAAGAGGTTTGGGTCAAGTATATAATGCATTAAAAGACGTAGGAAAAGGTAATGAAGAAACATTAAATAATTTAGTTCAAGATTGGGGTGTTTCTGAAGAAAAAATTAGATCAATGTGGTCAGGTACAACCGCTGAAATGGCCGAAAGTGTTGAAGATGTTGGTACTGCTGCTGCTTCAATGATTAAACAAATGTATCATCCTATAATGGGTATGGGATCTGAAATTGGTACAGTTACCAATGATGCATTTGAAAAAATGAGAACAGGTTTTGATTTTCAATTAAATCAATTTAAAACAAATGTAAAAATATTAGGTGTAAATACGATTGAATCATTAAAGCCTGTATTAAGTGCATTCTTATCATTAGGAAACGCATTCGTTTCAATTAAAAAAACAATTGGTGATTCATTTAAATTTATTTTTGGTGAAGTCAAAGATCAATATGGAAAAGTAATAGATGAGACAGATTCATTTACTGACAAAGTTATTGGAAAGGCAAATCGATTTCAAGATAGATTAGCGTCAGTATTTAAACCTATTAAAGTTGATTATTGGGGCGCTATGAGTAATTCTGTTGAGCAAAGCGCTGTTGAGTTTAGAGATTTTTTAAAGATACCAGAAGAAGAAAGAATGCAATTTCATAGAGGTTTAGCCGATCAAGGAGAAGAAATAGGTAATTGGGAAAGAGCATTTGCAGTATATAAAGCTGAAACAAAAGATGGCATTGATTATACAAGAAATTTTGTTGCTAATATGCGTGACGCTGTTGAATTATATAAATTGCAACAACATTATATGAAAACTGGTGATGTTGCAGCATTACGAACAATACAACCACAAATAAATGAAGCTCCGTTATTTAATTTTATTACTAAAGTAAAAACTAAAATAAGAGATATAAAAACATTAGTAGTAGATTTTTGGAAAGGTTTTACTGAATCTCCCGAAGCAAAACGAGCATGGGAAGGAATTAAAGGGTTTTTTAAGTTAATATTTGGTGGTTTTCAAAGAATCGTAGAAGTAATTTCAGGAGCTTTTGCAGGATTAGCCGGAAATACTGGAGCAGTAGAAGCAGGTATATCACAAGGTAAAGCTTTTGGTGCTGGTGTTGCTGGTGGTATAGCAGGTTTGTATGATATAATTAAACCAATTATTCAAATATTTGAAACAATTGTGTTTGGTATAACTAAACTTATAAATTCTGTTTTTATTAAGCTTAGGCCATTGGTTATTCAAATTGGTAGTGTTGTTAAAAGTATAGCTGAAGGAATAAAAAGTACCATATTAAAAGTATTAGCTTTTTCATTTTCAATAATATCTAAGATAGTGGAAATTATAGTACCTGTTATTCAAAAAATAATTGCCACGTTTGAAAAGTTAATACCTATAATTACAGGTATTATAGGTACTTTAATTGATACTTTATGGCCTATTCTTGAAGATATTTTTAATTTTTTAAAAGAAATTTTTACAGTTGTTGGTAATTTAATTTATGAGTTAGTTCCCGTTATATTTGGACTAATTCAAACTATTGGATCGTTTGCGGCATCAATTTTTAATACGATAAAACCTATTTTGTCTGGTATTATGAAATTTGTATCAGGAATAATAAAAGTTGTTGTTCCTATTGTTAGTGGAGTTATATCAGTAATTATAGAAATGGTAAAAATTGTTATTACGATAATTACTGAAACTGTTAACTTTTTTGCCGAATTGGCGTCGGAAATATTTGGTGATCTTGGTGGAAAAGGTATGAGTACAATGGATATGATTGGAAAAATAGGAGAAGGAATAAAATGGGTTTTTCTTAAGATTGTACAAGGCCTTAAGGTTGCAACAACTGTTGTAAAAGTAATTTTTGCATTTATTAAAGGTGCAATAAAACCATTAATGGATGCTGCATCATTTTTTAACATAATGCCAGGAAAAGATCCTAGAGAAGGAGCAAAAGAAGCAGGATCACTTGCGGGTGCAGTTAGTGGTACAGAGCCTTTAAAAATCCTTACTGATACAATTATTGATCTTGACAAACGGCGTAAAGTACGTGGTGAAGGTACTAGTGATGTACAAGGTGATTTTTTATCAGGTTTAGAAAATTTCATGAGTGATCTTGAAAATATAGGTGGTCCTGCTGGACCTAAACTTGGTCCTGATGGATTACCTATAGGTGACCGAGGTATGACTGAAGGCGCCTTTAATATGGGTAAATTACTTGGTGTACCAGGTTCAGTCGAAGAAACAACAGAAAGTGGAATTTTTGGTGGATTAAGTAAATTTTTTGGTAGTCCTGAGGCATTTACAAGAACAAATGTACTTGGTACTGAAAGATTAGCAGAGGTCTTAGCGACGGCAGCAGTAGAAACACCTGATGTAAAATTAGACGAAAGCTCAATAACACAATTAACAGAAAAGAAAGAAGTAGAAGATGAAAAAGAAAAGAAATCTGTTGATGAAACTATTGAAAGAGCCACAAGAGAAAGAGTAAGAAGAGAACGCCAAGCACCTCAAGCTAAACAGCAATTTAATCTCAATTTAAGTATAAAAGATGAAGAATGCGGAGAAAGAAGAACAAGAATACAAAGATCTAAAATAGTCGATAAACAATTTCAAAATTGGTACTGTGAAGTTGATGCAATGGATCAAGGAACATCATAATGGGTTTCCAAGATGTATATTCAGGTGATTATCAATTAACAAAGGGTGGTTTATTGATTGATGAAATAGGAGAGACTGGGAGGGGATTTGTTTTTATCCCATTTATATTTAATCCATTGACAATAGAAGAAGAAGATAATCCAAATTATTCAATAAAGCCTATTCCTGGATATGCTGATCCATGGGTACAATATATATCTGGTAGTGGTTTTTATTTAAGTTTTTCAATAATAGTAGAGAAATTCAGAATTGATGAATTATTACAAGACAACATTCTTTTAGATCAACCGAGTATTGTTAATTCAATATCGTTTGGTGCATTTGCAGGTGTTACATTGTCAGAAGATGATTTAAATGAATTAAATATTTATATGCCAAATAGTCCAGGATTATATTTAGAACAAATAAGAAAATTAACACAACCTAGAGCTGCAAAAAGAGAAGGATTTCTTAAAAGTCCTCCAAATGTAACATTTTTATTTGGTGATTCTACTTTTAAAGGACAAGTTTTAGAGTTTAGAGCAACAAAAGGTTGGTTTACACCAAAATTACAATTAGAATTAGCTGAAATATCATTAAGAATGATTAGATGGAATCCTAAATTTAGTCGTAGATTTTCACAATTTCCTTATAATTCTAATGATTTGATAACACCCATACCTACAGGTAGAGAAAAAGATAAGCTTATACCTAAAGGAGAATATGTCAATAGATGATACAAGAAAATTCAAGATATGTAAAATTTATAAAAGCCACACAACTTAGAAATTATAATTTTATAGAATTACTAAAATTAACAGGTTATAGAGTACACGTATGTAAGCAGGGTGATAAAATTGAAGCATTATCTGAAAGATATCTTAATGATACATCAAAATATTGGGTTATTTTAGCATGTAATCAAATATTAGATCCATTTTTAGAACTAGAAGTAGGTCAAAAATTAGCAATTCCTAAAAAAGCGATTTTAGATGAAATTAACAAATAATGAGCCGATTTAAACCTAAAAGTATTTATGAATTTATCGATTACGATTCAAAGGGTGGATATGTAATTGAATATTCTATTCCTGAATTAGATCCTGAAGCAGCGGCAAGAATAAAAGAGTGGGAAGAAGCTTGGGGTAACATAGCCAGTGAAGTAAGCTTTGAAGCATTAAGAGGAGAGCTTGGAACTGATCTTCAAATTATGCGAAGAAGCTTTAAAGAAAATTTACCTCAATATAGAATGTCTGCTTATAAATCTCTTCCTGATAATATACTTGAAAGATTAAGATCTGTTAAATTATCAGATAATGAAAAAATGGATAAATTAACATTGATGTTTGATAATTCAGATTTAGCAATGTTTAAAGCTCCAGATTTTAAAGATTTTCAAGATATTGTTATGCATGGAACCGTTTTTAGAGCTAAAATTGGGTATGATGATTTATTATCAAATTGGCAACATTTTAAAGTATTAAATTTTGATGGTTTAAGAGAAGCTATAATAAATGCATACGAATTAGCACCATCAAAATTTGTAAAAGTTGGAATGCCAGTTTCTTTTAGTGAAAGACAAGCGGAATTTGCTTCTATGTCTTTAAAAGAAATTGTTACAGAAGTAGCAAGACATATTTTTAGAATAAGTTCACCTAGAAATGATGGATCTTATAATGATGATTTTTTAGATGATCATATTGATATCGAAGAATTAGTTGAATTAGATGGCCAACCTGTTAGACCAATAACTCTTGATTATGATTCACAAATGACTGTTTTATGTTTTTTGCAGAATCTTGCTGATAATTATGGTTATCAAGTCTGGTTAGAAGATGAAAGTGTAACAGATAATCAGCATTATATTTTATATTTTAAGCCAAGAGATTTCTTACGTCAATCAACATGGAAATTTAATTATGAAGTAGATATTGATCCAGAACAAGCAGTAAGATCTAAGTTTGCCGCATTAGACGGATCAAGTGTAGATGTTGTTTATGGTGGACCTATATTAAAATCAGATGCTCCTTCTAGTGATACTAGAGATAAATTAATTTATACAAAAGCAGAAGAAATAGATCCTGTAACAGGCAAAGTTGTAACAACAAGATTCAGATATTCAGATCCGTATTATACACAAACTGGTGAAGAATCGTTTATGATAAGGCATTTACAAGATATACATGGGGCAGGTAATAAAGGTTCATTAGGAGAAGCATTTATTGACTTAAATTTCGTTTATTATGAACGAAAATCAGATGAAGGTAATTCAATACCCCTTGGAAGATTAGATGAAAAAACTCAACAAGAAGTAAATAAACTTTTTAGATTTTCAGATGCTTTTGTACAAGTTGTTAGTTCGATACGTTTTCCAACAGAGCGTGAGCTTGATACAATAGGTAAAACACATCAAGTAGATTTAATTGCTCAAATATCAGATTTAGATGAAGATGTTTATGATAAAGAGTGGCAATTTTTAGGCGATTTTCAAAAAAGTTTAAGATTAAAAGCTGCTAGTTTTAGACAACAAGCTTATCTTTTAGAAAAAAGTGCACATATTGATTTTCTTACTGAAACATCTGAAAAAAGTGATAGAATAATAACAGATAATGGTAAAGAATTGTGGGGAAGACTTTTTGGAAAAAGATTTAGAGAATTAAGTTCTACAATGTCTTTAAGATTTACGGTTGTTGGTAATCCTCAAATAAAATCTAGACAAGTTTGTGAATTGATTGGTACTGGTGCTTATGATACAAAATGGTATATTATAGAAGCAAATCATAATATTGACAATAATGGATATGAAACAGAGATTTTATGTATATCAAATTCAACATTATTTGATGGTAAAAATCTAAGACCAGAAGCGCATCCAGCGGGATTAATTACAGCGGGATTAATTAAAAAAATAAAAGAATGGAAAAAAGTAAGTGATGAATTTGACGTAGAAGATCAAATAGTGACAGATTGTAAAACAGCTAGAGAATCATTTATTAAAAAAGCTGAAGGGCTTTGGCTTTATATTGAACATCTTTCTACAGTAAATAAAGCTGAATTTTCAGTTGCCGGAGCACAAGAATTTCGTAGAATAAAAGAATTACTTTTGGAAAAAAGACAAGAGTATTTTGATATTATTGCAAGATTTAATAGACAATGCGGTGAACGTTATCATCTAAAGATAATTTTACCTTGTGCATCTGTAGAAAGTGAATTTACTGAAGAAGAATTAAATTTAATAGCAAATGATTTTCCTGTAGAAACATATAAAGAACTTTATGAATATAATACCACATCAGTAGCTACAATTAAAAAAATTTTTTATGAAGATCTTTTTTGTAATGATTTTAGAACAACATCTTATAGTCATGTAGTAAAGCAACCAGGCGATACTCAAGCATCATCTCAAGTCGAAGATCATCAATTTGATTGTGGTAAAATATTTGAAGAATCTTTAGCTCAGGCTACTCAAGAAGATTATATAAAAGGACAATATGATTGGAATAGACAAATATGGATCGGAGGAGCACCTACAGCGACTGAATTAGCAAACGGAATAGGATGGCTCGAGCCAGAAGCTAGAGATAGAACTGCGCATATTACTCGTAGAGCCGGTATTACTCAAAATGCTCAAGATGCATTTTTTCAAATATTTAAAGATACTTTAGAAGCACATGTTCATAATCATTTAATAGTAGAAGATAGAAATTTAGAAGTAATAGGTGTTGATAATTTAACAGACAATGATATTAAAAGATATGTTTCGTGTTATATAACAGGCTTAGTATTGGCAACAAGAGGTAAACACAACAATAAAGCCGATTCTCTCACACGTGGTCCATTTTCAAGTATTAATTTTTTTGCACAACATATTGTTGCGTGTGGACAATCTGCTGGTAATGCTCCTACTGGTGTTACTCAACTTGGACAAAGTCAACGTGAAACTACCGCATCTATGAATTTTGGAGCTGCTAAAGAATATTTTAGACAAGTTTATAATGCTGATAAAGGAATAGCTTTTAAATTTACTGATTTTTTTCCTAATGATGATGTAATAAAAATTCAAAGTGATCAAGAAACATTTGATAAAATTTTTGTTAATGTTCTAAAAAGAGGAAACGAAAGAAATATTGCACTTGAATATGAACGTTTATTAGCGGAAGATGTTGTTGCTGGTAACTTATCTGGAAATAGAATTCGTGACATTGTAATTAGAAGTGTTGATGGAGGAGAATCTCATTAATGGGTTGCGCTAAAGAAGTTATTGGTCCTTATAAAGGGACTGTAATAAATATACAAACACCTGATTTACCCGGTAAAGTATTTATTCATGTACCAGCATTGGGTATTAAAAAATGGGCATTACCCAAAGGTGGAATGAAAAATAATTGGGAAATGCCAAATTTAGGTGATCCTGTTTGGGTATCATTTCAAGATGGAAAGCCTGGTCTTCCTGTTTGGGAACATGGTTGGGTTATAAAAGATGCAGAAGATGTTGAAATAAAACAAAATCCACCGACGAACGATGATCCTGGAATAAAATTAATTAAATGGAAAAATATGAAAGTTATTATGAATGATAGCTTTCTAGAACTTAAAGATGAAGATAATAGATCATTTATTAGACTTTCACCTGAAGAAAATACAGGAATTGAAATTAATTCAAATAAAAACCTAACAGTAAGTTCAAAAGGTACTATAACGTTAAATGCAGAATCTATCAATATAAATTGTAAAGGTAATTATAATTTTGTTTCTCCTAATAATGTGTCAATGGGATCAGGTAAGACTACTGAAATTGTAGCAATTGAATCAATTATAATGAAAGCTTCTGAATTATTTCAAGCAAGAGTTTCTGAAGAAATTGAAATAAAGAGAGGTTTAACACCAGCGGATGAAAGTGGATTTGCATCTGATGCAACGTCTAATGAATTAACGCATCCTATAAAAAATTTAATTGAAGCGGCAAATAATGAAATGAAAGCTTCAGCGACAAATACAATAGAAGCAATCACTAACGTTTTAGATGGAATAAATAAAATAGGTAGTAAAACAAGTATTCAACCCCTTGTTTTAGGAACAGAATTTATTACTTTTTTTACAGGAATATTACAAATGTTAGTAGCACATACGCATCCGACACCTGCAGGACCTGCTACTCCTAGTGTAGAATTAATCGCACAAACTCCTGGCAAAATAGCAGATTTAGTAACAACAATATCAAAGAAGAATTTTACAGAATGACAAAAATACAAAACGAATTAACAAAGATATTAATAGAAATAACAAAAATTGAAAAATTTTATTTTGAACAAAATAAAAAGAAATTTGAAAAAATAAAAAATTTAAAGAAGCTAGACAATGGCAACGAAAGTTGATTTTTTAAATAAAAAAACAATTAAAACAATTACTGATTTTAAACTATTAGAAGAGTATTTAGTTGAAAATTATACTTTTTCTGAAGAAGAACCTGTTTCAGAAGATGAAATAATTTCATTAAACAATAGAGAAACATTATTTAATGATGATGGAATAAAAATAGCAGATAGATTTTTTGAAATTGTTGCAGATGACGATAATCAACAAATCTCATATAGAATTTCAAACGAAAGAGTATATGATGAATTAGGTAGACCAAAGTTTGAAATTGATTATTTATCAGATGAAAATTTTATTATAGTAAAAAATATTGATGAAAATGGAAAATATGTTGGTAAATCATTTATAGCTGTTGATTCTGAAGGAAATATTCAAAATGCTTCTCATTATTTTTATATGGGAATACAAGAAATTCATTTATGGAATTTTACAGGTGAAGATTCTGAAGGAAATATATTATTTGACGAAGTAGAATTTGCAGTTGATTTTGTTAAAAATATACATGAAGTTGTTGATGTTGAAGATCTTTTATTATATAGAATAGATAATTACGCAGGTAATGAGTTATTTGGTTATAAAAAATTCATTTATGATGAAATTGAATCGGGTAATGAAACACAGTTTACTATTAAAAAAGAAGAAAATTGGCGATTAATTTTTGACGATTCAAATGAATTAGTTAATGAACGTATAATTTCGTATACTGAATACGAAGTTAGTGAAATTAATAATGTTATTGGTAATTTTCCAAACAATACGGTTGAATTTTTTAATAGAGCTAATAGTATTTCGATTGAAGAATTATTTGCACCTAAAACACTAGGACATCCGTCACAAAAATATAAAATCAGATCAAAGAAATTTGTATCAATTCCACATAATGAAATTGAATATGTTAATTATTTTGTTGAATATTGGGATTTAGATCCAGAACAAATTTTAAACGATGATAAAGGTGAAACATATAATATTTTTAACTTTTTTGAAAATGAAGATTTACAAAATTTTTTCAATGAAGTAATAGATAATGCATTAATTAATGTTTATATTGAAATTTTAATCAAAAATCCTGAAAATTCTTTAGAGGCTATGAAAGACGATGGTAGATTTTTCTTTCTTGACGAAACCGCAGAGACTGCCTATGAAGAATCATCAGATGATATTAGTATATTATATGATTTACTTTTTAATCCTAATAAAAGTGTTGATAAATTTGATGAAGATTTTCAAAATGATATTCGTACAAGAGAAAGATATTATACAATCAAAGGTAAACTTGAAAGTTTTATATTATATGAAACAGGTGGAGATGTTACAACAGAAACAAACGCTTTAAGTGATGGCAGAATTAATTATATAATTACATCACATATAACCGATGGAGTTTCTAAAGGATTGATATATAAATATAAAGATGATAATAAAGAAACTCCATTACAAATTGATCATTATGAAAATGGTAAAGTTGTTTATATTGAATGTTATATTTGGGATAATGATGATTTAAAATATGTTATTTTTTATGATACTATAATTAATCAAATGATAAATTATGATGTTTATTTAAGTAATCTACATATAGGAACAAAAGAAATAATATTATCAAATAATATTATTGAAAAAATTATTTTTTATGATACAAATAGAACTATTATTAATGAAAAAATTTATTCATTTATTAATAGTAATTATAAGTTAATTTCATTAATCGAATATGAAAATAAAAATCAAGTAAATAAATATGAATACTTTTATAAAAATAATGAATCCAATTTAATCACTAGAGTATTATATTATGAATATAACAATGGTGATAATTCTTGGCAATTATCACAAGAGATTACATATAATGATGACGAGTTTGTTACGTTAGAAAAGAATTTCTCTGATGATATACAAACAATTTTAGATTATGCTTAAAGAATTTGAAACTTTAACACATGTCAATTTTAAACAAGAACTATATACAAATGAAAATGCTGAGAAATTTTTAGAAGATAATAAAAATAATTCAAAGGCAGATCAAGATAAAAATTGGAAAAAGATAATTGCACCAGATTTGAGCTTTTTAAATGAATTAGAAGAAGTTATTAACGCAGCAAAAGGATTAATTGAAATAATATACGAACCAACTAGAGTTGGTGTTGAAATAATTAATAAAATAGAAACATTTATTGGTGGAAAAGTAATTGATCCCGCAGAAAAACTAATTGATACTTCAAGAACTATTATAAATAATACTATTGATAAAATTGGTGGTTCTGGTGGAATGCATATAATGTATAAATCACCAATTGATATAAATATTCAAGCAGAAGATACAATAAGTGTTTCAAGAGATGAAACAGGTAGAATTACACGTGCTATGACAGACGATAATAAAGAAATTGATTCTTCTACAAAATTTGATTCGTTTTGGAACAGATTTAGAGAATCATTTAATACAGATAATGAATTTGAAAGAGATTACATTCCTAGTTTTAATTCTAATGAATATGTTGGTGGAATTGCTATTTTAGCAATGGCACCAGGTATCGATGAAGTAACTGCACAATTAAAAGAATTTTTGAGATTATTTGATATAAATTTTATAACATTTTCAAATATACAAGTACAAAAAGAAATTGATGCGAATTTAAAATTCAGATTTACAAGTATTTTTAATAAAAATTCATTATCATTAGAATGGGATAAATTGAGTTTTCCACATTGGATTAAAGTTACATCAATAAAAGCTAGAGATATTGAATCAAATAAAGTTACAGATATATTAGTTGATCTTAATTTACCCGAAGATGGTATATATAAAAATATTGGTGAAAAAGAACTAGATATTAATCGTATTGATGATATACCTATTTTATATGGTCATGAATATACAGCAGCAATAGAACTTTATACAGCTCCACAAGTTGCAGCTAAATTGCGAGAATCTTTATCGTTAATTGAAACATTAGTATTTACTGATTTACTCGGAAGACATATCGATAGAACAACTTTTGGTAATTTTGATGCAACACAAATAATTAATACAAATGAAACAAGCCAAATTGTTCCATTACAAAGAACTGATGGTGTCGATTTCTTAAAGAAAAGATTTTTTGGAAATTTTGGTGATGGTGATTGGTTTGGAACAACTTTACAATGGTTAATTCCTGAAATAGAAACATTAAAAAATGAAATAAAATTTTTTATTGATAGTCTATATGAACAAATAGGTAGAAAAGAAAATCTTCTTGATGCAATTTCAAATTCACTATCAGAAAAAATAGAAACTGTAACAAACGTAGTTGATTCAATAAGAAATAGAATATTAATTTTATTGGATAAATTAACATTGTCTATTAATGGCGAATTTTTAGTTATAAAAACAATTCAACCACAACTTGGTGGAATAAATAAATTTATTAGTGATATCGCAAATACAAATGGAATTAGTAATAAACAAAAAAGAGATTCTAATTATATTGGAGGAATTTTTTTAGTTGCTGGTGGTTTAGATCCTGCAAATATAACTTCTTTAATAAATTTTATTGAATTATTTATAAAAGAAGATGAAGATAAAGAGCAAACAAAACAAGCAATTTCAGAGTTTAAAGAAGTTACTCAAGTACTTAATTCTTTAAATTCGTTCGATTTAGATGGATTAGATTCAGAATTTGTTGATATAGTAAAGGGTTAATATGTCAGGTAATGCTACTGTTACAATTACATATCCATTTAATTTCAATAGTGGTAGCTTTTCTGATATAACACGATTAGATGAATTAGAATCTGCTATTGCTGTAACATTATTAACACCAATTGGAAGTAGAGAAATGTTTCCTGAATTTGGAAGCAAATTACATTTAGTACCTTATCATAATTCTGATCCTGCTTTGATGGATAATTTATTATTTCAATGGATTCAAGAACCTTTACTTGAATTTGTTCCTGAAATTGAATTAATTGACGTAATAACTGATTATCAAAAAGAAGATTTATTTGTTGATATAAAATGGAAAGATATACAAAATCCTGAAATTGTAAATACATTGACGATTACAAGAACAGATGGTGGATTTGAACTAAAGAGGGTAGCTTAATGAAACCAGGTGAAATAGTTAAAAATTCATTAGAATCAATTCTAAAAATTAATGATATTAATCATATTAATTCTCCTGAAGATATTGTTACAGAAGACGATAAGCAATTAGTATTTAATGTTATTAGTTCAGTTAGAGATTTATCAACGAGTTTAGATAGTATTGAACCTATTAAAACATCATTCTTTGAAAAAGAATTTTATGGTATTATGCTTGAATCTATAGACGCCGCAAGTAAAAGATTTCCTGAGTGGACTAATTTTAATAAAAGAGAAGTCGGAACACTTATTTTAGAGATAATGTCTGCTCAATTAGATAAATTATTTTATTTAGGTGATCAAATATTTACTAATAATACATTACCTACACTAAATAATTATGAGTCTTTAATTTGGAAAGCACAAGAATATTTATATGCTTTAAAAGGAAGAAAGTCTGCAATTGTAAATTTGTTATTTAAATTAGATACAGTACATAGTTTTGATGTTGTTATTCCAGAAAAAACTGTTGTGTCATCTGCTGATGGTTTACGTAAATTTGAAACATTACAATATGCAGTAATTTTAGCAGGATCAAGATCTATTACTGTTAATGCTAGAAATCATATTAGTACAAGTAATTTATTTAATGGTCAAATTGGAATTAAAGATCAAAGATATCCTTTAAATAATATAGGAGTTATAAATGATACAGTCGTAGTCACAGTTGGTAATAAATTATGGACCTTAATAGAATCAATATTGCTTGCTCCACCAGGTGAAGAATTTTATGCATTAGAATATACTCAAGATGAAAATATGTTTGTTGTATTTGGCAATAATGACGATTATGGAAAAATTCCTGAAGAACAAATCTTAGTTAGATACGCGTTTGGTGGTGGTATTGGTGCTAATAGTATTCAAACTGGACAAATAAATAAGATTACAAGTACAATATTTGATTCTGAAGCACAATCAGTAAATGATTTAACTGTAACAAATAGATTTGCTCCGACTGGTGGAGAAAATAGAGAAACAATTGAAAGTGGAAGAAAAAATATATCAGTTTGGAATGCGTCATCAAATAGAAGTATTACAAGAGAAGAATTTGAAATAAACGCAGTTGCTTTAGCAGATATACAAAGAGCATTTGTTATTGACAATCCATATACTAGAGAAAAAGATATTCCACTCTCTTTAGATGAATTTCAAGTTCTAATTTATGTTGTTCCTGGAATAGGAATAGCAGTAGATGATACTTTAAAGAATAGTATTATTGATATTTATACGGATGCATCAAAAAGACCAACATTTGGTAATGTCGCGTCTAATACAATTATAACAGAAGCAATTTATCAAGATTGGGATATTGACGCTAGAGTTTTTTTTGAAAATAATTCTCCGTGGTTATCAACAATTAACTTAATTAGAGGATCTCTTGAAACATCTTTTGGTTTTACATCAAAAAAAATTGATGGAAGTTTTTCAATAAATTGGGGTACAGAACTTGAAGAAATACCAAGAAGTAGAATAATAGCTTTAATAGAAAATTTTAGAGGTTATGGTGTAACTAAAGTTTTACTTGATGGTCCTGTAGATGATTTAGCAATTGATCAATTATCAATTCCAAGATTGATTAATATTACTTTGACTGCATTTAATAAAGATGGAACTCAATTGGCACTATAATGGCGATATTTGATTTAAAAAAATATGTTCCAGAATTTCTTTTAACAGATACTAATGTTGAGTTATATATAGAAATCTTAGAAGAAGTTATTTGTCAAGCATATACTGATTTTTTAAGATTAAGAGAACAATCAAATTTATTTGAAAGAGATGAAGTTTATTTATGGAATTATATCTTAGAAAGAGGTTGGACATTAGATTTAGATTTAACAGAAATACAAAAAAGAAAATTATTACAGTTTTTACCTATTATAAATAAAACAAGAGGAACGACTCAAGTTATTATTAATGTTGTAAGACTGCTTTATAATATTGAATTAGAATTTAAAGAATTAACCGCAGAAGAAGAAGGACTATGGTTATTAGATTTTTCAGAATTAGGATTTAGTACATATCTATCAGATGTTCATACTTTTATCTCTAAAACATTGTTATCATATGATGGTGTTTTAACAGATGCATTAAAAAGAGATATTAAAAGAATTGTTACATATTTAAGAGCTATAACACATGAATATGTTTTTAGTTGGGAATTATCAGATCTTATTGATATTGACGATAGATTTCAATTAGGTTTTTCAGAATTAGAAGAAACATCAAGATTAAATTGAGGAGTTTATTATGGATAGGTTTCGATATGGATATAAATATTTATTTGCTAATGATGATTTACAACAAATATTTGATGTAATTGAAAAAGCAGCTGAAAGTATCGCTATTGATGCACAAATAAATGGAATATTAGAAACAGTTTCATTGCCTGAAAATCAAAGAGAATTAGCATTAATAGAAAATAGTCCATCACCAGATATGACACTTGATTTACTTCCTGGTACATCAAGAGCATTAAATGGAAAAAGTATAAATGTTGAATCAACTAATGATATTGATATAAGTCAAGATGTTGATGAAAATCCAACAAATGTTACGACTATAGATTTTGAAGCATGGAATACTATTTTTATTGCTTATGATGTTGATTTAAGTGATCAACAGATCGATGCACGCGGTGATAGATTTTGGCATATTGTTGAAGATAGTTTTGTAATAAAAGTACTTAAAGGAGCAGAGTTTGATCCAGCAGCTTTAACTCTTGAACAAAAGAAAGTTTATAGACAAGATAAACCTTTTACTGAACCAAATTGGATTTATTTAGGTGATATTTTAAAATATTATGGAATGACTCAGATAGCAGAAGCAGATATTTATAGAGATAGAAAAGAATCTATAACATCTGGTAACGCCGCCAATATTGGATTTAATAATACTGGAGCATTTTACGCACCATCAGTTGATAATGTAGACGAAGCCTTAGAAGAAGCAGGTGAAAGATTAGAAACTGTAGAAGCTTTTGATACAAATTTAAGTGAATTATATGGTAGATATTATAGTTTTGGATCTGAAAATATTTCTTTATATTTTGACAAAGATAATGATAAATTATATAGTGCAAATAAAGAAATATTAAATCCGATAGATTCATCAATTAACACAGATGGTACATATCATTTTTACGCAATTCAAAGTGAAATAGATCCTGATTATCATAAAATAATTTGTAGAATCTATAAAAAAACAACAGATACGTATAGTAACGAACTTATAGTCGACGAGGGCATTGTTCATAGTCCTAAAACAATTATTGTTGGAACAGATTATATAGTTTTTTATTTGCATCAAACGTCATCAACTGCAGAAATTGAAATAAGATCAAGAAAATTATCTTTAGATGATTCAGGTGGAGTTTTAACACTGACATTGACTAATTCAATTGATAATATTAATGCATTTGGAACATATCCAGTTCAAGATGTTATTGCGACACTAAATGATAATCCTCATTATTCTGGATATAAAAAAGCCTATGATATAGCTTATGATACTGCTAATGATAAAATTGGTATTATATGGGCACAAAGCTCTTCACTCGCTTTTAGAGCCATTGTTAATACAACAGATACATTAGGAACATTGACTACGATATCTACATCAGTTGTTCCAGATGATGGTGTAAGTATAGATTATAATGGGTCATTGTTTTTATTTGGAGCATATAGTGATGCAAGTACTACATTTTTAACAAATACAATTGACGATGCTTTAGCATTAGGAACAGAACGGACATTATCAACATCAAATTTTGTTATGGCTAATTTGGTATTTTGTAATAATAATACAGGAACTGATTATTGTCTTATTACAGGGTTTAATACGTCAACAAATCAAGTCGATGTATTAAGAGTTATATCCGATAATAGTGCCGCTGCGATAGTGTTAGTGTCGTTTGATGCTGGTAGTAATGTATTAGGTACCTTAGGTGGTGTTTGGAATGATACAATTGATAATATTTCAATTGTTTTTGATGATCAATCTACAGGTAATTTACATTATAGAGAAATATCAACAGGTGCTGTATCTGGCCCAGATACATTAATTACAACATCGGGTAATTATGAGATATTTTCAAATAGTTTTTGGAAATCTGGTGCAACTGAGCATTATCAATTTATTGGTTTTGAAAAATCTTTAACGTTTCCTTTTAATATAAAACAAACAAGATTATTTTTAATAGATGATCAAGCAGGTCCAATAAACAACACTGATCTTCAACAAGGTGTTGGTGGATATATTACAATACATATTAAAAATAATCCAGAAAGATTCATAAGAATACATTTTGTAAGTAAAGATGGTGATTCTGTAACATTAGAAAATAATGATTGCTTTTATGCAGATATTGATGTAAGTGAATATGTAACTACAGGATTAAATATTAGAATAATAACAGCTACAAATTCAACATTAACGGCGATTACTACTGCATATAATAGACCTATTATTTTATATAGAAAAGATAATTTAAATGATGGTTTAGTTGTTGGCGTTTCTAGTATGAAGATTGCCAAAAATATTCATTGGTTTGAAGGATTATCAGAATTAGCAAGTGATCAAGTTGAAACAAGACATATTAAAGATAACGTAGTTACTCCGGCTAAAATAACTGATATAAATCAACCTAACGGGATTCCACAATTAGATGCAAATGGTAAAATATCAAATACAAATCTTCCATTTCATGGTATGTTAGAAAATGTTGTACATGGAGGTGGATATTATGATCTTGCAGATGAATCAAAGTTTTATTTATTAAAAAATCATTTTGGTAATGGATCAAGTGGTTTTGTTTTTAATACACAAAAAGAATTAGTATTTATAACTAATATAGCAAAATGGACATTTGATTTTGAAACAACAACTATTGATTTATTAACTGATACGGGTGGAATATTAGATAATATGCCAATTACTGGATATACACAATCTGAAATTAATATGGCCGTTTACGCATTATTTGATTCTTCAACAAATGAATTTAAAGGTATGGGAGTATATCGTGGTCCCGAATCTATTGTAGCTTTAACGGGAACAGGTCAAGGTGGAGATACTAGTGAAACAATAACTTTAAACTCACATGCAAGAAGTAATAAATATCAATGGAAAATTGGAGATATAGCTATTATACAAGAAAATGCTGAATCGGAGTCTTCCTTCGATCAAAATAATATTTGGCACACTGTACAAATTACAGCAATTTCTGGAGGGACACATTCTTCAGATCAAACAATAACTGTAGATATTTTATCAGAAGCAGGATCAGGAAACACATTTGGAGGAACAAATTTTACTAATACTACAGGTAAAATATTGCTAGCACATCGTCCTGGAGGAGTTATCCCTGGAACTTATACTGATTTAGGTAAAACAAATATTACAGATAATTATGTTTTTCTTTTTGGTTTTCCGTTTTCATTTATTAATTCTGCAGGAAGTAATAAAATAATTGGATCTGGTTATACTACAGATTTATCTAAAGATAATAATTTTATTTTTAATCATGGACAGTGGAATTTTATAAGAACTACTTTTGCTGTTAATAGACATGAATTATTATTTCCTATATATTCAGGATTTTTTGCAAAGAAAACATTATTTAATGCTCAAAGTAGTGTTTGGTATACTATAAACAATAATAATGGTATAGTTTCTCTTCATAAACAAATGAGGGGTGATAGTAGTTCTGAAATTTATTGGGTTTATCCCATTCAGGCGGATTCTACGGGTTCTGCAGAATGGAAATCTTCAGCTATTGAAGTTGTTGATAATGGATCACTAGAAGGGGTTAAAGTAGATTATCCACCGTTAGATTATACTTCTTTTACAGAATTTTATAGTATATTTTTTAACAATTTAAATCCATTAACTACGACAAATTATAACTTTACTATAAAGGAGATCCATTATTAATGACTTTCACATTAAAACTATACCAATTAAGAACCGATATATATACCGATAAATGGATGGTAGATATTATCGAAGAAAAACGTATGACTATGGTAGCTTCAATTATGGTTGATGCAATTGATGAAGCAACAGCGCTGGCTACAGTTCAGGGTGTTGCCGATGTTGCATGGGAAAAAATGGGAGCATATCGAACAAATACTGAACTTAGTACTTATATTACAGAATTAGAATCTGCTTAATTTAGGAGCTAATAATGTTTTTTGCAGAATTTATTAAAGCATTGTCTTTTGAATATATCGAAAGAAATCAATTAAATATTTTATGTCTAAAAGGTGTTACATGTAATAGAGATAGAATTATTGTTAATAATGATGAAATTGATAAATATAATGATTTAATTATATGTTTAAAAGACGATATAATAGAAATAATGCCCGGAACAGTTGATCCCGGATTATATTATTCAGAAAATCCATTAAATTCAAAAGGTACAGCACATGTAGCATTTGGACAACATAAATTTGTTAAAGGGTTACATCATAGAAAATACAAAGCACTACGTGCAAAAGATGAAAAAATATGGATCGTTAGAGACTATAATCGAAACTATATAATAGATGATGGTGATATTTTTGAATATGCTAGAAATACAGGTGTCAATTGCCATGCAATGGGTATAGGAGAAAATATTGGTAAAAATAGTGCAGGATGTTTAGGACCCTTTGGTGGCTGGAATGGTAATTATTGGAAATCTTTAATGAATTATGCCGATATGAGTTATGAAGATGAATTTCCATTTACAGTATGGCATGGCAAAGATTATTTAAATTTTTTAGATGATCAATGTAATTTTAACCCAACATTAAGGTTTGGTACGATCCAGAATAATGTCAAGGATATTCAAATGCTATTAGGTTTAGATTTTGATGGGGTTTTTGGTAAAAACACTTCAAAGGCTGTCAAAAAATTTCAGGAGAACAATGATTTAACTTCTGATGGTATTGTAGGTAAAAACACATGGAAAAATTTGCTAAAATGAATATAACATTTAAAGACGATAAAGACAAAGAAATAAAAAAAGTTGATATTGATATAGATGAAACAGATTTAGATAAATTAAAAAAAGATTCTGAAATTTTAACAATGAGAATTAAAAAGGTTGGTAAATTCACTTCTATTATAACGTTTTTGTTAATTTTTATAGTGTTTTTAATAAGCATGATATTGTATTTAATTACTGGTGCTGAACATTTTAAAAAAGCTATAGAGACTCTTGGAATATTTATTGATAAATATCAATGGTGGTGGATGACACTAAGTACATTTGTAGGTCTTACTGGCTTACTTAAAGCATTAAAAAGTACAGAAAAAATAGATACTAAAGCGATTACTGATCTCTTACAAAAGTTCATAGGGAAAAAATAATGACAGATGCTGAAACAACCCATACAATTGGCAAGATTTTTAGTAAGATCAATGATTTAGATAAAAAATTAACAGCATTAGAAGAAAATGTAAACTTTCTTCTTCAGAATAAAGAAAGTGCAACAAGTGAATTTCAAGAAATAAGAAAATTAATACAAAGCTTAAAAGATGAATTAACAGCGGGTGCGTTTCAGCAACCTTATGAAACATGTGAAGGCTATAAAGAACTCACAAGTAAAACAAACGATTTAGTAAATAGAGTTAAAATAATAGAACAAAAAGATACAGATATAGAAAAAAAACAAAAATGGAGAATGGGAATTTGGGCTTCTGTCATTGGTGGCGTTTTAATTGCATTTATAATATCATTTTTTACTATCTTTTATACGCCAGAAACAAATAATAAAGATGATAAAATTGATAAATTAATAGAGCTTTTAATAGAAGATATTAGAAAGGAACGTTAATGATCAATTTAGATGAAACATATTTTAAAACAAATAAAAAATATTTCAAAATTGTATTAGTTATAATAGGAATTATCGTATTATTATTTATTGGATGGCTTATAAGAGGAAATTTTACTTTATATGATGATAAAAATATTACTAACGATGATTATGTCAATGCGAATCTAAATAGACTTGATATAAAAATTAATAATATTTTAGAAAAACAAAAATGTGATATCGAATATATAGCAAATACAGTTAAGTATATTAATAACGAATTGCAATTCGCTTATGAAAATTTAGAAAAGATTAAAAATTATAAGGAAATTTTACATGAAACAAGTAATAATATTGATTATATCAATAGTGTTATTAATGATTTCAGACCTTCTGTACCCTGAAGTTGATTTAGAAAATCACGAAGAATTAAAACAATGTTATACACTGTTATATAATGAATACATTGATTTAGCACAGAAATATGATAATTTAAATGGTACATATTCTATTTTATTAAATGATTTTGAATTACTTAATAGTAAACATGAATTAATGGCTACAGAATTCAGTAAAAGTATCTTATTGCTAGAAGAAAAAGTTAATACAATAGATGACTTAGTTAATGAAATAGAAACAATGATTGTTTTAATTGAAGTTTTAAGTCGCAAGAAGAATCCACTTTTGAACTTTGATATATTTACACATATAGGGTTCAATCAATATTACTTTGGATCAGCAGGATTGAGCTGGATGCCTATACAATATAAAAGGTTAAAAGTTGGTGTCTTTGGAAATTTAGGATATGCGTTATTTAATTCTGTAATATATTCTTTTGGTATTAAAGTAAATTTATCACTTTTTTAAAACACGCATGTTAAAAAGTCAACTTTGATGTTATATTCAATAGCCGTCCAAGAAAAAATCTTATCAATATATAATATTACGTTTCACTACGTCTTTAAATGAAAAGAAATTGAGAAACTAAGGTATAAAATGAATCTAAATTTTTATCTTAAAACAATAGATTGTATCAAATCAAAAAGAATTACAAAGAATAGTTGGCAGATTCTTAAACTTTCTTTAGATACAGATGCAATCTCTTTAAAGATTTTTAAAAATCATGCACGGACTTTTGAGATTAAGAAACTAAATGTAGATAATATTTCTAATATAGAGAAATTAAAATTAATCTATAAAATAAATGAATTGAAAGAATTTCATCTTAGTATAAGCCACATGAAATCATTCAAATATGATATTGATATCAATGTTGATAAATCTATTGTAGAATATTTAGATTATGCAATAGATATATTGGAGAAGTAAATGAATGGTAATGGAATTAAAAATAAATGTGTTAAAATACTTATAATATTGTTAATTATTATTTGGTCAGTATTTTATACGACAGTAATTTTGATTTGATGCAAAACAAGGTTTAGACGAATGATTTCAGAAGAAAGCTCAAGTGAAAGAAGAGTTAGATATCAAAGAGCTAAAATGGTAGATAAACAGCTTATAAATTGGTTTTTTAATGAACAAGATATAGTTCAAGATTCATTTGATTTTTTAAGTTATAAACTAAACGAAACATTTGATGAATGGTGGGATCGTATTAATAATGAAATTCAGAAAATAGTAGATAATGAGTTTTAAATGACAAAAGAAAATGAATTTAATTATCCTTGTCCTATTTGTGGATATAAGGAATTGACAGAGAAACCAATAACAAGACCTTATATGTATCACAAAGAAATAGTAGAAAATATATTTAACTGTTATGTATGTGTCAATTGTGCTGCAATGTTTGATAAAGAAATTATAGATAATATGAAGGCAAAATTAGATGACAAAAAAAGATCTTGATTATTTAAAGTTTTTAAAGACAAAAATAGTAGATAATCATAAACAATGTAAAGGATTAGGATTTTATAAGAAAGATGATTGTGATTGTATGCAGGCGTTTAGATGGTTAAAAGAATTATATAAAAGTAAGATACCTAAAGAATTTTGGCATGTAAATTATGATTTAGTTTTAAAAGATGAAATAAAGAAATATTTTAGTAATTTTGAAGAGAATTACATAAATGGCAGAGGATTTTTTATTTATGGTGATTATTCGGTAGGTAAAACAACTACATTGTGTGAAATAGGCAAAAGATTTATGACGAGAGGTAAAAAGGTAGTTTATTTTTTATTGAGTAATTATGTAAATGCATTATACAATGAAATGTCTAATGAACCAGATGATAGTACTGCTATGTATTTATATATGATAAAAAATGCAGACGTATTATTAGTAGATGAATTTGATAAAGTTTATATTAAAAAAGGTAGTGATTTTGTTTTAAGAGAAGTTGAAACATTTTTAAGAAATAAATTTATGAATAATTGTCCTATATTTGTATGTTCTAATAGTGATATGCAAACAGGTGAAGATATATTTGGTGATTTTTCAATTGTATCTATTATGAATAGAAATTTGAAAGAGATTGATCATGGTGATGAATCATTATCTCATAAGAATGAAGAAGTTCAAATAGATGATTATATGAAAAGTAATCATATAATAAAATATGCTTCAATATATCATAAATATTATCAAACATTATATGAGTAAAGGATAAAATAATGAAAATTAAATGTTTTGAATGCAATAAAGAATTTGATTTAAAAGAAGCAGATGAAATTTTTGACTATGATATAATTTTTCGTGAATATAAAACAAAAAATCCTTATGGTTGGTTTGATTGTTGTTGTATACATTGTGGTGTAGTATTAAATATTAATTATGAAATTTCTATAAAAACTATACAAAAATCTGATTATCAAAGTATATAGTTTGTTATAAGGAGAAATCAATGGCTAAATTTAAAAAAAGAGATGTAAAAATTTACGATGCTTTTAAAATAATAAAACAACCTACAACTATTTGCACTATGCAAGATGGTACATATTCAATTAAAGAACTAGGTGATTGGATTGTTATCCATAGTGATGGTTTTATAGAATTTTGTAGTGATTCATATTTTAAAGAAAAATTTTATCCTGGCGATGAAGAATCTAAAAAATATTATGAAAGAAATTTTTAATGAATATAGAAGAAAAAGCCGAAGAATCACATTTTAGAAATATATCTGCTGAAAAAATAATAATCGCTTATGTTTTGAGAAAAAATAATATTTTCAAGAAACATTTAAAGAAGAATTATTTTACAATATCACCTTTTAGATCATTTCTCTCTTTAGTACAAAAGAAAAATATTCATTATGATAAAGAATCATTTACTATTTTAGTTAAGAATAAAGTAGGAAATAAATTTAAAAATTATTCTAAGTTTGTTGAAAAAGTTTATAATGTAGATTTAGAAAAACATGATGATAATTCAATAAATGAATTACTTAATGTTCTTAAAAAATTATGTGAATCAAGAGAAATTTTTAATAAAGTTAAATTAGTAATAAATTCAGTAGACGAAGATGGATCTTTTGATAATGATAATGCAAAAAAAATATTAAGTGAAGCATCAAGAATTGATATATCAGAATCTAGAGACAATTCAAGGGGTGAGTTTTTAAAAGACTATAAAGAAAGAGTTGCAGTTGTAAAAGAAAGAAAAGAAAAATATGAATCCGGTGAAGGTTGTATTGGAATACCATCTGGAATTACTAAATTGGACAATATTACAGGTGGATTTATGGCAGATGAATTAATTTTAATTGGAGGTGAGACAAATATAGGAAAAAGTATTTTTGTTGAAAATTTAGCAGCAAATGCTTATCTTGCTGGTAAAAATGTAATTCTATTTTCATTAGAAATGAGAAAACATCAAGTTCAATTTAGAATTGAATCAAGATTAACAGGTATACAATATACAAAGTTTAGACTAGGGGATTTTATACAAAATGATTTTGATAAATGGAAAAAGTCAATTAAATTATTAAAAGAGACTCAAAAGAATTGGTTAGAAATTGTTCATTTAACAAATGATTGTACCGTAGATAATATTGAAAATTTAATTTATGAAATACAAGATGAATATAACGAAGAAGCAGACGAAATAATTGTTGACTATTTAAATTTAATGTATGCAGGTGACGATAATAAAGCATCGTCAAGAGATGCATTGGCTCAAGCTGATATATCATGGGGATTAAGAAAGTTATCTGGTAATTTAAATGGGAAAGGTATACCTGTAATAACGCCTTGTCAATTGACCGATGAATCAAAAAAGGTTGAGTTTTTAGATACACAACATATAAAATATTCAAGAGGGACAGTTGAAAATTCTTCTATTGTTTATGGACTAAAACAAACAAAAGATAATAAACTAGAAGGAACAATGCAATTACAATTGATTAAAACAAGAGATGGAGAAAGATTTAAACCAATTTTACTTAGGCCACAATTTGATATTATGTTAATTAACGATGAAATAGTTCAGATAGAAAGTTTAGATGATTTATAATTTTTAATGTTAAAATATTAATTAAGTTGTTATTATTTTATGAAAAGAAAAAAGTCTTTAACAAAAAGATGTATTAGCTTAATTAATATAATTAGAAAGTGTGAAGATTTTGATTCAAAATATTTTATTGCAATTGTTAAACATTATAAGTATCCTTCAATTGCAATACATAATAAAATTACACATGAGATTATTTATTTAGCTCATACAAGTTGTCAAAGTGTTAAATCAATTAGAAAAGAAATATGCAGGAAATTTAATATGAATATAGAACAATTAAAAACATATAAGGCTATAATATTTGATGGTAATAATTTAGTCTTCAGATATAAAAGACCACCGTTTAATCAATGGAAAACAACAAAAGGTGAAAAAACTGGTATTATACATGGAGCTTTAAATACTATATTATCACAAGCAATGAAAAACAATGTTGATCATTTAATTGTTTGTTGGGATTCTAGATTCAATTTCAGAAGGGAAATTGATAAGAATTACAAATCTAACAGAGATGGATCAAAATATACTGATGAGGATCAATTGTCTATTCAAATTGAAACTCTTCATCAGTATTTTAATTATTTTGGAATTACTTCAATAGCATTAGATGGGTATGAATCAGATGATTTATGTTATAGTGCTGCAAAGAAATTGTCTAAGAGATTAAGTAACGATGAATTAATTTTAGTTATTAGCAACGATGATGATTTTGATCAAATTGTAAATAAACAAATACATGTTATGCATCCGAAAGGGAATAATAATAATGTATTTTTAAGAAAGCCACATGATTATAGTTGGTTAATTTATAATTCTTTGATGGGTCAAAAAGGAGATGTAATAGAAAAAGTTAACGGGTTTGATAAAAAAATATCTATGAATTATGCAAAAGAATATAAAAATGTAAAAGATTTAATACGCAATTGTAAAGATGATATTATTAAAAAGAATAAACAACATATTATTAAAAATTATAAACTCGTGAAAATGAGATATGTCGATGTAAATGTTACTAAAAGAAATGTAAATTCTAAAAGATCATTCGAGTTATTAGATTATTATGAATTAAAGAAAATAAAAGATCAATATACAAAATTTCTTAGAAGTTTCAAACATTTGGAGGGATAAATGAATTACAAGACAAGAAAAAAAATTATAGATATGACACTATTAATAGTAATATTATTTTTTGTAGGAGTATTGATATGTGTTACATCTCAATGTTCTGGTAAAGAAGAATTAGCACAATTAAACATTGAATTAAATGATGCTAATAAACTAATTAATACTTTAAAAGATGAAATTGCTATAAATGAAAAAGAATTAAGTAAAGTAAAAAAAAGATATGATTCACTATTAGGTGATAGTGAACTTTTACTTACTACGGCTGAAGATCAAGATAAACAGATTGAAGGTCTTGATTCAAGAATAGAATATCTTGAATTAAATATTCAAAGATTAGGTGTTTTAGTTAAAAAGGTAGCAGATTGGATGTCATATGAAGGTGATATTATCAATGAGATAGATGAGATATTTATTATGTTACCTGAACAAGAAGAATAATTTAATGCACCCGTGGCGGAAGTAACGCATGTGCAGTTTCGGTTTTCAGTCTCTTCAATGGGGGTACGGTCCCCGAGGAGTGGTATAAGGCTTAAAAAAGAGCGGCAGTCTGCATTTACCGTGAGATGTAGTCTGGGTATGTAATCCTGGCGGGTGTATGGTATTAAAATTATATAGAGGTATAGAATGAAAGAATTACAGCCATGTCCAAACATTCTTTGTAAGAGTATGAATTTAAAAATAAGAAGAAATGCGATGCATAGTGGTGATAAATTATATTATAAATATTGGATTGAGTGTTTGGATTGTAACGCGACGTTAATTTATAATCCAATTAATGCGACTACTCATAAAGAAGCTAAAAGTGAGTTAGTTGAACAATGGAATAATCGTTCAATTGATTAGTTTGAATAATTATTAGGATATATTATAGATAAGTAATATGGATAAAATTAAATGTAAAAGATGTGGTGATATGTTTGAACATCAGTTTAATATAACTAAAGATATTTGCGCTAAATGTTGCTATGAAATTGATAGAACACTAAATATATTGCATGAATATGATCAATCTCATCCTGGCTTTTTAGCAAATATTTTAAAAAATATAAATAATGAATTAGTTAAAAAATAATTATTGATGAATATTGATTTAAGAAATATTGATATTATTAATGAACTTTCACAACGAGGATATGAGGGAAAAGTATCTAATCAGAATTTGATGATTTGTTGTCCATATCATGGTGAATCAAATCCTTCATTTGGAATTAGAATTGATTTTTCTTATAAAAGAGGATTATTTCAATGCTGGTCGTGTGGTGAAAATGGTAATTTAATAAAATTATTATCTTATTTAGATGAATGCAGTATTTATACAGTACTTGATAAATTAAGATCTCAATATATTGATGAGATTAAGCTAGATGATATTATTGATTTATATAATAAAAAGTTTAATAATTATGAATATGTTAAGATTTACGATGAATTAATTTTAGAAAAATTTAAAGAACCGTATGATAAGTATAAAGATTATTTAATCGATAGAGGAATAATCGAAGAGTATATTGATATTTTTAATATTAAATGTTGTGATAAAGGTGTTTTATCAAATAGAATAATTATTCCCATCTATGATGAAAAAAATAGATTAATATCATATGATGCTAGATCTATTTACGGTAGAAAACCCAAAGCAATAAAATTAAAAGATAGTGATTCTAAACATGCGTTATTTGGATTAAACAATATAGAAGAGATAACAGATTATATTGTTATTGTTGAAGGTGAATTTGATGCTATTTATTTACAACAATATGGTTATAATGCAATCGCATTATTAGGTATAATTATGTCTTCTATTCAATTTGATAAATTGACTAAATTAGATATTGATAATATTTATATAATGTTTGATGGTGATGTTTATGAAGATGAGTTTAAATATAAAAATTTGTGTCAAATTTATTCAAAACTTAGTAATTATTTCTTTGTAAAGAAGATTAAAATAGATTGTGATCCAGATGAATTAAGTTATGAAGATTTACAAATTAAACTAAAGGATGTTGGATAATACTATGGATACTCAAAATTTGATATTGAAAATAAATATAGTTAATTATTTGTCAATGATTAATGATTTTTTATATTTTAAAAGTCATGTTGAACCTAGTCAAAATAATGATCCAATGAAATCTCAAGATATTAGATATCTATCAAGAATTAAAACTTTTAATGAAGTCTATAAGAGTGTTAACGACTTGATGACTCAATATGAAGATGAAATGTTTGAGCTTTTAATTGAAAACGATGAAAGATTTAAAAGTGTCTTTGAATCGCTAAAAGAAATTCAAAAAATGGGTAATTGATATGGAAATGGAACAGTTTTTAGATTTAACCATAAGTGATAAAATATTTGGTAATGGTCAATGTGGGACTATGCTTGCAAAGCAACATAGTAAATTTTTTAAAAATACAAAAACTGTTGTATCTAATACTGCAGTTGATAATATCAAATTATTTAGTATTGAAGATGTTATGCTTTTAGGTGTAGATGGAACTGGAAATGATCCTGATAAAGGTGAAATGATAGCTAGAAATAAGATTGATAAAATAAATAAATTTTTATTTGAAAAATATGAAGATGTCGATGGAGAAATATGCGGTCCAAGAATTGTTGATGATGATGAATATATAATTATTTATACATCAGGTGGTGGGGGTAGTGGAAATGGAATTACAAGAGTTATTGTTGAGCTATTGGTTGAATTAAATAAAAAAATATTAGTAATTATTTCAACTCCAAAAAAGAATGAAGGTATTAAGAGAAAAAACAATACAATAAAATTAATTAATTGGTTTATTGAAAATATCTTTTTGAAAGATATTGATTATGTCAATGTTATTCTTGCGGATAATCAATTACTATATGATAGATTTAAAATGAAGAAAACACATTATGATAGAATTAATTATCACATTATTAATCCTTTAAAAATGTTTTATGATTTTACATTTAAATCAAATTATGACTTTTTAAGTGGTAATAATGCGAATATAGATATGTCTGATTTAAAAAGGGTACTTTATAATAAAAATTCTGGGTTTGTTGATTTCAGATATTTTCAATTGGATGAAGGTATTGATGATGAGTTTATACGTAAATTAAATACAGAATCAATGTATTATGGATCATTTGATATAAATACAACAACGAATTATATATTGGCAATTGTCTTACCTAAGGGAAGTGATAAACATACAATGAATACAAAAGCAGAATTAATTTCTAAAAGAATTGAAGTGATGACTCGAACTCCAAATTCGTATGTTAGTTATTTCTATTCTAGTAATGTCGATAAAATTACTGGGTATATGATTTGTGCAGGATTAAAGAAGAGTAAAGCAATGATTAAATTAGTTAATTCAATTAAGAGAGATCATAAAAAACTTGAAAAAAAATCAGAAGTTGAATTTGTGAAACTTGAAACTGGTATTGATATTTAATTTTTTTAAAAAGATTTTACAAACTTTAAAAAAAGTAGTAATATCTAATTACTATTTTATTAGGAGATTGTATGATTATTGACATTAACCAAGTATTTAGAGATTATGATAGACTGATATGTAAATATGCATATAAAGTTTCACATAAATCTCCAGTTGAGTTTGACGACGCGAAGCAGGAATTATCAATATTATTATTAAAGTATATCAATAACTTTGATGAAGAAAAGGGTAGTTTATCTGGTTTTATAAATCAAACATTGAGTTTTAGTTCATTTAAAATTATGGACAACGCTTATAGAAATTATAAATATAAGAACGCCAATTTAGATAATTATCAAGATCAAATTGCTTATGATGAACCTGATGCAGATGTTACAATTGATTTTGAAAGAATGTTAAATAATTTAGATAGAGTAAAGGCAAAAGAAATTATTGAACTTTATTTAAAGGGATTTAGCGCTACTGAAATTGCAAATATTAAAAGTAAATGTATTTCATCAATTACTAATGAATTTGAAAACGTTAGGAAATGTATAAGAAATTATTTTATTGATTATGATGATGTACAACCTTGTTTATTTGTAAAAACTAATAACGTAATGAGGCAAATTAATTATGCCCATTGATAAGAAATTAATTATGAATGATATAATTATTATTGGTGCTGGTCCTGCAGCACTATTAACGGCTTATTATTTAAAACAATATCTCAATTGTAATGTAACTATAATTGGAAAATTATATGGTCAATATGAGAACGCTTTTGGTCCGAGATATTTACATGTTTCTGATGAAGTAGAAAAGATTTTAAGACAATTTAATATCAAGCAAAATGTTAAAAAGACAAACATTGGTTTCTGTTACAATGATGAAATTAAAGATTATGCAACAAAAGAATTTTTATTAGAGTATTCAAGAATTACACGAGATGGAAAACACTATGATAGTACCGCGTCGGGAGGTAATAATTTTGAATATTTTGATTTTTCACAGAAAGAATTTATTGAAACAATTTGTAGATTTTTGTGGTCTCAAGGTACTACATATTATAACAGTTTAATTGAACGTGTTGACTATTATGATAACAATCACGTTGCAATTCATTTAGATAATAATTATTCAATTAGAACTAGTCATGAATATATTATTAATACAATTCCTGCTCCTGATTTTTGTAAATTATTTGATGTAAATCCTTATTTTAAATATGAATATAAAAGCAAATATTTTGTTAAAATAAATGGTTTGATGTTTAACGATTATGATTATATATATTATGCTGATAAAGATATTCCTTTTATAAGAGTTACAGATAATAAAGATAAAACAATTACGTATGAATCAATTGATCGAGATAATGTCTGTATACTTAAAAAGATTTTTATGTCTAGTGGTATATTACAATATGGTACGTTAAAGTATGGCTATTTTTTAGAGAATCATTGTTTAGATCATATTGGTGATATAAAATGTTTTGGTAGATATGCGTCATGGGATCATTCTATACAGTTTCACACATTGTGTGATAAGTTAAAAGATTTTGTTGATCACGTTATGGCTTATGGGTGGGGAAATGAATAAATTAAAAGAAATTTGGGAAAAACAACTTGACTTTAATAATCAAGTTTTTAAAGATAAAGGATTTGATATAAATAATTTAACTGAAGAAGAGTTAGTTTTTTGGTCTAAGGAATTTTGTTTACATCTTTATTCTGAAATAGGTGAATTATTACATGAAATGCCATTTAAAATGCATAGAAAATTTGATGGCGATATAATTAGATCAAATATTTCTGAAGAATTGATTGATATATTTAAGTTTCTTGTTGGGTTGTGTAATTTGTGGGGAATTAATGATGAAGATTTTTATAAGAATTTTTTAAATAAAACAACTGTTGTTGAAGCAAGGTATAATCAAGAAAAATTTATAAACAATATCGATTCAAATAAAAAGATTGCAGTTATTGACATTGATGGAGTTATTGCTGATTGGCCTGATTTTTTTATTAAATGGATTAATGAATATTCGAATATTATGTCTAATTATGGTATGTTAGATAATGTTTCTATTAATGAAAAAATAATTGATTTTAATGATTTTTTAAATCTTGATTTAGAAGTACAATTAATATTAAAAGATAGATATAGACAATCAGGTGTTAAAGCCGAAATGGATTTTGTTCCTGGAGCAAAGGAATTTTTACAATATTTATATAAAAAAGATTATATAACTGTATTAATAACTGCACGACCATATCATAAATATAGTAGAATCTATTCTGATACTTTAAAATGGATAACAAGTAATAATTTACCTATTGATATGATTTTTTGGGATGAAAAGAAAGAGCATAGAATAATTAAAGATTTAAAAAATGTATCTTTTGTTGTCGAAGACGATGCAGATAATGCAATTAAGATTGCAAAATCAATGCCTGTAGATGTTTATTTGAAAATAACACCTTATAACAATATGTATATTGAAAGAATTAAAAAGATTGATACTATTATTCCATTTTTTACTTTTGATACTATAATGAGTAATTTATGAAAGTAAATATGAAAAGTAAGATTCACAAACTTTATTACGGATTATGCACATGTAAACGATGTAAAAATTTATGCGATGAAGAATTTAATACAGAAGATATAAGATATGGGTTTGGTAAATTAAAAGGATTACATATAGGAAATAATTTCTTATTTGTTGGTATGAATCCATCAAATGTTAGAGGGATATATGGTACGTTTGCTTTTGATGGAGGTTTTGGATTAGAATTTTTAAGAATGATCAATTATTTAAATGAATGTACAATAACAAATATTGTTAAATGCAGTACAAAAAATAATAAGATTGATGAAAGATTAATTAATAAATGTGGTAATAGATTTCTATTAAAAGAAATACAGATTTTAAAACCAAAAGTAATCGTTCCTTTAGGTAAACAAGTTGCTAAATTTTTTGATGCAGAATTATATAAAGAATCTATATTTGAATATAATGATAGAGAAGCAATTGTTTTTCCAATAAATCATCCTAATTATGTTTTATCTTATGGTGGAATGAGTGTAGATGATTATAAACATATATTAGATACTCTTTATAAGGCATACACTAATGAGTAAATTTAATATTGATTTTTTTATATTTCAAATTAAAATATTATTGCTTTTGCAAGACTTAAAAGATGAAGATATTATTGATGATTTTGAATTTGATTTAAACGATAACGATAATTATAATGATAATTATGTTGATATTTATATTAAACCAAAAAAAATAATTGAAAAAATTAAATTAGATTTTACAGTAACAAAAGCAGGTATTGATGAGTAAATTAATATTCTTTGAAGGTATTGATAAGTCAGGTAAATCAACATTGAGACGTAATTTTGAATTACAAAATAATTATCAATATGTTTGTCACGACAGAAGTATTCTTTCACAATTAGTATATAATAAAGTTTATAAAAGAGAACATGATAATGATATTTTATATAAAATAAGTAAAGATATTTGTAAACATTCTGTAATAGTTTTATGTATAGTAAATGCGAATGATTTTCTTGAGAGAATTGAATCTACTGATGAAATGAAGTGTCATACTATTTCAAGACGCAGTCTATTTTATCAACAAACAATTTTCATTGATATTGTCAATAAACTAAAGGCGAATTTTATTGAAATAAATACATCGGCAAATAATATTGACGCTTGTGTTAATAAATTACAAAATTTTATGGAGATTTGCGATGATATGAATGATGTTATCAATAATGATCTTGATGATGATTCTTGGTATTCTAGAGGTGCATATCCCGACGATGATTGAGGTAAAATAAATGTATAAATTATTTTTAACAGGTCATAATGGAATGATTGCACGTGGCTTAGATAAACAATTAAGTCATAAATATGATATTATGCCAGATATTTATCCAACTTATAATGACGGATTAGATACAGAAAGATTTCATTTTAATGTTAAAGATTATACTCAAATGAGAAATGCAATTAATGATTGGAAACCTGATGCTATTATACATATAGCCGCAGTTGTAGGAACACATAGATGTATAAACAATGAAGAAGAAACTATTTTAACAAACGTTTTAGGGACACAGAATATTATTAAAATATGTAGAGAGTTCGATTTACCTTTAATCAATTTTAGTAGCACAACTATATTTGATCCATTTGAATTTGATACTTCTATTGGTGGATTTTGCAATAACGCTAAACCATTTGAAAATCATCCTTCGTTATATGGTATAACTAAAAAAGCAGCTGAAGATATTTTATTTATAAATAAAGATATTGATTGGTTTAATGTTAGACCTGTTTTTGTATGTGGTGATTATCCTTACGATAATTCAAGTATGATAAATTTAATACTAAGACATATTCGTTTTCATAAAAAAGAGAAACTTGATATCTATTTAGAATATAATAAATATAAAGATTATTTTTATATCGATGATTTTTCAAAGTTATTGTCAATTATATTAGATATATATGCATTTACTGAATATGAATATACTAAAAATTTGTTAATAACAAAAAAGTATATTCATAAAAGTATTAATTTAGCCAAAGGTGTGCCTGTTAAATTTGAAGATATAGTTGATTATATAAAATGTACATACGGTTGGAATAATAGTATTAATATACATGATACTGGAGATTATTTAGGTGATCATATATGTGATATGGATTATCTAGAAGAAATGTTTGAAGGAATTTATGATGAATACTCTATAGAATATCAAAATTATGCAGATATAATAGATAAAATTTGGGAAAGTATGAAGGAGTAAATATGACAAATGAAAGAATTAATGAATTAAGAGAAGCAATGGGAACATTGCCATCTGAAAGACCTGTAAAAGAGACATATATATATTTTGGGTGTGAAAAACTTGATGTTGAAATAATTGATTATAATGAAAATCCATATAAATCAATTTTTGCAATAGCTACTGCAACATGGGGTAATGATGATTATATTAATAAATGGAATGAATTAGATCCATTGAATAGATATTTTGTTGTATTATCTGCTTTGACTGGTAATACATTACCAACAGCTTTAGAATCAGTTACGTTTACTTTTAAAGTTACAGGTTTACCACGACATTGTTTTGATCAACACGCAAGAGCAAGAATAGGAACTGGGTTTGGGTCAAGCGGTTGTAGAGACAATAATAAATTAGATGCATCAATTATTTTATATACATATTATAAAGAATTATTTGAAGAAGATGCACAATTAAGAGATATTATTATCGAACATTTTAAACAAATGAAAGATATTTATGAAATGATAGTTAAAGAAGATCAAGGTACATGGCAAGCAGCTAGATCTGTATTACCTATGAGTTATCATCATCCTTATCATTTTACACAAAATTTATTAGCATTGATGGGTCAGTGTAATAGAAGAATGCAATTTTGTGAAGAAGAATTTATTGTTGGATTACATTGGTTGATTAGATATAAAATCGAAAAGTTAGGATTAAGTTTGATTGCAGATACGTTAAGACCTGGATGTGATAGATCAAAAAAATGTACTTATTCAAAAGATGATCATTTAAGTAATGCTTTTGGATGTTTATTTTCATCATGCGGTAGACATTCTTCAGGTACAGATTATTCAACTTTTAATCAAAGCTGTACTGATAAAAAGACTTTAGAAGATCAATTAGGATTACCAATAAATGACCCAAATGATTGGATCAATTTTAGTTCAGATAGAGATAGTTTTAATAGATTATCAGATTATGAAAAATCATTATTTATGGATGAATAAATGCACGATATTAATTTTTTAAATTCAAATCAAAAAATTACAAAAAAATATTTTAAAAAAATTATAATGGGATTATTTAATGATATTACAGAAGAGGAAATTAATAAAAATGAAGAACTTGCAATAGATGAAATTAAAGAAGGAAATAATTTTGATCCATTTGAGTCAAGATTTAAATATATAAATCGTTGGTATCGATCTTTGAAATTAGCAATACCTGATTATTCAGTATATGATGGATCATATTATTTAGCAATAGCTTTATATGGATGGCTTTTTGATTCTAAAAATTATGTTAAAAGATTAGCAACATTAAATTATGAGGATATAGAAACAGTTATAGACTTTGGATGTGGTATAGGATTTACAACATGTGCATTGTCTGAAGCTTATTCAGAGGCAAATATTATTGGTACAAATTTAAAACAATCAAAGCAATATAAAATAGCTAGATTTGTTGCAAGAAAAAATGACAATATAAAAATAGAACATAATTATAGTAAATTATCTGAATGTGACATTGCTTTTTGTAGTGAATATTTTGAACATATAGAAAATACAATCGATCATTTAGAGTCTATTATAGTACAATGTAATCCAAGAATATTTGTAGTTGCAAATGGATTTAATATTGTACAAACAGGACATTTTAATGAAACAATATATGAAGGAAAATTATATTCAAGGAGATCTTTATCAAAGTTATTTAGTTTTATATTGAAAGATTATGGATATAGTCCTATTAAAACAGGATTTTGGAATAATAGACCTAGTGTCTGGGAAAGAAATTAATATGAAAACTAATTTATTTAGAATAAAAGATAATCAACTAGAGAAACAATTTATTGTTACAATTCATGCCAATTATAATTGGGAATTAAATAAATCTCTTGATTATTTTTTAAATGAAAAATTTATCAAAGAGCATAGATTAAAGAATTGTGTTGTAATTGATATTCATTATACAATTAGTCAAAACGAGTTTAAAGCAGACGTTATAACAAGAGATTTAAATTAATATGAAAGATTTTATTCATTTGCATACACATTCGCATTTTTCATTTAGAGATGGATTAAATAGCCCTGATCAAATAATACAAAAAGCTATCGATTTGAAACAAAAAGGAATAGCTATAACTGATCACGGTAATATGTGTGCATGGTCTGAAATGCATTCTTTTTGTAAAGATAAAGATATAAGACCTATTTATGGTATTGAGTTTTATGTTACTAAAGACAAGAACACAAGAATTAAAAATGAAAAGAGAAATCATTTATTGATGCTTGCTAAGAATTACGATGGATTAAGAATGTTGTTTAAATTACTTTATGAATCACATAAGTATTTTTATTCAAGACCAAGAATAGATTGGGAATTAATAAAATCATTTAGAGATGAACTTGTAGGAAATGTAATTGTTTCAACTGCTTGTATTGCGGGTGAATTACAACAACATTGTTTGAACAATAATAAAGAAGATGCAATTAAATTTGTTAAACGTTATAAAAAGTTATTCGGTGATGATTTCTATATAGAACTTCAATTTAATGAAATAGCTGATCAAAATAAATCTAATAAAAGATTATTAAAGTTTGCTAAAAAATTTGATATAAAACCAATTATTACAGTTGATTCACATTATGTTGATAAAGAAGATTATATAACACACAGAAATCTTTTGTATTTACAATCAGGTATTAAGAAAACAACTGGTGATATATCAGATAAAGATAAAAAATCATCTGAATTATTATGGGAATTTGATGCTAAACAACTTTATATAAAATCAAGATCTGAAGTATTTAATTCAAGTGAGCAATATGGTTCTGATAATAGTGATAATGTTTTAAATGAATTATGTGATAATACAGTTGAAATATTTGAAAAGATTAAAGATATCGAATATGATTGTACAAATAAATTAATTGTTCCTGTTGGATTTGAAGACAAAGATGAAGATGAAAGATTTAATTTTTTAAAGAAACAATCATTTATTGGACTTGAAAAAAGATCTAAATCGATTAAAGATTATGATGAAGAAAGATATAAAAAACAATTAGAATATGAATTAATTGTCATAAAAGATAAAAAAATATATGATTATTTTTTATCTGTTTTTGATTTAGTTAAGCAAGTTAAGAAACGTGGAATACTTGTTGGAGTTGGGAGGGGCAGTGCGGCAGGGTGTCTAGTTTCGTATTGCTTGGGAATAACTCAAATAGATCCAATAAGATTTGGGTTATATTTTGAAAGATTTTTAAATCCTGGTAGAAATGAATTACCTGATATTGATATTGATTTCAGTGATAATAATTTTGTTAAAGATTTTATGTTTGAATATTTTAATAAGAAAAATGAAGATGGTGAAATTGTAAATACATCAGTCGCTTTAGTATCTAATTATGGAACATTTCAATTTAAAGGTGTTTTTAGAGATGTTTGTAGAATATATAATATAGATATTGGACTTGTAAATAGTATTGCTAAAGATGTTAAAACTGCTTTTGATGTTTGGATTAAAAAAGAAGAAAATACTAGAGATGATAAACATAATATTTATTTTGCTGATGCGATTGAATGTTGCGATTCGTTTAGAGAGTTTATTGAAAAACCTGAAAATGAAGAATTAGCAATAACAATGAAGAAGCTAACAGGTAAAATTAAACATATAGGTAAGCATGCGTCTGGAATTATTGTTTATCCAAATATATATGAAACTTGTGCAACATACGCACCCCGTGGTGATTTAATGCAATTACAATTAAGTCCTCAAGAGGGAGGATATGCAAGAGGATTAACGGCAATAGGTCATGTCAAATACGATATTTTAGGACTAAAGACTTTAAGAATTATTGATGATGTTTTAAAGTTAATTTCAAATGGTGATAAAAAGATTTATAGAAAATATTATTTGAAAATACATCCTGATATTGTTGATATTAATGATATTAAAGTTTATAAAAAAATCTTTTGGAAAGATTTTATGGTTGCAGTATTTCAATTTGAAGGACATGGAATTAGAAAAGTAATTCAACAAATGCTTCCTGATAAATTTGAAGATATTGCTGCAATAAATGCTTTATATAGACCGGGCCCAATATATGGTGGTGTTGTTGATACTTTTATAAATAATTACAATAATCCTAAGGATATCGAATATCCACATGAAAAATTAAAGCCTGTTCTTGAAAAAACATTTGGTGTTTTAATATACCAAGAGCAAGTTATGGAGATAGCCAATGTAATAGGTGGATTATCTCTTGAGGAAACAGATAAATTAAGAAAAATATTAGGTAAATATGATGCACGTTCTTTGGCAAGGATGAAACAAATAAAACCTGATGATTATCGTAAGCATTTTGAAAACTTAGATAATATGAAGAAAGTTGTTTTTAAAGGTTTTGAAGAACATGATATTGATAAAAAGAAGTCTAAAATAATTTGGGACTTTATGCAAAAGTTTTCTTTATATGGATTTAATAGAGCACATTCTGTTAGTTATGCTATGGTAGCTTTTCAATCGGCATGGTTAAAGTGTTATAAGACTTTAGAATTTTATTGTGCGGTTTTAATTAATTCTAAATTTGAAGACTTTAAAACAATTATTAATGAGTTTCTTAAATATAATAATAAGTTTTCAATATCAAAACCAGATCTAACAAAATCTCACTCTAATTTTTCTATTATTGATAAGTCAATTATATTTGGCTTTGAGAATGTAAAAGGTATAGGTGATAAGGCTGCTTTTGAATTAAATACAAATAGACCTTATAATACAATTAATGATTTTTTTAATATGGATAGTAAAATTAGTTGGAGAAGAGTTACTATTAAGATCATTGAAATAATGATCGAAGCAGGGCTTTTTGATTCTTTTGGTTATACTTATAAAGAGATATATGGTGCTTATTTATTATGGGGAATGAGAAAAAGTAAAGCAACTAAAAAACAAAAAGAAAATATAAAAGTTTTTGATTATTATATTAATAAGTATAACGAAGAGGGATTACCTGATAACAAAATTATAACAGAGCAAAGAAGACATAAATTAAAAATCTTTGAACATTATGGTCAAGATAATTTAATTGAGACTGAAAGTAGATTATTTGGTTATAATTTTAGTAATCCATTTATTGCGTTTTTGGGTGAAGATAAGTATAATAAAATAAGTAAAAAGTATGACTTAACAGATGAAATAATATTAGAAGAAACTGATGATAAATATATTGTTTTATATAGAGTTATTGAAATTAGAAAAACAAATGATAAACGTGGAAATCAAATGGCTTTTGTAAAGATTGAATTGTTTAATGGTAATCAATATGATTTAACAATTTTTTCTTCGTTATGGTCTGCACTTGATGATATTTTCAAGAAAAATGGATTCTATATTTCAAGAGTTAATGTTAATGAATATAATGGTAATTATTCTCTTTTATTAGATAATAATTATAAAACAAGACTAATAAAAAAATAATGTTAAATTTATTAATTTAATGTTATTTAATTAAAAGGAGCAAATTTATGAGCAAAGCAAAGAAAAAAGAAATAACAGTAAAAAAGAAGATTTCGTCTGTGATTGCTAATGTAAAAGATGAAGCTTTGAAATTAATGAAAAAGGGTGAAACAAATCTTGATACTATTATTGATAGTGTTATTGATAAAGTTCCACCTGAAGGTGTAGCAGAAGGTAAAGAAAGAGTTTGGTATGAATATTATATCAAAGTGACTGCAAAAGATGAGGGGTTTGAAGCTAAAAAAGAAAGAAAAAGTAGTATATCTAAGCCAAAAGCTACAAAGAAAAAAGAATCTAAAAAGAAGAAAGAACCTGAAAATGATATTTCAGACGACGATCCTAAACTAACAGCAGACTTAGAAGATTTTGACGATGATGATCTTGATGATGACGAAATTGTTGATTCGGTAGATGACGATGATTCAGATGATTCAGACGATGACGATGATTCAGATGATGACGATGATTCAGATGATGACGATGATTCAGACGATGATGACGATGACGATGATGACGATGACGATGATGATTGGGATGGCGATGACGATGATTCAGATGACGATGACGATGATTCAGATGACGATGACGATAATTCAGATGACGATGACGATGATTCAGATGACGATGACGATGATTCAGATGCTGATTCGGACGACGAAGATCTTGATGACGATGACGAAGATGATGATTGATGAGGAGAAACATAATGAGCAATACTAAAGAAAGGTTAAATGAACTTTTAACAACAACAAAGGTTGCAAAATTAATGGGTGTTTCAGTTCCTACAGTTAATAACTGGATTAACAGTGGTAAATTAAAGTCAAAAAAGTCATTTGGTGGCTTCAATAAAATAGTTGTTAAATCATTGCTTGTATCTTTGTATTTAAAAGATCTTGATTTTCCTGAAGAATATGATACTGAACAAATTAAAAAATATATTGTAAGTATTAGTAAAAAGGAAAAAGAAAGAAATCCCGAACAGGCACAATTTAGAAAAAAGAAAAAGTCTAAAGTAAAAAAACAAAATAATGAAACAATCACAAATGATGATTGGGATGAAGTTGAGGGTCAATAATTATGGGTCTTGAAGATTTTGATACAATTAATATGAAAGTTAAAGACTTTGTAATTAATGAAAAACTTTCAGAAAGTTTAAAGGTTAATTACAACAAAGTCGATTTAGCTAAAAAAATGTGTGAAACTCCGGCTATCTATGGTTATTGGTTGATGATTCAGAATGAACAAAATAGAATTGTTTCTGAATTAAAAGATAGTTTTGATATTTGGCTTTCAAATGCTAAAAGAGAGGTAAGACAATCTGTAGGAAAAGCAGTAACAGAAACAAGTGTAAAAGAAAGTGTAATGTTACAAAAGAAAATGTCGAAGAAAGGTAAAGAAATATCTGTCTATAAGACAAAGACAGATAAAATCAGAGAAGAAGAATTTAAATTAAAAACAATTTCTAATGTTATAAAATCATTCGAAGTGTTATTTAAGATGCTACAGTCTATAGGAGCTATGAGACGAAGTGAAATGAAAATGTCAAATCCAGACATACCAGAATTTAGTGATGGAGATGAACATTCTTTAGATGATCTTGATAATTAGGAGTAAACAGTATGGACGGTAAACTTTTTAAAACCATAGAATTGACTGATGAAGAATGCGAGATTATAAAGCCTTTAATCGATATTAGTGATGATGCTGATGTAGCCTATAGAAAAGCCTCAAGATGGCTCAAAGAGTCTAATAAAAAACTATGGGATATTATTGGTGAAATAATATCACTTGAAGATTATGATAAAGAGTTAACCGCTCATCTTTATCATAAAAAGAAAAAAGTCTTTTTATATTTTTCGAACGATATAAATTAAGGAGTAAATTATGGCTATTGATTTAGGTAATGAAAAACAAGTTGATGAGAGTTGGGAAAGAGCTGGTAAGGATGATGAGTATTCACCAGATTTTATTCAAATCGATAAGGGTAGGAATTATGTCGCATTAGCTTCAAAAAAACTTGAAGAAGGATATGGACATTTTATTGAAACCAATGGTATGAAAACGTTTATACCATGTGAAGCGGGTATAGAAGGTGAAGGATATGCACCACGAAAGTGCAAAGTATGTGCTTTGGCTAATAAGATATATAAGATAGCTTCAACATTTAAAGATTCTGATAAAAATATGGAAAAAATTTGGAAAAATAAGGCAAGTGAAATTAAAGCATCATTGGCTTATATATTTCTCGGTGTTAAGGGCAGAGAGATTACAGAGATGAAGAAAAATAAAAAAGGTAAAAATGTTGAAAAGAAGAGTGCTATTTTTACTACTGAACCAGATGATGATGGTAATACATTTCCATTACCTGTACAAAAATTAAGAATTTCTAAGAAACATTGGGCAGGTATGAAGCAATTTATATTAGATCCTGAAGTTACTCATATTAAAAAAGCATCAGATCTTGTTAAATATATTATTAACTTTTATAAAGAAGGTGCAACAAAACAAAATCAATATGGTAAAATTGTACCTAAAATTACTTCGATAAAAGCTAATCTTGAATTAAGCAAAGATCAATTAGAACAATTAAAACTTAAAGAAAAAGATCTTGCAAAATATTTTGGTTTACTCGATAGTAAAGAAGTTGAACAAATTATTAAAGATTATGAAGAAGAAAATGATATCGATATAGAAGACGACGATACTGAAAGTAAATCAAAGAAAGATAAGAAAAAGAAAGACAAGAAAAAAGAATCTAGTAAAAAAGTAAAAATTGAAGAAGATGATGAAGAAGATCTTGATGATGACGATTTAGAAGACGATGAAGATCTTGAAGATGATGACGATCTTGATGACGATGATTCAGACGATGACGATGATGACGATGACGATCTTGATGATATTAGGTAATATAATATATGTCAGACAAGAAAAAAAAGAAATCAAAGAAAAAAATTACAATTGATTCATTAGTTGAAAAGTACAAAGGTAAAATTTCATTAATTAATACTAATGAAGAATACAAACAAATAGATTCTAGCAATGCTTATTCATTTGGTAGTTTATATATGAACTATCAAATGAGTGGTAATTTTGAAGTAGGAATGCCTAAAGGCAAAGTTATAGAAATCTATGGATTAGAAGGGACTTTTAAAACATTAGTATTAATGATGGTCTATGTTGATGTTCAAAAACAGGGTTATAAAGTTTTACACGTTAATGGCGAAAGAAGTTGGAATAACGCATTGGCAGAAAAATGTGGAATTGATTTAAGTAATGTTATTTTAATTAACGCAGAAGACGCTGAGGAAACTTTTGATATTGTATTTGAATTTGCAAACAATATCAGTGATCTAAACATCGGTATGATTGGTATTGATTCTCTTGACTCATTAGTTCCTAAAGTTATTTTACAAGGAACAATGGATGAAAACTCAATGGGTGTTTTTGCGAGATTGATGGGTAGATTTTTAAGAAAAATTGTTGGTATACTTGATGGGACAAATGCTACACTTATTTGTATAAATCAGGTTAGATATAAAATCGGTGGATATGGAGGACAACAAACAAGACCCGGAGGAATAGCTTTACATTTTTATGCATGGATCAATATACAATTAAAAGTTACAAGTAAAGATCTTGTTAAGAAAACAGATAGACTAACAAAAGAAATAGTTCAGATTGGTGCAATTGTAAATGCTGAAGCAAAAAAATCACGACAATATCCACCTTTTAGAAAGGCTAAATTTTTCGTTGAATATGGAAAACCTATTAATAAAATTAGAGATTTAATTGAAACTTGTATTTTATTTGGTGCTATGGCAAAAGGTCCAAAAAAGAAAGTTATTTATCATGGATTAAACGATGGAAAAGCTGTAACATTAAAGAAATTAATGGGTCATATAAAAGACAACAAATTGTATAAAACAATTTTTAATGAATTAATTGAGAAAGAGAAAGAATTTAATGCGAAATAAAACAACAAAATTAATTGTTCCTTTTATAAAATGGGTATTCAGATTATTCAGAATAATATTTATTCAGAAAAATAATTTTGATTATTCAAAATTAGATGATATAAATTTTTCTTTTCAAATGATTTATTTTAACGTTATCATAGATTATATGATAAAAAACAAAATAACTGAAGAAAATAGAGATGAAAAAATGACAGGTGAAATAACGGCAATTACAGATTCTTTATATAAAGAAGTTTATAATGGGTAATTTAGTTATAACGTCTGATTTTCATTTGGGTATATCTGTTGATTCTAAAATTGAGAAAAATGGATTACCTACTAAAACAGAAGAAGTATTAAAGAATATTTATTTTATTGCAAATTATTGTCATGAAAATGGTTGTAAGCTTATAATATTGGGTGATATATTTCATACAAATAAACCTGATCCAATATTTCTTACTAAGTTTATAGAGTTTTTAAATTTTTTAAAATCACTCAATGTTCAAACATATATAATTCCTGGAAATCATGATTGTAATTCATTTTTTGATGGTGCTATGGATCCAATAGCAATGCTAGATTATAAAAATATAAAAGTTATTTTAGATATTGAGAAACAATTTATTAATGATATTAATTGTATATTTGTTCCTTACACACAAGAATATAGTGCTAGTGATGCTATATTTTCAATACAACGGCATATTACTAAAAAATCAAGTAATATTGTATTTTGTCATCATACTATAGATGGAGCAGTTGTTGGTGCAGAAAGAAAGATAATGAGAGGTAAAGATTATAAACTTAATAAGATTGAAAAAGTTGATTTAGTTATTTCAGGACATGTTCATAAGTATCAAACGTTTAGTAATAATAAAATACCTGTAATTTATTGTGGATCTCCTATACAATTTGACGTAACAGAAAGAAATGATAAAAAAGGATTTGTTGAATTAAATAAAAAACTTGAATATAAGTTTCATGAATTGGAAGTTACAAAATATAAGAAAGTTCAAATTGATTTTACTGAAGAAATTAGTGTTTCAGTTTTAGAATATTATGCTAAGAAGTGTCATAATTGTATAGCATATATAGAAATAAAAGTCACAAATGAAAATAAGAAAATATTAAATTTAAATGACGTGAGAGATATATTTGGTAAATATGTAAAATCAATTTCAAAGATTATTATTAATTGTATTGATTTTGAAACAAATAAAACAGAAATAAAAAAGAATAAGTCTGTTAAAGATATGATGAGTGATTTTCTTAAAGATAAATTAAAAAATAAAAAATTACAATATGCATTAAAGGAATGCAATAAAATTATAGATATGTCTTATGATAATTATAAGTTCGAACAGGAATCTTGATGTATATTAAAAAATTAATATTAAACAACTATCAAAGTTATAAGGAGACAACACTATTTTTCCCTGAAGGTATCTGTGGCATAGTTGGTCAGTTTAAAAATAACAAAGATAGATCTAATGGTTCTGGTAAAAGTTCTATCATTGAATCATTTCTTTATAATATTTTTGATTTTTCAAGAACTGGTAGCACAAATGATTTAGTAAGAAATAGTACAACACAAATGTGTGTTGATGCTACTTATGATTTGAACAACGAAGAATTAAGAATAATTAGAGCTAAAGATAATAAAAAAAATAGTATTGAATTATACGTTAATAATGAAGAAAGACATAATATTGATTCAATCACTGATACACAAAATAGAATATTAAGAATGATTTCTATGAATAGACAATCGTTTGAAAATTCTGTTTGTATTATGCAACACGAGAGTGACGGATTTGTTAAATCAACACCTACTGTAATGAGAAATTATATTTCAAATATATTTGGACATAATTTTTATGATTTATGTGCTGATAATACAAATGATAAACTTAAAGAGACTAAGGCGAATAAGAATGCTTTAATTGGTATTATCGATGACTACAAAAAATATGACGATGAAACACATTTAAATAATTTAGAAAGTAAATCAGAAGAATATAAAGATTTAATGAATAAATATGAGAAGTTATCAATAAAACACAATAAAGAATATGTTAATTCAAAAACAAAATTGTCAGAGATTGAAGCTACAACTGAATTAAAAGATAATTATAAAAAACAGATCAAAGATAAAAGATGGAATCTCGAAGAAATAAGTAATGAGATTGAAAAAACTAAAACAAGGAAAATTGAATTAGAGAAAGATGAAATAAGATTAAAAAATAAAATTACAAAAATAACTGAAAAACTTAATAATATGGATGTTGATGATTCTAAAATTGATGAGTCTGAGATTAAGTTTCAAAAAACAGAAAAGAAGATAAAAGTTACAGAAGCACAATTGCATCGATTGCAAAATGAATATAATTCTATAAAAGATACAATTCGAAAATTTGATGAACTTTCTATATGTCCAACTTGTGAACAAGAAGTTAAACATGGTTATAAAACAGATAAAATCGATTTATTAAAAGAAGAATTAAAAAATAGAAAATTTGAAACTAAAGAAACAATGAATGAACTTGAAAAACTAGCATTAAAATCTAAAGAATATTTACAAGTAATTGAACAACTAAAAGATATGAAGACAGAGAAATTATTAATTGAAAGTACATTAGAATCAACAATAGAAAAATTCAATGGTATGACTAATTCTTTAAAAGAGAAAACAAATAATCTAATAGAGCTAGAAGCAAAGAAACAAAAACTAGTTAAAGATATTAAAAATTTAAAACAAAAATATTCAGAAATTGATGTTGACGATACTGGAATTGATAGTTTAAAAATACAAATAAATAATCAATTACAATCATATAAGAAATATGATTCAAGATTTAAAGAAGAATTAAAGAATTACGAACATACAAAATCTGAAATAAAAGTATATTATGAGAACAACGAAAAGCTTTTATCAGTAAAGAAACAATATAAAAAATTGGGTACGATTGAAAGTATATATGACACTATTAAACAGGGATTTACGTCTATTAAAAATGACATTGTAGATTCAACATTTGTTAATATTGAAAACAATACAAATGAGATATTATCTGATTTAAGTTATTCAAATTTTGAAATAGTTTTTAATGGAGATCCTGATGCAAAAAAATCTAAGTCTCCATTAGATATTGTTAAGAATGGTAAGTTAATGAAGTATAAGTCTTTGAGTGGTGGTGAAAGAACAATTGTTAATTTTGCAATACATTTGGGAGTATCAAATTGTTTTATAGGTATTAATAACGCTAGACCACAATTCATATTTTTAGATGAAATATTTGCAAGTATTGATAAGTTTGGTAGAGAAAAGATATTTGAGATTTTGAATTATTTGTCAAATTTATATAGACAGATTTTTGTAATATCACATGTGCCTGAAATAAATAATTCATTCCCAAATACAATACTTGTCGAGTATGATGGTGAAATATCAGACGCAAGAGTTATTTAAATGAATAAATGTATTTGTAAAAATAAAAAACAATGCTATTGTTTATCAAAAAATGATCATATAAAAAATCTAATTCATGAAATGTATGATTTTGAAAGATATAATTATCCTATTACAGATATTACTTATCATTATAAACATGGTAAATATACAGTTGAAGGTGTCAATATAAATCCTGATAATGATAGAGATCAAATTAGAGGGTATAAATTAAAGTTTACACTTGATATAGAAACTGAAAATTATCAAGAATCAGTTTTTACAAACATTGAAAATTTAATTGCTTGGATATCTAAAGTATTTTTTGATGTTTTAGATAATAAGTCTTATGAAATGTAATGACTCCTGAAGATAAACAAAGAGATATCAATATCTCTAAAAAAGTAATAGAGCGTGATGGTGAATGTCTTATATGCGGTAAGAATTATAATTTAGCTCCACATCATATAGTTCCAAGAGGTAATAGAAAATGCAGATGGAAATTAAGAAATCTTATTACACTTTGTTTTTGGTGTCATAGAAAATTGCATGATAATCATGATTTTAAAATGCGTGTTTATTCATCGGCTAAAATTAGAAAAATAGCTAGAGCATATATACAAAAATTGGGGTATGAATAATGTTAGATTATGTATTTTTAGGAATTGCAATATTGGGATTAGTAGTAATGGTTGTAGGTTTATGGCTGCGGATATCAGATTTAGAAAAATCAGTTATTTTATTAAAAGAAACTGTCAATTGTTTAAGTGAAATTATTATTTCGGAGAATTAAATGACAACTGATAAATTAAAAGTATTAAAGCAATTAGAAAAAGATATTAAATATTATAATGATTATAAACGCGAATTAGTAGTTTTTCAAAGAATTTTTGATGAAGATTGTGACAGTTTTAGTAGATTTGAAATTATTTTTTTGAAAAATAAATATAATCCACAATATATATGTAGAGAAGCTAATTCTAATGATGTTGATAGTAAACATATTCAATCTGAAACATTTACTATGATTGAGTGCCATTTTTGTGAAGGTGTAAGAAAAGCAATAGAATTTGTTCAAAATAGAATAGAATTTTTAGAAATACAATTTAATAATATGTGAGGTATAATGAAGATATTAGCAATTGATCCTGGTACAATTAAATGTGGTTTATGTTATTATGATAGTGAGAAAGAAATATTTAAACATAAATTATTTGATTTAACGAAAGAAAAATTAAAACCTATTGTTAGAATACAAGAGATGGCTAAAAGAGTTTCTCGATATATTAAAAAGAAACAATCTGATATTTTAATAATTGAAGACTATGCTTATGGATCACAAGCACGATCAGTAACAGCTCTAGCAGAGTTTAGAGGTTCTTTGTATTGTTATCTAAAAAAATCATTTGATTTAGAAAAAATAATTATTGTCGCGATAGGTACATGGAAGAAAGGTGCTCTTGGTAAAGGTAATATTAAAAAAGATATGATTCTTAAAGAAGCATTGCGTAAATATAAAAAGAACTTTGATGATGATAATTTATGTGATGCTTATTGTATGGTACAATGGTATTTAAAGGAGAAAAAATTATGAAATGTTTTTATCACTCAGCAGATCTTGATGGTCATGCTTCGGGTGCAATCGTCAAACACAAATATCCAGGATGCGAAATGATCGGTATAAATTATTGTGACCCTTTTCCCTGGGATTCGATTAGATCGGATGAAACGATTTATTTTGTTGATTTTTGTCTACAACCGTTTGTGGATATGTTGAAATTAGCGGATATGTGCGACACGCTTGTTCTTATCGACCATCATAAAACAACAGACGAAGAGCTTCAGAAAATGGAAGATAAGCCTAGCAATTTTAAATTTTATTTTGCTCTTGACAAGGCTGGATGTGAATTAACATGGGAATATATATATCCTAAAATACCGATGCCAAAGGTAGTAAGATTGCTAGGCCGCTATGATATTTGGGATCAATCAAATACAGATACATTACCTTTTCAATATGGATTAAGAATGTATCCATTTACTACACCCGGGTTAACAGATAATATGGATTTTTGGAAAAAACTATTCGCTAACGATCAATTATGTTGTGAAATGACCGAGAGGATTATTTCGGAAGGTAACCTGATATTAAAATATGTTAATTCTGATAATGCTAAATACGCAACACAAACAGCCTTTGAAATGAAAATTCGTTATAATTATGAACATCGTGTTTTATTTGAATTACCACACACTTTAGATATTACTGGGTATATTACAATGAATGCGATTGTTATTAATCGTGCACTTGGTAATTCTATGGTGTTTGATTCTGTTTATGATCCCGCAACACACGATTTGATGGTGCCATTCTATCTGAATAAAAATGGTACATGGACAGTGAGTCTTTATACAACACACGATCATATAGACTGTTCTAAAATAGCAAAAGTAATGGGTGGTGGTGGACATAAACAAGCTGCAGGATTTCAAATAGATGATATTAATAAAATTTTAAAGGAAAATAAATGACAATATTACAATTATTATTTACAATATTTATTTTTGCATGTCTTTTATTTTGTGTAGTTGGGATTATTGTAATCATTTATTTAGAAAATAAAAAACTATTTGGTAATTTAAAGGAAGATGAATGATAAAGATAAATAATGCTTACACACGTAAATTTTCAATAATGAAGAAGAAAGATTTCTGCAATTGGATAAGCAAAGAAATAGAATATAGCGATGATAATGATCATAATTATAAAAAGGTTATAGAATATCCAGATTTTTGGTCTGATGTAGCAGTTAGAATTGCAACAAAATTTTATTTAACAGAAAATGAATATTCAATCTTTGATATGTTTGATAGAATTGTTTCGAGATTATGCGAAAATGGTGTCAGATTAAAATATTTTGATACTAAAAATCATGAAACTTTTTATAATGAAATGATGTACATTTTAATTCATCAAATTACAATGTTTAATAGTCCAGTATTATTCAACTTAGGTAATGATAAAAAAGGATTTTTAAGTGCTTGTTTTATAGTTGATTCTGAAGACACTATAGATTCAATTATAGATAATGTTGCAAACGAAGCTAAGATATTTAAATATGGATCAGGAATAGGTTCTAATAGAAGTAAGATTAGATCATTTAGAGAGAAATTGTCAGGTGGTGGTGTTCCATCAGGTCCTCTTTCGTTTATGGAATTATACGATAAGACAGCTGCGGTAGTTAAGTCGGGCGGTAAATGTTTACCAGGTCACCAAAAAATTTATACTATTGACGGAGCAAAAAGGATTGATGAATTAACAAAAGATAAATTTTATGTTTGTAGTTTTGATCCTAAAAAAAATAGATATATGGTTAAAAGTGCTAAAGCGTGGTGTTCAGGTATCAAACAATGCTATAGGATTAAAACAGATAAAGGTACATTTGATTTAAGTTATGATCATCCTATTAAATTGAGAACAGGTGAGTTTATACATACAATAGACTTAGAAGTTGGAATGAGATTATTTTCATTTAATATCGATGAGAAAATGAGAATTGGATTAATGGATGGTAAAAAAGGAAGAGATACACTATATAGATTAATCAGTAAAGATATTTTAAATAAAGATTTAAAAGGTAAAGTAGTTCATCATAAAGATAGTAATACACATAATAATAGTTTAAATAATTTACAAATTTTAACACAAAAAGAACATGCAAAAATTCATAATGATGAATATGTAAAAAATAAAAGTCATCCATGGTTAAAACCTTTGCCTAAAAAAGGTGAAAAAAATGGAATGCATAAGAAAAATAATTTTCATAAAGACGAAGAAAAAGTTAAAAATTGGAAAGAAAAATTGAGTATTTCAGGAAAAAATAGAAAAGTTAAATATTCTGATAAAACAGCTAAAACTAAATTAATGAATACTGCATATAGAGTTATTAATGCAGGTGGAAATATAGATACATTTGATTTATATGTAAAAAATAGATTAAAATATATTGGTAAATTTGACAGTGTACCAAGATTAAAAAGAAGTATCGAAAATTATTTTGGTGATTATGAAAATTTTTTAAAAACAGTAAATGAAAATAATCATAAAATTATTGAAATAATAAAATTAAAAGAAGAAGAAGTATATTCTGTTGAAGTTGATTGCGATTCTTTAGATGATAAATCTATAAATTCTGGTCATAATTATATTATATGGTCGTTAGATAATAAAAGTGATATTTATGGTAAAGGAATTTGTGTTTCAAATACACGTCGCGCCGCAAAAATGGAAATATTGAACTACGACCATCCTGATATTATTGAATTTATTGAAGCTAAATATAAAGAAGAGATTAAAGCAAGATTATTAGCTTCTACAGGAGAATATTCGACAGATTTTTCTAGTAAAAATAGTGCATATAAACATGTTAATTTTCAGAACAGTAATTTTTCTGTTTCCGTAACTGACGATTTTATGGAAAGAGTAGTGCAAAATAATACGTACGCCACAGTGGCAAGAACAACTGGTGATCAAATTGATATTTTGAATGCAAAAGAAGTATTTAATAAAATTTGTGAATATTCACATTTTTGTGGAGATCCTGCTTTGTTCTTTGATACGAGAGTTAATGATTGGCACACGTGCAAGAGAAGTGGTAAGATAGAATCTAGTAATCCATGTGTTACTGGATCAACATTAATATTTACGACGCGTGGTCCGAAAAGAGTTGATGAACTTATTAATGATTATGATAATTTATATGTTTATGGTTATTCTTATGATAGGAAAAGGATTTCAGTTGGAAAAGTCAATAAGATAGTTAAAACAAAAGTTAATACAGAAACAGTAAGAGTCGGGTTCGGTAGTGGTGGCTATATAGATTGTACACCAGATCATAGATTTTTATTAAAGAACGGTAAATATAAAAAAGCAAAAGATTTAAAACAAGGTGATTCTTTGACACCATTTTATTGTAGAGTTGATAAATTTGGGTATAGAAGAATGAATCTTTTGGATGGTGAATATCCATTACAAAAGTGTAATAGAGTTGTTGCTAACGATATATTAGATTTTGATAGAAGTGATAGACAATTTCATGTACATCATAAAGATCATGATAAGCTCAATGATGATCCAAATAATTTAGAAGTTATTTCAAAGTCAAAGCATGCTAGAGATCATGTTATGGGAGATAATAATCCTATTCGTATTTTGAAGAATACGAATAAAGAAAAATATGATCTTTGGAAAGAAAATTGTGCTAGGAAAGGTGTTAATAATGGTATGTTTATGGATTGTGACGCTAAACTATTATATAATATAATGGTTGAAGCTTTAGAAAATTATTCTAAAAATAAGAGAGTTAATAGATCAGAATTAAATGAATGGAATAAAATAGTTAAAGAACGCTATAGAGGTAAAGCTCCTATTGGTCATACTTATAAAAGAAGAGTTCAAGGTTTAGATTGGGATGATTTTAAAGAAAAATGTTTACAATATAATCATAAAGTTATTTATGTAAGAAAACGTAAACGTGAAGATGTTTATGATTTATCTGTTCCTTCGTTGGGAAATTTTGCTGCTGGATCTGAGAAGGGATTTGTTATTATACATAATTGTGGTGAATATGTTTTTCTTAATGATAGTGCATGTAATTTAGCATCGGTTAATTTAATAAAACTTCTAGATGGTAATAAATTTGATATTGATAAATTCAAGCACATTATAAAATTATTTGTAATTTCGCAAGATATTATATGTGAGATTTCTGAATATCCAAATGAATCAGTAAAAGAAAATTCACAAGATTTTAGACCATTAGGATTAGGCTTTAGTAATCTTGGATCACTGTTAATGACATTAGGTATTCCTTATGATTCAGATGATGGAAGATTAATCGCATCTCTTATCACTAGTTTAATGACGTCTACTGCTTATGCTGTAAGCTCTGAAGTATCTGAATTTTTAGAACCATTTAAATATTTTGAAAAAAATAAATCTTCTTTCAGAAAGGTTCTTAAGAAGCATTTAGTAGAACACAAAAGAATAAATTTTCCTCAATTAAAGATAGATTTTAATTATAATGAATTGTACGACGAAGCACTTGATAATTGGTCATTTATTACATCGGAAGGTTTAACATTTAGAAACGCTCAAGTTACAGTAATAGCTCCTACTGGTACAATATCATTTTTAATGGATTGTGATACGACAGGTATTGAGTCTGATTTAGCTTTAATAAAGTATAAGAAATTAATAAGTGGTACTACAGAAATTTTAATAAATGATTCGGTACAAAATGCATTGAAAGCACTAGGATATGATGAAAATTATACGAGAAATATTCTAGAACATCTGTCAGAGAATAATGATTTAAGTGATTGTAAATTTTTGAAAGAAGAACATCAAAAAGTATTTGAATGTTCATTACCCGATAAAGCTGGGAATATGCTTAGCTATGAAGCACATATAATGATGGTTGCTGCAGTACAACCCTTTATCAGTGGTGCGATTTCAAAGACAATAAATATGAGTTCAGATTCTACAGTTGATGATGTTAAAGATGCATTTATGTTTGCGTGGAAAAGTAAATTAAAAGGTATTACAATTTACAGAGATGGAAGTAAAATGACTCAGCCACTGAATACTGGTAATAATAAAGGTTTTATTGGTCAAAGCAATAAAAAGAAAGCACTTGATGATACAAGAAATGCCTCAGTACATAAAGTAAAGATTGATAAACAAACAATGTATATAATTCCAGGTGAATTTGATGATGGTAGTTTAGCAGAATTATTTATAATTATGAATAAAGAAGGATCTACGACTGCTGGTTTAATGGATTCACTTGCAAAGATAATATCAAAGGCATTACAATACGAAGTTCCTTTAGAAGAATTATGTAATTCATTAATTGATATGAAATATGAACCTGCTGGAATTACATCAAGCAGTATCAATGAATTAAGATTTGTTAATTCACCTTCAGACTATTTAGGTAAATATTTATTAATGAAATATTTAGATAAAAATGTTACACAAGTTCAAAAAGAAACTGGTGAATCATGTAGTAAATGTGGAACATTGATGGAACAAACAGGAAGATGTAAAACATGTCCAAATTGTGGTAATTCTGATGGTAGTTGTGGTTAAATTATGTTAATTTTCTTCTAAGATTGTTATTATCTTATGTAAGGAGAAAATTATGGCAAAAGCAAAACGTAAAAAGAATATTTATTTTGAAGTACATTGGCATGATGATTATGTTGATTTTTTTTGTTATTATGACACAGGTTTAGAAGAATTAGTTGCAAAGTATATACCCAAGTTATATACTTCTGCAAGAGTAAAAACAAAAACAAAAAGTTTTATAGGATTAAAAAGATTGTATAACAATTTTTATTTGAAGCAAAGAGAAAAGATTAGTTTCAATATTAAGTCGAGGTTAATATATTAATATGAAAATATCTGAATTAGAAAAATTTGATGATATAATGAAATGTTGTGCATCAATAACAAAGACTAAAAAGTTTGATGTTTCAAGAGTACCTGAGCAATTACTTTTAGTTGCATCAGAGATGGCAGAATGTCTTGAAGTAGTTATACCAAAAGAAAATACTATCGTGACAGAACAAGATGCTTACGTTGTTGATGTTATTGCAAGATTTATTACTCTAATGAAAGAGTTTGAAACATTTAGAGCTGCAAATAAAAATAATATGCCAAGTTTTTCTTATACTATATCTGATAAAGCAAATTTTAAAGAAGAAATAGCTGATACATTTATCAGATTATTTAGTTTTTGTGGGATAATGGAACCTAAAATCTTAAATAAAATCAAAGAGAAGATCAAGATAAATAAGAAAAGACCCGTTAAGCATGGTAAAGCATTTTGATAGAATAGGAGTATAGAATGAAAATAAAAGACTTGTACGAGATGTCAGTGGAAGAAGTGGAGCGCTATAAACAGGCGTATGACTGGCAGACTAAATTAATTCTACTGATTCAGCATAATAGTAGCAAAATAGATATAACGATAGGTGAATCTATCCCTGACTGGATTGAGGATTTGATAAAAAAGCAGATTGTAGGTACACAGACAGAGTGAGGTAATCAATGACTGAAGAAAACGCCAAAGAACACGAAAAAGAAGCTCAAGTCGCCCTTGAGGCAACTAAATTATTAAATGACTTTCTTAACGATGAAGATGTTAATTTAAACGCAACGGCTATCAGGGGATTATTAAAATCAAATTGTGTTATTGTTAGAAGCGGATTAAGTGCAGTGATTCGATTGTACAATAGCAAATAAAACAGGAGATTATGAGATAAATATGATTGATATAATGACATTAATATTAATAATAGTAGCAGTATTGTTATTATTATTTGTAATTTTTTCTGAAAATATTGCTAAGTATTTTATAAGAAAAAAGAAATATCCTACGGAAGGAACATTAAAAACATTAATAAAAAATATTTCTAAAAAAGATACAAAAAAAGAAAATTATAATTTAAAAAAGAAAACAGAAATAAAACATGAATTTAAAGTAAACGAGTAATATTATTAGAGATGAGATATGGAAAGTTATTGATGAAATACCAAAAGGTATATTTAGTAGATATTCTGTATCTAATTATGGTAATGTCAAAGGTGTTTATAGGAAATTATTAAAATTTGATATTGATCATTGTGGATATAAAAGAGTTAGATTATTTCACGATAATAAAACGGGATATATTAATTCAAAAAGAATTGCGGTACATCATTTAGTATTATGGAAATTTAAATCAAATTTAGGTGATGGCTTGAGTAAAGGTTTACAAACAAGGCATTTAGATAATGATCCATCAAATAATCATGTTTCTAATTTATTATGGGGAACTGCAAAAGATCAACAACTTGACAAAAAATTAAAAAATGAAAAGTATAAATTAACAGATGAAGAATATAAAGAATTACGTAATTATTTAATTGATGAATATGGATATTGATATGGTAGTACGACGCTTTTTAACATTTGAGAAAGACAAAGGTGATTTCAAGCGATATAAAAATCTAATTCTCAGATTAAAGTCTGAGCTTATTTTAGATAATCCAGAATATGTAAAAACTAAACAATATATAGATTCAATTAATATAGATAAACCAGAAACAGTAGAGCAAAGGAATTTAAAGAAACGTGCTAGGCAAATGACATATTTACTTGAAGATATTGATGAGAAAATTAAAATTTATCATCGTACTAATAATTTGTTTGCAGTTCCAAGAGGATATTATAATTATTCTAAATTAAATGTTAAAGATGAAACAATAGAAGGTGATACTATTGTTATAAATTCAAAAATTAAATTAAAGAAATTTCAAAGAAAGCCTGTAAATAGTCTAGTACAAAATAAAACAGATGTATTAGTTTCAGATACTGGTAGTGGTAAAACAATAATGATGATTGAGGTCATGTGTAGATTAAAAAAGAAAACATGCATTGTTGTAAATCAAGATTTTTTAATTAGACAATGGAAAGAGAAGATATTAGAATTTACAGATACTGAAAGTATAGGTATACAAGGATCAGGTAAAAGATATAAAGGTGAAGATATTTGTATAAGTACGGTTCAAACACTTATTGGAATGCCATATAACAAAGATCATTGTGAATTTTATGATAATTTTGGTTTAGTTATCTTTGATGAAGCACATCGTTTTGGTTCATTCGAGTTTAGAAAATCAATTGATAGATTTGCTGCAAAATTAAGAAAAGGGTGTACTGCGACACCGAAACGTAATGATAATTTTAATGTTTTTATGTGGAGTATTGGTAAAAGAATATTCAACGTTGAAGAAACAGATGCATTGAATGTTAAAATCAAATTTATTTATACTAATATCAATTTCAGTCATGATGATTTCAACGTTTATTTAGAAGCAATTTATAATAGTAAAGAAAGAAATTCTTTAATCAATAATATTGTATTTAAATGCTTAAAACAGGGTAGAAAGATTATTATTCTGAGTCATAGGATTAAGCATATTGATTTTTTGATAGAAGACTTTAATAAAAATCATCCAAATTTATCAAAATATGTAATTAAGTATACAGGAAAGACTCAAAGAAAAGTTAAAATAGATGATTCTACGAGAGTTATATATGCGTCATATCATTTAATGAGTGAAGCATTTGATCTTCCACAATTTGATACTGAAATATTGACTACACCATTTTCAGACAAAATTTTGTCTAAGCAAGTTCCTGGTAGGATAAGAAGAAATTTTTCAAAAAAGAAAAAGCCGCACGTCTATGATATAGTTGATTCTGATGCGAGATCTCAAGGCATGAAAAACTCAAGACAATTTCACTATAAACAGTATAATTATTACATTACTGACAGTAGGGAATCTTATGTCGGTATAGAAAATGGATATTTAGATGACATTCAACCTCCTTGTTAGAAATATACATAAACGAACAAAGATATCAGAGAGAAGTGTTAGACGTATTTTAAATGAGGCAAATGATGTTATTATCGATATGATATTAAATAACAATTCAGACGTTCATATAGGTAAAGTAGGATCTCTAAAGACGTTCTTTAGAAAAAAGGATAGAAAAATTAAATTGAAAGGTAAAGAATTTTTATTGAAAAAGGGTTACATATTTGTTAGATTTGTTCCGTCAAGCAAATTTAGAGCAATGATTAAATATTATAATGAGGAATAATATGCAAAATAAATGTGATAAAGATCTTGCTAAATGGATCGAATGGTTAGAACAAATGAGTAGTTTAATTAAAGAAAATACTGTAGCTTGTATTGTTTGTAATAATAATACAAAAGTTCATTTTTCTGAGTATATTCCTGATGATAAATTTTTAATTATCACTGAATCTAATGATAATATTGACCCTTCTAATAGACAAATTAAAGTAGTAAGTTTAAATGAGGAGCAAAATGGTGAACATAAAAAAAGTTAAAGAAATATATAATAAAGCAATGTCAAAATCTGAGATTATGTATTCAGGCTTAGATTCAGATTTTGATTCACAAGCAGATATTGAATATTTTAGTCATCTTCTTGATCAATTTCTTAAGAGTTCGTTTAAATTTTCATTTTTTATTTTCTTAAAAAAGAAAAAACTTTTTAAACTTTTATTTTGTGCAATTATTTTATCACAAAAGTATTACAATAATAAAATAAATCAAGACACTTATTTTAGAGATGTATGTATTTCTATTCTAGAAGAGAGGAATACTAAATATGGTGATGCATATAAATTATGTAATTCACCAGGAATATATGTGTTAATAATTTTTAAATTACAAAGAATTGTTTATATGTTAACACATCAAAAACATGATGATTTATTAGATTCAATAATAGATTTAACTAATTATTCAATGCTGTTTATAGAGTGTGTGAATAAAAACGTCTTCAGAAAAATTTTAAAAATTTAAGGAGTGTATTATGTCTAAGACATTAAACATGTTCGAGCTTGAAAAAGCTGTTTCTACTAAGACTGAAGTTAAATTTTCTGATGTTAATAAAATCACTAGAGCAATCTTTGATATTATTACAGAAAATTTGGCTAAAAAAGTACGTGTCAAAATCACTGGTTTTGGTACGTTTTATCCTAAAGACAAGCAGGCTAGAAATGGTGTTAATCCTTCAACTGGTGAAAAGATTAAAATTCCAGCAAAAACTGTTCCTAAGATTATTTTTTCAAATGTGACTCGCGAAGCCGTGAAAATTGGAAAGTTTGAAAAAGTTAAAAGAACATCTTCAAAAAGTGCTGCTAAACCAGCAGCTAAAAAGACTTCAAAAAAGAAAAAATAATTCAAAAATCTAGGGCCTTAATTGGCCCTAGTATAGGAGATTTTTTATGTCAGATGAAGAAAAAGTAGTTGAAATAAATAGCAAAGAAAAAAAAGAGAAAAAAGATTCTAAAGGATATGTTAGAAAAAATACAGGTGATTTAATATTAAGATTAGTAAAAGTTAGAGGTGCCGAAGTAGCTACTAGGCAATCAACTCAAACGTTATTGACTGTATTAGTAACATATCTATTTCAGTTAGAAGAAGAAATGACATCTCTCGATGAAGAAGAAATTAGAATGAATTTACGTATTGCACGTAAAATATGTTTAAATGAATTTGAAGGTATTTCAACTAAAGAAGAATTTAAAGTATTTGAACAAGCACCTATGATGTATCTTTTATCTTCAAAAGATGATAAAGGTAATTTTATTCAAAGAACACCTCCAAAAGGTTCAAATATAGTTAAAGAAAATAAAAGAAAAATGGAAGAGGCTAAAGCAAAAGAAAAAGAAGTACAAGAAAAAGATATGGCCCATGGAGATGATGAAAATAAAACTACACCTAAACGTGTAAATTGAGGAGCAATTATGGAAATTCCTGATGATGTTATAAAAGAACTAAAAAATAGTCTTATAATGCCCACGTGGGTATTTAAAGGTATTTTTGTTCTTTCAATATTGCTTTCTATATTTTTTGCATATAAATGGGTTGATTGTGAAGTTAGATTAGCAGGTGCTAAATATGATGCCTATGATGAATTTCAAGATGTTTTGGTTGAAAATATGATCTACGAAAGTCTTGTTAATACAAGATCAGAAGTAGAACAATTAATGTGTAATACTATTGGATATACCAATGAAGTTGTTAAAAGTATTAGACAAATGTTTAATATAAATATTCAAACACTTGCCGGTAAATCACCTAAAGAAATAATTGCTGTTTTAGACGCATATGAAAAAGAGCATTTAGAACTATTTCCTGAAGGAAATATAGAGAATTATGATCATGAATGAATATAATTGTCAAGAATGTGGAATTTGTTGTATGATGCCTGGGTTTCCTAAGAAATATGTTCGTCTTCAGGATAGAGAAATAGAAATGTTTTCTGAAGAACATATTATTTTTGATAAAGAAGGCAAAGGTTATTTAAAGGTAAAACATGATGATTTTTATAATAATATGTCTAGGTGTGTGTTTTTGGTGGGAAATCATATTGAAGGATTTTTGTGTGAGATTTATGAGGATAGGCCTATGATATGTAGAAATTTTTCTATTGACGGAGAGCGGTGTAACAATCTTAGAAAAGAATTGAAATCTATAGGGATACAGAAATGATTGAATTGACAGAAGTATCATTTAATAAAACGATATTGGTTAATTATAATAATATTTTAACTATTGAATATGTTGATATTGAAGGACATCAAGTTACTGAAATAAAATTTATTAATAATAGAAAATATCATGTTAAAGAATATTTTGAAGAAATAAATCTTAAGATTAAACAATATGAACATAACAAATATAAAGAAATTGTTGATCAATTAAAGAAATTAGTTGCTAAAAAATGAAAAGAATGTCAGCATTCAGTAAAAGAGGATTAGATGAAGAGTGTATTTGCGAGGTTACTCCAATAATAACTCAAGGAGTTGTTGATGATTATAATTTAGTAAAACTTATTTATATTAACGATCCTTTAGAAACAACAAAGATAGGGTTTTCAAAATATAACAAAGAAGAATTTGAAAATAAAGATAGTACATGGTTTGAATTTTTTAAATCTAATACTATTGAACCAGATGATTGGTTTAAGAGACTTTATAAAATATTTTGTGTATTATATCAAAAATGTTTAGATGATTTAAAATCGCCTTTTAGTAAAACTTTTGATTAAATAATTTTAATATCTTTTATTATATTATAAAAGTAAAGTTACGTGTTTAGATGGAGTCAATATGATTATTGAAATAATATCTGCTGTTGAATTGCATCATCCTGGTCACTTAAAAGATGCTATTAAAAAAGCAAATATAAATGATGGAAATAAATTTATTCGTGAAATAAAGATGTATATTGTAGATAATTGGGAACACGATAAAATAAATAAATTTACTCAAGTTTTAGATGAGTGGTATGAAAATAAATCAGCTAGTGATTTTGCAGAAACACAGAATCAGTTTAATTTTTTAAATGATGTAATTGAAAATATAGGATTTTAAAATGGATAACATTAAAAATGAAAAAAAGAAGTTAATTATCTTTGTTGGTGATTTAGATACATTTAACTTTAAAGCAAATTTTAGTACAGTCATATGTGATAAGTTAATTTATAAGATGTCACTGTGGGAATTTTTACAATTTAAAGAGACAAAAGTAATATTTGCTGATAAAACACTTGAATCTAAAGCTACATGGATAGCAACACAGCTAAATGCTGAATTAGAAAATCAGAAAGCAGAAAAACAAGCCGCAGAAAAACAAGCCGCAGAATCTGTTGAGCATATCGAAGAAATCACTGAATCTACAGAAGAATAATTTAAGTTAGGAGAATAAATATATGATTATTTAATTATGAAAATATGTATTGTAAAAGAATTATATTAAACTATAATAGGTATTAAGAATCATGAGAAATTTAAAAATTAAATTATGTATAGCTATAGCAGTAATTAACATAATCTTAGCTACGCTTGTTTTAATTAGTACTGATAGTTTTTTACATATATATGTATGCTCAATATCATTACAAATTATTATACTTTATATTTTGCTATTAAGAATGAGATATAAAGCCGTGGCGAAAAATAACAATCAAATATTATTAGAGCATGATAATAATATCGACGTAGAAGAATATAATGTCGCTACTACAAATAAATCAGATTTTTTACTTTCAATACAAAATGAACTAAAATATTGTAAACAATTAGATAAAAAAATAAAGAAAAAATATAATCAAATAGATAAAAAATCTGATAACGCGTTTAACAGAAAACAAGAAAAATTGTATGACAAAATGTTAGATGATCTTGATGAAACAGAAGGTGTCGTAGAGGATCATATAGAAATGCTTAAAGATACGATTGAATCATTTAAGGAATTAACATCTAAATTAAAATCTATAAAAATTAAAATATGATGGACTTAATAGAGATAAAAGATGATTCATTTCCCAATATTTCTTTAGACGAGTGGGTTAAAATCAATAGACAGTATACTAAAGATTGTAGAAATGAATTACAAGCTAAGAAACAGATTATTAATAAAGAAAAAATAGGAAGAAATGATCAATGTTTTTGTGGGTCTGGTAAAAAATATAAGAAGTGTTGTTTAAATAAATAATATGAGATATTTATATCAAATTACATTGAAATATGCCTGTTTTGGATTAGAAGTTGAAAATGAAATTATTATTGATGCCGCTAATATAGCTAAATGGACAATAGGAAAAAATCTGAAATACGTTATTAATTACTATAAAAAGAAAAATACTTTTTTAAAAATAAAAAAAGTAGATTATTAAATATGAAAAATTTTAATGGTATTATGATTTTTTTTAATATTTTATTATATTTAATATAGCTAATTAATTAGGAGGCTTCTATGAAAATATATTTTTCAATTTTAATTCTTTTATGTATAATGTTTATTGCAGCACCAGTATTTGCTGCTCAAGATGAATCTCAAGAAGAAGAGCAATCTGCCGAACAAGTAGTGGCAGAAGGTAAGTCATTGTTTGATGTACTTTTTAATATGATTAAGGGTTTGCAAAGAGACAACGCTAATCTTGAAAATGAAAATAATACATTAAATGGACAAGTTGATACTTTAGAAGAAAAAGCAGTTAAATACGAAGAGCAGGCTAGAGATATAATTGAAACTTTGGATCAGTTAAAGAAAGACAAAGAAGCTCTCGATATTCTTGTTGCACAAGTTCAAAGAGACAACGAAAGTCTTAATCAAATTATAGAAAATCTTGAAGGACAGATAGAGAAATATAAACAATTACTTCGTAGGATTAAAGCTTGGTTTGATGAAGAAGATGAGATTCTTAATGAAATAAACGATTACTTATCAGAATAATAATTATAGACTTAGATGGCTCACATATGTGAGCCATTGGAGTATTATCATGTTAAAAGAAAGATTAATTAATGATTTCAATGAAGAAATTTTAATTATTACTAAGTTATTAAAAGAGAAAGTAGTTATTGATGTTGATGGTTATCTTATAGGTAAAGATTTACCTAAAGATTATGTGAATAAAATGATGTTTTTTGTTGAACGAGCATTATATAAAAGAGATCATGCAAGAAATGACAATGAAATAGTTATGATTACTGAAACTTTAAAGAAAATGAAGAAAGACATCAACGAACAAATAAATCAATATAAACAAGAAAAACATGTCCCAAGTGGTTGTTGTGGTGGCTAATTTAATTAATTTTAATTATTATCTCTGAATCCAGAATTATCTCTATTGAATCTTTTTATATTTAATATAGGTTTATATTAAATAAATATAAATAATCTCCTGCCTATTAAAATTTTTCAACCACATTTTAAGTCTAGAAAAGGGGCATGGAAAGTGAGTACCATGCCCCTTTGGAGAAAAATATGTTACAGTATTGCGAAAAAAATGAAGTTTAATTATTGTACTGGGAGGAATATATAATTAAACTTCATATAAAAAGGACTTAATCAGTTAATAACCTAATAAAACTGATTAATAAAGTAAAATCATATTATACATTTGCCTTTCTCTCACCTGTGATTAACTGAAAAAATCCTTTAACTTCTTTATTTGCATTTGATGGTATACGTTGGTAAGCAACAAATGCACTGTCCATGTTAATAATGTTCTTTGGTTTTATTGGAGTTTTTTCACTCCAATTTTTGAGTGTCTTTTCGTTTAAAAAGACAAGGCATCTTGTCTTTTCGTTGACAAGAACGTTGTCACAATTGAGATCATCAAATTCAGTTTGAATTTCTTCAATCGCTTTTTTAGAGATTGGTTGTGATTCAAAGAATTCGTCAATATTTGAACTCATTGTATCCAATATATCTTGATAAGTTTCTACAATGTTGTCCATAAGTTACTCCTTGTTTTTGAACAAAATTTGAGAATAATATAAATATTATTCCTTATTAAAAAATCTTAAAACGTCGTTCCATGTTCCACTCACCAATGGTTCTTCAAACTTATTTTCAGGTCCATAAACTGCTGATTGCTTAATGTGTGGATAATATGGTATTATTGTGAATATTGGATTTGAAGATTGTTTATATAAATCCAATATTCTAAAATCATCGTACAGTCCATAATCTACATGACAATTATTTTTGAACATTACTGCTGTATTAGAAATATCAAACTTTTTTGTATTTCTAATTTCATAAAGCAGTCTTAATAATTTTTTTGTTTTGCTTGGTATTTTTTCAGGTTCACAAAACCAATCATACCACCCCGTTTTTAGACAACCTTTTAGTGTTCCTAATTTTAATTCATTTTTAATGAATAAATCAATTAGATCACTATTTGGATATGCATCTGTAATTGATAGATCTTCTTCAGATAGAAATCTTGAATAATTTTCTGATTTTTGACCTAATTCATAAACGCTATTTAGTGTTTCAATTTTATTGTCGTAAAGTATTAATTTCTTAATATATGATGTTTGTGTATTAACACCTTCGATACTACCTATGAGATAGATATGATAATTTATAGCTTGAGGTGAAACATAAATACCGATTCCATCTACTATTGACCAGTTATTTATTATTTTCATTATTCTCCCTCTTCCTCTACTTCAATATTAAAGTCTTCATCTATTACTTCAAGTTCACTGTCGCAGCTACATTCAATTTCATATTTTTCTGCTTCTCTTTTTGCTAGTTCTTCTGTTGTATTTTCAATTGTCGTTTCAAGTTCAAATGTTGCTTTAATCTTGACTTTGTATGTTTTCTTTTCTGAGATTACAAGAAAGTATTTGTTTTGAAGTCTTTCTTCAAGAACTAATTTAACATTTTCTATATTGTTTGCAATAACAATTTCATTATTAAGTAAATCTTGTTCGTTTATTGATGAAACATTATTAGAATGAGATTGTTGTTTTAGGGAATCATCTTCCCATATTTCAATATGAATATCTTCAAAATGAATAAAATGAAATTCATTATTTTGGTCTTTGAAAATTTCAATTTGAGGTTCACCTAGAAGTAAGTCTTGAAGATTTCTGTTTGAAATAAAATTAGTTATCATATTTTTCTCCATTGGTTATTAAGTAATAACCTTTTATTTTGTTATTTATATTATAATAAATAAGTTTTACAAAGAAAATAGGCTGATTTTATTTGATTAAAAAAAGTTTTCAATTTACTGTTATTGATTTAATTATGGAAAATTTTGTATCTTTTAAAGAAATTTCAATTTCTATTATTTCATCACCACAATTATTTGTATAACGATCAAAAGAAATTATTAATTTCTCAATTAAATATTTTTCAATAATTTCTTCAATTTCTTTTTTATTATTCATAATCTCTTACTCCTTTAAAGACTGGAAATCTAAGGGAATATTTTCCTAGTTGATTTTTAGTTTCTTCAAAGTATTGAACTGTAATTTTCTTTCCGATTAATTCATTTTTATTTTTCCAATAGTAATCTCTTTCTGAATCAGACCAGCCACTACCTACATGAACTTCATTATCTTTATGTATAATTATTGCCGCACCTAATCTTCCAATATATTTTGCAGACCCTTCTTCTAATCTTGTGACTGTATATTCGTTATCACTCATTTTCTTTACTTTTAGCAGATTTTTAGTTCTTTTTCCTTTATAAATACTTTCACCATTTTTAAGCATTATTCCTTCCCAATTTCTTTCTGATGCAGATTCAATTAATCTTTGTAAATGGCTTTCTCTTTTGACTACGATCTGTTTTAATGCTTTGACTTTGTCATAATCAATTGTATTACAAAAATAGTTTAAAGCATTTAGTCTATAACTGAATTGTGGAGATTTTATATTTTCATAGAATTCGTCTACTAATAGCCAATCAAATACATAAAATGTTGCATTTTTTATATCATAATCTTTTCTACGTAATTGTTTTATGATAGATTGAAAACTTTCATTATTATTTTCATCAACAACACACAATTCACCATCAATGACACATGGAATAATACGTGAATAATGAGATTCTTGTATATGTTTAAGTAAATCTTTTTTGAATGATTCTAAGGTGTGTATTTCTTTTCCATTTCTTGAAAAGATTTTTATTGAATTTTCATAAATAAATATTAATGCTCTTGTACCATCAAGTTTTCTGGATGCATAAGTAATATCAAAAGGTAATTCAGCTTTAGAATATTTTTGTGCTAATTGAACTTGAAATTTATCAATAACATCGGGCCAAACACGATTAATTAATTGAATAGAGATATTTGCTTTCCATACTTTTTTTTGGAACATATCGAAGATAATATTAAGAACAATTTCATTTCCAACATAATGATCAATAAATAATTGTAACGCTTTATGACCAGTAACTTCTCTTGAACATAATTTATCTAAAACATATTTTTTGAGTTCAAACCAATTAATATTATTAGATTCACTATCATTAATCCAGATTTCAAATCTATCTTTGAACGATTTTTTAGTTACATTAAAATTAATCATAGGATCGAGAGTCATTTTTAGATATGATTGTAATTTTTTATTATCTTTATAAGATTGTAAAATTTCTACTTTTTTATTTGTACTAGATTCAGATGCAATTTCTTCAAGAATTGTTTTAATTTCTGTCATAATCTACTCCAAGAATCTGTAAAGCTACATTTAGTTCACCAAAATCTTTTTCTATTACATAATTAGATATTGCTGAAATAACTTTGTTTGGTTTATTTTTTGAGAAATATATAATTCTTTTTCCATAGCGCCATGCTAATCCTAATTCAAACATGACACCTGGATCTAGTCCTATTGCTATAAAAATCTTTGCGTGTAATGTAGCATCTATACCCAATCTAATAGCTTCACGTATTTTATCATTATCTGAATCTTCATCTAAAACAATTCCATCTTTTAATGTATGAAAAGTTTTAAATCCATTTGATTCACAAAGATTATTAATTTCTGTTACAAGTTTTAAATTATTTGGATCTTTAAAAGGTCCAGAAATATAAATGTCGTGATTCATTCTTCCTCCAAAAGTTTTTTAAATTTTTTGAAATTTGCTTTGTTTAATTTATGTACTCTGAAATAAATTAGACGATCAGCATCACCTAGAATATATTCGTCTTTATATGTATCATGTTTCAAAGTATATCTAGGGTTTTTAAACCATTCAGGTATATTATGTTCACTCTTTTTTAAATAAATAATCATTGTTTTGCTTTCCATTCGTAGATTATTTTAGCATCTCTGCCTTGATGTAATCGCCATATTTTACCGTCAAATGAAGGCACAAACCCACGATGCCATAAATCAATACATGACTGATATGGATTAATATTTGGCTTATGATTTATATATTTCCATTTTTTCATGCATGGAAATAGGTTTGATATATAAGCCCCCACACAATCCCCCACAGAATCCCTCACAGAATTCCACACACAATCCCCCACAGAATCCCTCACAGAATCCCATACAGAATCCCCCACAGAATTCCACACAGAATCCCTCACAGAATTCCACACACAATCCCCCACAGAATTCCACACAGAAGCCCTCACAGAAGTCCTCACAGAATCCCTCACAGAATTCCACACACAATCCCCCACAGAATCCCTCACAGAATCCCTCACAGAATTCCACACAGAAGTCCTCACAGAATCCCTCACACAATCCCATTTTTCTAATATTTTACTATCATTATTGTTTAATTTACGATTTACTATCTGTGGATCAATTGGGAACATTGTATGATATAAATTGTAATCCATTTTATTAGATTGTTCTTTGACTAGTTGTTTTAATTGTTTCAGTGGTATTCTGTTACCAATATTAATATATTCGTATCGTTGCTTAAATTGATCTATAATGATTTCATCACCCCATACATTGACTTCGTATACATGTTTACCTTTGCGGTAAGTGTAAATTAATCCTTCGATAGGGACGGCATAGAAACCATTACTACAATGATCCGACTGATCATAGTCAAAATTATCACAATGATATTCTTTATCTTTTTTGTATTTAAAATTCTGATACGGGCTGATCAAACCTGGATCAAAAACTTTGTATAATTTTTTCATAATTACCTCAAAATAATTTTAGAAATTCATTTTCTATTAAATAGAAAATGATATGCATATGTGTTGTTTTTATTTTCTCGATGCAGATTCCAGATTTTTTTGCAATTCCTTTTGCTTTTATAAAATACATCTCAAGAATAAGTTCTGTGTCCATGGGATATACTTCGTTTTTATCCAGTTCCCATTCATAAAATTTATGAATTAATGATTCGGCAGTATCAAAATTTAACCTTAATAAATTATAAGCGAAGTCATTACCTTTTTCTGCCCAATTTATTAGATGAGCAATTACGTCATGTTCTAAGTCTTCAGATTTACTAAGATTATAAATCTGAAGTTTTTCGATAAATTTTTCTTTATAAGTCATATTTTCTCCCGGTTATTTTTGATACATCATCCAGTCATTTTCCTGTTGATCGTTTGTTGAGATTAATGTTGCGACAGGTTTACTTTCTGTTGCGTTTCCAAATTTGTCCCTTATGGTTTGTAAGACCATTGCATGAGCAGGTGATAGAAATGTATATACATTCGCACCATTTGCTCTTTTAACTTTATGACCTGTAGTAGTTGCTTTACATGCTTGTTGAAAATCTACACCGAATATCATAGATTCCTCCTTAATTTTATTAATTATAATATAATAAAATTGATGTTTGTAGAAAAATTAAAATAAAATATATATAAATACCCTCTGTAGATCAGCCTTATAAATCTACAGAGGGTATAAATTATTTTAATTTTCCAAGTTGTGTTTTGAGAGATTCAATTTGGGTAGTGACTTGCTTTTTCTGTGCATCTTTATCTAAGGCTACACCATTTTTGCTTTGATTGATTGGAATGTCACCGTTGACATATTTGTTGATGTAATAAAGATAATATCCTTGATTAGGATATACCTTTATCGTTTTGTGTAATTGTTCAGCAATTGAATTTTTAATTTCAGAATTGATTTCTTTACCTTTATTAATGTTTTCATCAATCTGAGTTTGGATTGTTGTCCAAATTTGTTGAATCTGCTCTTTAGAAGCTTTGTTCTTTTTGTTCTTTTTTACGATTACTTCTTTCTGAGCAGGTTTTGTAATTGTTTTAGTTTTTGGCTTGTCAATTACTACAGGAGCAGTTTTTTTGACTGCTTCTTCTTTGATTACTGTGTTTTTCTTTTTCATAATTTTCTCCAATAAAATTAATGGTTCCGATTAACAATCGGCCTTGAAGCTTATAATCTTATAATCTTATAAGCTTCAAGGTAGAATGTTAATAATCTAATTGCTGACATTCAATTGAAATTTGATCATCGTCAAGATCAGTAATTTGACAATGATAATCGTCATAATCTTCTTCATCATAGTCATCAAAGAGATCTTGAATGTTTATATTTTTCATATTTCCTCCAAACACCGTATTACAGTGTTATATATTTAAAATATAATAAATTGAGAAACTAAAGTAAATAGGCGATTTTCGTGAGATCAAAAAAAGTTATCAGTTTTACGAATTAAAAAATTATATTATTATAAAGGATAATTTTTTATTCAGGAATTTGATTTTACGTCGCCGTCATAAGTGTTCGTGTTTTTTAGATCATATTGATTTAAAAAACATTTTAAATCTTCAACAATAGCAGAATCAGAATTTTCAGAAGCTGAAATGATTAATCTTTTAATAAGATTAAGCTTACCAAGAGTTAATCCTGAAATTGTAAAGCTATTTTTGCCAGGTTCTTCTCTAAAGATTTTCATAGTTTCTCATTTATTTACCATAAATCTAATACATCTTGACATGGATCTTCAGATTCTTCATTTAAACAAATTTTACATCCACATTTGATACGTTTTTCTTCGAAGAAGATTTGTTGTTCCCAAGCTTCATCAAGTTGTTTTTGATAATTGTAATCATTCATCACTTAATCTCACAGAGATTGCAAATTGCAAGAGCAATTTTATTTGATATATTTGATGTAAGATTACCGATGAATGTTGTTAATCCCAAAGTATTAGGGTTTGGATTTTTACCATCTTTAAGGCTTTTGATAGTTCTTTCTAATTCTTCTGAATATCTTTTTAAGCTCTCTGCGGCACTATCAAGTTGATTAATAGCCGATTGTAATTCAAAATTCATATTTCCTCCAATGAAATAAATTAATTATAAAACAAACAATTCAATGGCTTCTGAAAAGTCACCATTTTCATCTTTAATCTTGATTGTTTTATTATCATAGCAAAGTTCTTCGGCAAGATCATCGCAATAGATTTTACCATTTTCTGTTTCTAAGAAATCTCTGTAATGAGCTTTTACTTCTTGACCATTTTTGAGTTTGAAAGCATAGTTTTCTGTACGACAAACCATATTTCCTCCAAGTAAAATGAAATTTTTACCTATTTATAATATAATAAATAGATTTTCTAAGATGAAATTTAAGTTCTACAACTAAAAGATTACTTATTTAAAGCTTCAAGTAAAATTTCTTTAAATGACACTTTAGGATAAGATTTTTTATGGTAACGTTTAATGAGATGATATACTGGTAGATCTTTTGATGGTAGAGTTGTTATTTTTATAATCATTGAACAATTTCTCCTCCAAAAATTTCTAAAACATAATCAGATAAAGGTTCATCTTCATCTTCAGCATCTAAATAATAAATATCAATTGATTTTTTAATATCTTCAAAAAGATCATCCAATTCTTTAGATGAAAAGGTATTGTTATAATCAAATTTTTCAAATGCTGTTCGTGAAATAACACCTGAAAATGGTTTATCGTGATACAAACCACTAACAATAATGTTGTCGAGTTCTATTTCTTGAAACTCAAGAACTAAATCTCGTGTTTGAAAAATAACCTGTTTCATATTTTCCTCCTTGTGGCAAATAACCACAAAGTGATCCACTTACAATGAATGGATCTGAATTTGGTTACTTAATTAGATTTCCATCGTTGCTATAGCCGGTTACCAATAAATTTATCAATTGTCCAACCCGATGCAGATTCATTAGTTGGATCATTCAATTTAGCATCTTCTAAAGAATCATAAATTGAACCCCAATAAAGATTTAAAGGGAATTTAAGATCTTTTAATACAGATTTTGAATAATCTGTATTAAGTGTTGTTAAATAAAAATTGAATAGGTCTTCAATCCCAGTTATAGGATCGTCATCATCTAGACGCATAAATTCATTAGTATCTTTTAATTCTAAAATCATATTTTTCCTCCTGGGATAAAATAATCCCAAAGAAATCGCCTGATAAATACCAAGCGATTTGAATTGGATTACTTGATGTAATTTTCTTTGATTTGATTAACAATCATATTATCATCTTCTTCTGATAATATGAACCTTACACCGAACATCATATCAAACATTGTACTTGAACTACCCAGATCTTTAATGAAATTAATTTGGAATTGCTTAAATTCCTGTTCGGTTAAATGTTTCTGAGCAAGTTCCCAAGTTTCAAAAACTTCATCTGCGAAGTCTTTGACATTTTTTGGGAAATTATCAACATCATCTTGATACATTGAAACTTCATTGTGATATTTTTCAATATCGTGAATTTTCATACGAACCGCAAACAAATTTGGTGATTCAGAATAATTAATTACGATATTTTTTTCATCAGTATGAAGAGTAGTTGATCCTTCATTTTGATTTGAAACACGATTAATAATTAGATCACCGACTACATTAAGATCTTTAAATATGCTAGATAGATTTTCAGTAGCTCGTTGAAGTAATTCTCCAGCATATTTTGAACCAATTAAATCATTTGCAAGTGAAAATGATATTGAGTTTAAAATATCGTTAAAACAGAAAGTTTTAACTGTTTCACCTTCATAACCATTTCCTAAGCCTTTTGTAATGTGTTGACGTTCTAGAATTTGATGTATAGTTTCCATATTTTCCTCCGAGGGTTAAATAAACCCATCGAGATCCATAATGTTTTTAAATAATTTTAAATATTTTATGAATCTCAATTGAATTACTTGATTATTTTTCAACATTAGAAAAATAATAATCAAACGCTTCATTAATTTGTTCATGTAGATCATTTCTTTCTTGGCTATAGAAATCGATTTCTTCGGATTCAAATTTGTCATAGAGTTCGTAATCCCATGTTGTTGTTTTGAAGTGTTTTCCATTGAAAAGACCGTGAAATTCATGTTCACCTTCTTTCCATTCGTACCAGACCAAGAATAAGTTTTCGAATTTAATTGATCTTAATTTCATATTTTCCTCCTGAGATTTAAATAATCTCAAAGAAGCTACCTCGTTAGAAGTAGCTTGAATTTGATTACTTTGAATAATATTCTTCAAGGTGATCCATGATATCTTGTTCCGTAGATTCAGATAGAATGTAGCCAACGTGAAAAAATAGATCGTGGAAAGTATCGAAGTTTTTAAAATCCTTGATATAATTAATTCTAAATCTTTTGAATTGATCAGGAGATAAAGAGTTCGATTCTGCGAATTTGAATAACGATTTGACGTGGTCAGCGAAATCCTGACAAAGTTTTGGAAAGTCGTTGATCTCTTGTTCATGCATTGAAATATCTTCATAATAAGGTTCGTATCCTAAAAGAGTACGAATTTTATTAGAAACCGTAACTTTCACATGATTGTCCATATTGATAAAATGAGATAGATCGACATGGAAATCCGTAATAGAAAGTTTACATGAAAATGATAGATTGTTATAGATACCTGATATAACACAGTCTTCGACTTTGATGCCGTAGACATTGAATGTTATATCCTCAATCTCATGAATAGATGCAAAGATCGGATGTAATTCATTCATAATTTTCCTCCATGGGAAGCTAATGTTCCCATAAAGACCTCCTGAACTAAACGATCTTCTGAATCAAAAGATCCTGTGATCAGGAGATCCATATTGAAACACTAGAAATATATTAAATAAACTAATCAAAGGAAGGAACTAATAGAATTAGTTCCCTCCCCCGACCAGAATATTTTTGGAGGAGAAATATATATGACCTGATGGAGGCTCTTGTACGTTCCGAACAGGATTTAGCATTCTTATATAAAGATCGATATCCTTTCGAATCTACCACTTTCTTTGGCTCTAACGGGGATGATGGATATGGAACCCCAATTCTTTATAATTTTTATTTATTAAATTAATAAATAAAAATTATAATATAAATATAATAAAATAGATTAATAAAGAAAATACCAGTTTCCCAAAAGAATTAAAAAAATAAAAAAAATAATCATAAGATAGATATAGGTTCTATCAGTCATTTGATCAATTGTTATTTCTTTAGATATTATTTGATTCAATTAATAAGATCGATATAGTGAACGATTTAATGATCTTATCAAATTGAATCGATTTAATATTTATAATAGAATCAGTCTAGATAGAAACGAAGTAAACCATTCATTAGTCTTCGGTCATAAAGAAACGTAATATATATATCAAATCTTGCAATGGAACTCTCCGAGATCGCAAAAAATATGAAAAGAAAGGAAGTCATTTGAAAGGTAATCATTCTAATCATATTCTTTAGTTACCTCCATAGACTTCTTCATAATCTATATAAGAATAGAGGAATAGATAAGTATAAGTAAAAGCACAGAAAATGATATATAATCTGACTGCAAACGGCGCTCTTTATATATCTGATTCTTGTCTTGATCAGTACTTCTAATCACGGTTTTCCATTAATTTGATCGATTTTTGATATTTATATCAATTTCGTATCAAAAGTCTTGGTTTCATGCTGTCTGGGTTCATTTTCGATCAAAAAGAGCGGATTTGAGTCATTTTCGACGTGTTTTTATCATTTCTGTGCCGAAAACGGTCATTTCTTCGCTCGAAAAGCGGTCATTTGACTCATTTCGGCGCATTGAAACATATAATTCATATTATTTTCTAAAGAATTGTTGTTGAAATGATAGTTTTTATCTACCCTATACAAAAGCGTTTTAAAATCAGTCTTTTTGACAGAAAAGTAATTAATTCTTTAGTCACGATACGAATTTAATTTCTATTTTCTGTCTTTTTGAATGATTTTTTGTTCTAACTTCATATAAAAGTACTTTTTTCAATCAAGAAACTAATATATTCTTAGTTTCTATCTTTTATCAGATTGACAGAAATCCGAAATGGCATGAATTGATCAGATTGCGACGGTTAGAGATTGGTTAGAGATAGATAGAGATCTGAACTGTAATCAATCACGCTTCAATCGGCGTGGTTAGAGTCATGGTAAGAAAACTATTCGAGATGATTGATGACCGAAATCGCTTCTGTCGTGTTTCGTACGGCGATTTTTTATGGTAAGTATTAGATTTGGATATAATTAAGAGGTAGATGTGATAAAAAGTTGATATGTAGGTAATTTTAAGATAAAATGTTGAGATAATAAAGGGATGGTTATTTGAAGTGTAGGATGGTTTGTGGTGGTAGGGTTATTTGAGGGATGGATGTAGAGAGGTGGTAGGGTGTGTTTGAGATGTTGGAAGTATTTTGAATTATATTGAGTTTTTAATTTTTTATAAAATTAAAAAAAATTTTTTTTGATAGAATGTGAAGATTTAGTGAAGATTATGTGTTAAAGTTGTGATAAAATAGTAAGGTTGTGAAGATTTAGTGTTTTTGTTGAAAAAAGAGTATTTTTTTTTAAATAAGGTTGATTTTTTTAATATGTTTTATTATGTTTATGGATGGAGGTTAAAAAAAGGATTTGATTGTGGGTGTGATGGGATAAAGTGAGGATTTAAAATGTTTTGGAGGAAAATATGAAAAAGAAT